GGTTAGTAATTAATTTATAGAGATTTTAGTATATATAATAAAGAATAATACTCGTTAATACGTCCATACAACTATACTAGTATAATTCTATAGATGTATTTATTAAGGTATTCCCACACTTACATCAGCGGACTATGGTATCTTCTTTTACTCATTGAAGCAATAAAAGGTTATTTTGTTTTTAGACCGGGACTAGAGAATCGCACTCTAGTATATTAACCATTCCACTATAGATTGTAGTCAATATGTGAGCCACTAAGCTCCCGGATATTTAGATATTATAGGTAGCTGGAGGCCAGTTGCTAGCTGACATAACTAGTATAGGCATGAGTTATATTCCCACCGCTTTAAGCATTTAAGCTACTCCAGCATATTAATGGCGGCCTTTTCCAAGTACTAAGTCTTGTACTGAGTAACCTAACTCAGGACCAATTCAGGTCTGGAGTGTAGAAAGTTTTATAATACTGCTATTCTCTATAATTACTTTGATAAGAGAGTTTACGTAGTTATTCCGCTTCTGTATATGCCCTAGTTCAAGTCCAGGGTAAATGACTAACTTGTTTGTATTGACGTCTGTAAGTCAAACATTCGTGTCTTAACGTTATACTCCGATGAAGACAAATGGAGTACCTTTTTTGGAACGCTTTCTCAGCTAAAGGTTAACCATACTTGCAGTTCTTTTATATAGCGTCGTTGCAAGTGCCAACGCTAACCACTCATTATTATCCGAATGGTAGCGGATATCTCTAACTACACGATGGTAGTTGAGCAAATTACTATTTACATCTAGTTGATGCTTCATGGTGAGTTTTAAGCCATCTCAAGGCTGCAAGGTGTAGGGAGCTTACTTAGACAATACCTCACGGTATTGAATTGCAATGATAGTAGCATTTTCCCACTCTCTACGTGAGTAATTTAGATTACAGGGCCCATTCGCGGTATTCATAGTACCCAATGGTTCTCAGTCTCGTATAGCTATGAACAGTCCTGAGCAGTTTGTGTTACCACCATAAAGTGTCATTGTATATGTTGTAATGCTTTGTTTAAATTTCATAATATTTTCTGAGTTATATTAAAAGGGTATGTCATCATAAATATTAATCGAAACTGATTTAGGCAGCTTTTTAGTAGCTTTTAGTTTTGGTTTAGAGTTACTGAACCAATCTTTAGAAGTATTCCCTAACACTTCTATATTGTACATTTTTGTTATAATCTCTGTTTGCTCAGGGCTTAAATAATAGCCCGATTTTCATTTATTTAGGATATCTTTTTTAGTTTGCAACCATTTATTATTTTCTGCTTTGCCTTTTATGATGTAATTAAAACATGCCTCGCATATCTTGTTTATGTGTGTTGGGTTCATATTATACCTTTGTGTATATTAAATTATTATCAAGGCTCTCTTTAATGTCTTGGAAGTCTACAGAGCAGTAGTTACAGTTTTCTAGAGAAACGTTTGCATATCTTGGACCGTCCATATTGATGTCATAGGTATATCCATGTATGTTGTACTTGTTACATAATTTATCTGGATGGGCTAGTGCATGGTTTAGTCATCAGCCTTCACGGCTATGTAGTCCATATACTTCATTAAAAGTATCGTGTAGTTTTATAGTACGAAATTCTCCGAACTGATTCTCATGATTGCCCATTACTAAGTGGTTATCCCCTGGTAAAGATTTAATGAGGTCTAGTGAGTGCTCTTTAAAGCAGATATCCCAAGGAAGAATAGTACGTTTTGTTTGCCTATGGTACTTAAATAATTATCTAAGATGCACTCGTTATGTATTTTATCTGATTTGAATATTGGCTTGAATTTTTTAGTTATTCCAAGATGGCCTATATGTCAGTCTGATGTGTAAAATACTTTATTTGCGATAACCCCTTATACATTTATATCGCTATTTTTCAGTTGGTTCATTTTCTAGTAAAGGATACCAGGATATCCCACCGAAGTCCTCTATGTTTATAGTTTGTATAGGTAACATCGTATTAATAGGAATAGATACTATAAAGCATTCTGTACAGTTACTTTGTATTACTGCATCTATTGCTTTATCTTTATGTGTGAAGATGCCTTGCATCTCCCACTCTGTATCGCTTATACGTTTACCTACGTACCATATCTTATTCATTGTAGTCCTTTATAATTTTATAGGCTGTTTCTATATCTACAGTGAGATGCACATTAAATGTATCAGGAATAGCAAATTGAGGTAAGCCTTTTGTGGATCCCTTTAATTTTATATATCTATCTACTGCTGCTCTAAATAGTTTTAAATGGTATATTGAGTTTTTTATTCTAATTTTACTATTAGGACTTAAGTCATAAATATCTAAAAAGTTGTGAGCCTTGTAGGAAGTATTACTGTTGGACATATGATAAGATATTTGAGATTTTAGCCATGTTGTACGGGTAGTACTATTAATTTTTTCTAACTGTACTTTATACGTAAAATTATTTAGTTTGTTCATAACTTTATTATCCTTTCTATTTCAGAACGTATCCTTTCTGAGGGTACTTTAGTTGTTATTTTAAAATACCTACGTACTGCTTTTAAGGAAGCTGAATGTGGTATTAAGCTTTTAGTAGCTAAAAGACGATAGAAACGATAGATACGTAAGGGGTCTTCCATTATACGAGATACTGGATTATCTATAAAGCGAAGGCAATGATTCTGTATGTCTGTTTTACCTTTTCCAGTAGGATCCAGAATAGTGTTATCAGTAAGAGACATATAAAGAGCATTAATAGTAAAATCCCTTCTATCAGCATCAGTGGTAACAGTGCCAAGCTTGCCACCATTATTGTCAGTATCTTTACGAAAGTTTGAAAGTTCAAAGTGATGCCCTTGTTTTGAGATATTTAATACTAAGTAATGCTTGCCAGTTTGTTTTACATTCCAGCCAGCTTCTACGAAGGCTGTAGCCATTGCGTCATAAGGTGCATCTGTTACTATGTCAATATCTTTAGAGGGTAGACCTAGTAACAAGTCTCTTACGTACCCTCCCACTATGTAGGATGATGCATTTAGTGAGCGTAGAATTATAGCTAGCTGTAGGATTATTAAATCTCTATGGTGTAGTGATTTCATAATAATTTAAGTAATAATTGTTTATAGACCTTACTATCGGCTTTTGCTGGTAACGTAGTTGATTTTACTAAGTTATCTACCTCTTCAATAGTGGTAAGTATAACTTCCATAACATCTTCTAATTGTTCATTTCCTTCTTTAATAGATTTAATGTAAGTTCTATCAAGTAAAGGAAAAGTTATTGTATTAACAGTTAATAGCTCTCGTACTTCAAATAAAACTCGTACGGCATGACTAAGTGCTTTATAGTCAATAGAAGTAACTGCGTTTTTAGTACGATTACCATATTGTGTTTTTATTAATTGTAGACGAGATATAATATAATCACGATCTAATGAGATATCAAATAATTTTCCTAATACAGAAAGATAGGTAGTATTTCCTTTAGTATTATTTTTAGTGTTTTTGGCTTGTATTATTTTTATATAACTGTAAGTATTATTAGCAATTATTGTTTCTAATGAAGTATTTGGGTATTCTTTAATTTGTTCTAAAAAATTTAGCAATTCTTTATAACGTTTACCTTTAACATTGTATCGTTTACTTTGTCCTATTGCATAACCTAGGAAGGCATGAACATTACTATGAAGTAAGTTAGGGAGTTCTTTTAAAATTTCTTCTGATTGCTTAGTATAAAGTAATTGAGTATCTTTATGTTGCATACTGAATAGTAAATCAAGCGCTCCTGTTTCACCTTTTTTTAAAAGATGTAGAAACTTGTGGATAGACCATAGTTGAATATCTATATCTTCTAAATCATTACGGGATTTATTATTACCTGTAGTAGTAGTATAATGTTCTGCATCTGTTTTAAGTAATAAAGATTCTTTAGATGGTATAAATATTCCTTTGTAATCTTTATCTGAATTAGAATTTTTAGTTCCATAAAGTCTTGAGCCTGACAATGTCACGTAGATTACCTTGTAATCAGGGAATTGTTTATAAAATGGTTCTAGTAATTTAGCTATCATTTTGATGCCTCACATTGTTTTTTAAAGCTTAGTTTCCAGTATTTAACTTGATGTTCTAATTGACTTAGTTGTTTATCAAAATCGTTAAAAATTGCATGTAAGATATTATCGTGTTCAAATTTTGTGATAGCATCTATATTCCCTGAACAGTCTACTTTTACTTTTTGTATATTTATATTTAGGGCTTCTTCTCTTGTCATAGCTTAGTTCCTAATAATGGTTTATAGTTATTGTTTGGTAAATATTTTTTAATTTTACTAAGTTTATTATAAGTTTTAACAGGACCATCTTTTAAAAACTTAGGACTGAATATGGCAGAAAGTTCTCTAGCTAATTCTCCTTTTTCTTGTAGAAGTTTAGTATTAAGAGCTTTAGCCATTTTAATGTCTATATAAAAACCATTAGAAGTTTGTTCAGCTATTATAGAAGCTGCTTTATGCTCTATATCTATAACTGACTCTATTGGAAAGTTATTTTTTTCCATGAGGAATAATAGTAGTCTAGTTGTTAAATCAACATCTTGATTACAGTAGATAGCCATTTCTTCTGTTAGTTTTGAAAAGTCATTAAAGTCTATTTTAAAATCTCCTAGACGTTGCCCGAAAGCTTTCAAGGAATAAGAACCATAAAGATCTTTGTCTATGCCTAATTGAGGGTCCATAGCGTATAAGTCATCTTTTGAAAATATTATTTTTGATATAATAAGTGTATCAAGTGGCTTAGGAGTTATATCAACTCCTAGATGCTTACGAAGTTCATTGCAATCAAATCCTATAATATTATGTCCACATATATAATCACATTTATTTAGTTGTGTTATTGTTTGCATTAAAGACCCATTTGAGTATGGTGTCCAATATTGTGTATAAGCTTTTGAGGGTGTTATTTTAGTGTTACCTTTTGAATCAATATCAATAAATGCTATACCATTACAGAAAATTTCTGTTGTAGGTATTCGATCTGTCTCTAAGTCAAATATTCCTATTCTTTTATTATGTAGCCATTTAGGTATCATTTAGTTTCCTTAAAAGTAATAGTTAGTATATATTTTATTTGACTTGAAGTGTATTTTTTATTGTATTTATTTTATCTTTTACTATTGCTAGTTCTTGATTAACTGTAACTAAACGATTAGATAAATTGTCTTTTTCTTTTAAACAGGTATTTAGTGAGTCTTTTAGTTTAGGTGTTTCAGTATCAATGATTGTTTCAGAGTTATCGTAAAGTTCTATAATATCTTTAGCCTTGAAATAGGCTTTGACTAAGATATCATAAAGTTCTTCTTTAGTTGCTTCTTCGTCTAAGTTATTTTCTATTTCTATTATTTCATCTTTAAGTTGTTGAATTTTATTCATGGTAGTCCTTTAATGTATGTATAAGTGTAATCGAATTCTTTAGCTAAATCGTGCCAGCACGTTTAGCTTCGAAGAACTCTGATACAGCTACAGCTGCTTTATAGGCGTCTGAGTCTAGACGTTGATTTAGTGTTTGTATTTCTTGAGCTGATAGTCCAATACATGAGTATTCTAAAGAGTCTCTAATATATTGGGTTAGTTGTTGAAGTTCTTGTGCGTTCATTGGGTATGCTTTAATATTTTAAGTTTCTTTTAATGCGATAAAAGGAATTGTAATATCGTGATTTTTTAAAGTTACATTACCATCACTGTCTGTTTGACTGAATTCTAATTCTTCAGGATTATTAAATGCTTTTGAATTACAAATTTTATCTATCTCTTTTAGTGGTATAATTTCATGCCAATATGGATTTAATATAAATTTTTTACCTAGTAAAGATTCTGTAGGTTCTACTATGTCATTAGCAGGAGTTTGCTGCATTGATATTTTTAGCAGTACTAGATAGCCTAAGAGGTCTTGCAAGACATCTTCATCTTCAGTGATACTTTGAGTCCTAAGACGACTAAGTTTGTCGTCTAGGCGTACTAAGAGTTGCTCTGTAGCACTTGCTTTAGAGAATACTCTTACAGGTTCTAGTGCTGAATTACCATATTTTTCATTTTTTGAAATAAGTAATTCAGCAAGATCGTTAGTAACCTTATGTACTTTTTCTGCGAAGGTATTCATAATTAGTTACTTCCGCTATTAAAACTTAGTTCAGGATATACTTCGTTTTCAAAGGTTTCTTTTAGTTTATTAAGTTTTTGATGTGCTATTTCTGCTTGAAGGTATTCTTCCATTGAGCTAGAAGCATCATTGATGTCTGCTAAGAAGCGAAGAGCTTTCATATCGTCTGACTTGTGTACTGGCTCTGCGATGATACTATAAAAGATGTCCCATGAACCTAATAGGAAATATGCTTGAGACATTTTTTCAGTAAACTCTTGACGACCTTCAGGGTGTAGTCGTTGAGCATCTAAGATTAATGCTTCAGTCATATTGTGTTCTGATAGGAGCCACTCGTGGAGGGCTTTCTTTTTCATAGCTTCAATACTGATAGCAGCATCTGACATACGTTTTGGCATAGTACCAGTTGTTTCAGCAGCTTTTTTAAGGTTGTCTGCAGTTGGTTTGCCAAATTTAGCAAGACATACGTCTAGGAGTGCCATAGCATCTTCGATACTGTCTGGGATGTATTCTGCAGCTGAAAGGGATAAGGCTACATAGTATTTAGTTTTAATAGCTTCTAGTATTACTCTTTTTTGTAAATAGCTGATATAAGTATTAGCTGTTTCTACCGTGTAGCCTAGATCGTTGATTGATTGCTCGAAGCCAGAGGCTGAGAGGTTTGTTTGTAACATGAAGAAGATTTCTCCACGACCATAGTTAAGTAGTTCTTGTGAAAATACGTCTACACGAGATAATTGCTCTTGTGCCCATTTAGTATCAATGATATTGTCTTCTGGTAAGATTACCCCTGTATTTGATTCGTTCATTTAGTCTCCTTTGGTGTTGTGTATATTAATGATTTAATTGTGCGTTCTGACAATCCAGTAGCAAGCTTTGCTGCTTTCATAAACATTGTGTAGTTGGGTGAGGCTTCTTTAGCCTCTTTTAGTATTAATTGTTTTGCTTCTAGTATTGATTCTTTATCAAATGGATTAATATTAAATGATTTTTGTTTAATAAAAAAGAATATTTGTCCGTACGTAAGTTCTTTATGAGGGTAGTAAGGACTGCTCTTAGGCATATTACGCTCCCAGTTTTAAGCCGGCTACATGATAAGTTGTAGATTCACATGCGTTTTCGTTGAATTTTATTGCCCATTCATTAAGTGTTTCAATTGTTTTAGGTAGTGCTACTTTTGTAACATCTCCTGAGATATGATTTACTTGTACTAAAGTAGGTTCAATAAATTCTTTTAATTTAGTATTAATGTTAGTATGAATAATTCTGCTTGAATTAGAATTAAATACCATGCTTATTTTTTTAACTAAGAAGCTATAATCTTGATAAAAATCCCCAGTACCTGTAAATACGCTATTACGATAATTAGAGAAATAACGATGAGTTAATATACACATTGCAATTTCATGCTGAGTTGTTTTACCCATCATATTAACTGATACTTCAATAGCTTTTCTATGATCTTCATAAGTAGTTTTTAATGGAGTATTTTGATATTGTCTTTGAATTTCATCACGGTTATACCAAAAGATATTTCTATCAAATGTTGTAAGTGTTTCTTCGAATTTTTTAGGGGGACGTTTGGCTACATTTTGAAAATATTTTTCGAGTTGATAGTCTATGAGTGTCATTTAGTTTCCTTGTGTTATATAGGTTAAGAGTAATTGTGATAAAGCTATAAATATTGAGCCTATTATTATTATTTGTATTAGTACTCTGTCATGTACTTTTTGATGCGCTTCTATGGGATGCATTTTGCGTTGTTTTACTAGTTTTAGTAAATCATCTGCTTTTATCCATCGAACTAGTCTATGTAGCATATATAAAATCCTTTAATAGTAGTATTGTATCAGAATTATTTTAAAAGTGCAATATCCACTTCTAAGCCGTATAATTTTATTGCTTGTTCTAGTGCAGATTTTTCTGAGTAAGTTTTTATTGTTGTCTTTTTTGTACCATATAAACTTATTATATAAGTTCTATAAAGTAACATTTAAGTTCTTTGCAAAAGTTTCAGCTATTGCTTTGTTTGAGTATACTCCGTGCAATATTCCTAAATTATCTTTTATTGCATATCTGCCATATGCAGATGTTGTTATATAGAATTGATTCGAGTATGCTTGTGATTTATTAGCTTCTTTTAGTTGTGCTATTACGGGATTAGATTCATGTATCATAGGGAGTCCTTTAGGGAGTTACAACTCCCAAGGTTTCTTAGGGAGCGGTTCTGTTATTGATTGTTGGGCTTTAATGGCTTTTACTTCTTCTTTAGTTTTATTATCTGCAGCTGCCTTAGTTTTTAGTTTATCTGCTTTTAGTTTTTCTTTTTCTGCTATTAAAGTTAGTCGTTTTTCCTCTTGCTTTGCAAAGGAGTCTATTTGAGATTGAGTTCTACCGAATGTTGGCATTTTAGTTTTCTTGCCAGCCGTTGGTGTTACAGACGGTTTAGAGCTAGCTGAAGGCTTAGAAGTAGTAGGTGCTGATGATTCATCCTCTGCAGCTTGTTTGAGGGCTGAGTAGCTTCTATTGAAGTCTGACGGCATGTTATTTAAGAAAGCCATTACAGCCGCTACTTCTTTGTATGTTAAGTTTAATGTTATTGATACTGTTTTCAAATTAATCTCCTTTAGTATTCTATTGAAGCGTACACTGTACACTTCTCACAATACTATATTTATTGTTCTCATCCGTTTTTCCTCTAACGGTTTGTCTAAAAGTATAGTTTCTCTTGAGTAGGGCTGGAAACATATAAAACAGAAGCCAAGCAGTTTTATTGAGTGTCAGACTATTCCTCTAGCAAAATAATATTTATCGTCTTCTATTTTCAATTAGACTAGCTATAATTATCATCTATAGCAAAGAGCATACTTATTATTTAATCGACATATTAGTATACAAATATTGTCCATAAGATACTCCGAAGAGTACCTTAGGACAGTATTAGTAACGAAATAATGTATCTTCGTAGCTGTAGGTAATTTTTTCATCGATTTTAGTGTATTCTTCTTCTTGAAGCCATAAAATATCTTGTAAGTATAAGATATTTTTTATCGGGTTTATGGAAGTTAAAACATATTCATCTACTACGCATTCAAGATCTTTTAAAATCATTTTTAATTTTTCTTTAGACATTTTCTTTAATTCTTTTTCAGTATATAAAGAGATAGTATATTCTTCTTGAATTGCAGCAGCTATTGCTTTATATTCTAAAGAGGTAGGTGCTGGTATTTTTGTTATCGGTTTACTGAAAGATTTAGTAGAGTTTATTTCGTAGTTATACTTTGAAATAAATGATTTTTCTTCTAAGTTTTCTTCTTTAACAAATTGAGTAGATGCATTGTATTTCAGCTTTTTAAAAAGTTCTCTAATATTATTTACTAATGTATTTATAGGAATATTATCCGCTACAGTGTAAGATAAATCGACAGGAACTACTCCTAAAAGTTTTTCTACTTCTGAAGGATTTGTTGTTTCAGCATGAATTATTGAAGCACATCTATTCTTATGGTAAGTTATAGTATTAGATGTAGTTGTATTAGCTAGGCGATACTCTGTATGACAAATTTCTGTTCTATCTGATTTGTGTAACATAATGGAGCTAAATGATGGTTTTTGAAAATCTTTTTCTATTTCTGCTAAAGGAAAACAAATACCTGGATCAGGGAATGTTGTAGATAAGTCAGTGCCACTAAATGTTGCCAAGTTACCAGGATGGCGATGTATTGTGCCAAGGTTCACAGATATCCATTCAAAAGATGCTGAAGGGAACTGTGCTTTTAGTTTGGTGCCAAATGTGGATTTTGTTAATTCATTAACTTTAGTGTTGTGAATTATTTTTAAGGAGTCACTCATAGTATCAACATCTTTAAGATTGAAATCAATAGCTGCTGAACTTACAGTTTGTTTATAATTAAAATAGACTGTTGGTATTGCTATATCAATTATAGAACCATCTTTAAATGTAAATCTACCATTGAGAAACCAGTAGTGTACTTGGTATTCATTGTGATGTGTAAGTGGTCCTGAATTAGTGGTGATAGCATTAATATCCAAATCTTTAAATAGAATTATACCTAAATTTTTAGTGTTAGTGTAATCTTCAATTGTTGGTAAGGTTATTGCGGTTGGTAGTACAAGTTTTTTCATTTGGTATCTCCTTAATTATGTTTGCTCTAATATATATTTCTAAAGATTTATCGACACATGCTGCTGCGTATGTTAGTGCTCCAGTGTGCATTATCCTATGAGTATATGGAGAGGACGCATTTGAATGTGTTAGTGTTCTTATACCCTTTAGAGTCTTATTATCTAATGAACCTGTACATACTGATCTAAATACTATTTTGGGGAATTCACAAGAAGTATTTACCCATTCATCTAGGCCAATAGTACAGTTTGAAGATATGTTACAAGACCACATAGGAGTAAGGTAGGTACCAGAGGTAGTATTACCTAGTTTTATTAGTGATGTTCCGTAATAAGGCATGATAATGCCTTTTGTAAGGATTTGATGTGCAACTATATAGCATTCTTCATCAGGATACTCACCAGGTACTTTATTAATTTTATAATTTAAATTTGAAGTATTATCTTCAGGTAAACGTTGTATTTTTGTAGGAACTGTATTTGTAAATATTAGTAATTGATTATTGATATTTTTATCTATTCTATCTTTACATGCTCTATGTTCTTCATATTTTTCAAATAAATTTTCTTTTTCTTCTATTGAACTATACGCATAAATTACAAGTTTAAAAATAGTCTTAGAAGTTAGTTCATTTGCAGATAGAAGACTCATAGCAGTTAATGGATGTAATGGATTTAATATTGTTTTATCATCAATTAATAGAGCGCCATAAAATCTTTCTTCTAGAGATACTTTAATTTTATTAATCTTATTTAGACATTCTTTAATTGTGCCTGCTTTATTTATAGTTATAATTGTAGAAGTTATATTATTCATAGCAATATCGTAGTGTTCAGCAGAAAGTAAATTATTAGGATTTCTATCTTTAGCTACTATTCTATTTTCATTTAATAGTTCTTGGAATGCTTTAGTTTTAGGTATTGTTCTGAAACAAACATTACCATCTTTAAAAGTATCATCCGGGTATTCTAATAAAAAATCTATATCGATTGAATCTTTATATTTTGCTGATTCTTTAAATAATGTTGATTGTAGAACAGTGTTATGACTAAGTGCTGTTAAAGTGCTCATAAAGTTACTCCGGTTTCTGGTGTTATTAGGCCATCATGGTTTAGTTGGAATGCGTAGTTTCTATCTGCTTTACGAACTGCGGTGCCGTCAAAGCTGAACTCTAATAATTCTTTATTTTGTTCTAAAGGATCGAATGAAGGATCTGCTAATATTTCTAAGAATCCTATAGCCATACGTAGCTGGTTCATGAAGAAATTACTTAGTTGAATTACCCCATAAGATTCTACTTGTAATGAAGTATCTTGAATAGGATTTAGATGTAAACTACATGAAGCATTACCATGAGTTGCTGAAATGAAACCGCCAAGTTTTGATAAAGATATTCTAGTTTCAATATTTGGTGCTCCGTAGAATATATGTTGTTTATCCTTATTTAGTGTTCCATAATAGTCTCTCCAATAATGTCTGTTAGTTGTTGTTTTGTAAGATAGTCTAGTTAATTCATCTTCTAATAATTCTAGTTTGTGATTGTACCCAAGTGTTGCACTAGGATTTTTAGGAAATCTTATTAGGTTACTTACATCGATGTAGTCATCCTCATAAATTACTGACTCATTAAATATATTAATTACATTAGTAAATTTAGATATTTCACTTAACCAATGTAATGTATTTACATTTGTACCTCCATAACCTATAAAGCTAACTGAGTATTTAGCTGTTTTTACTTTTTTTAATAAAGTAGTTAAGTCTTTTTTTGTATACCCTAGTATTAGACATAATTGCTCAGTTGGAATTTGTTTTACATTAAATGTAGATGCAAACCATGGTGATATAGCGCATGCTGTTTTAGGTAAGTTAGCTTGTTCTTTAGCATAATTCATATTTAAATTAGAGGAAACAAATAATCTAGGTACAAATGAATCAATTACTGGATTTAATTTTCCTTCTACAGGTCTTTCATACATTGCGTATCTTGTTCTTATTTGATTTATTAAATATTCAGTAAAATCTACGTAGTATGTTCGTGGAGTTGACCATTCTTGTTCTGTGTTCATGTTGTTTTCCTATGTTAATAAATGTTTAATTTAGTGTGACTAAGTAAGACCTCCTGAGAGGCCTTTATAGACAAACTAGTTAGATACCTGATTTTGATGAAGTCTGTAAAGATGCTCCACTTGATTGAGTTACTGATGTATTTTCTGTAGTATCTGTGCCTGCAATTGCTGCTGCGATTTCTTCTGCTAATGTCATAGTTATTCTCCTTTTTCTTCGTCTGGTTTAATATTTACTGGAATATCTACTTCTACAGTGCCTTCAAGTTTGAATACATTAATAGCTGCAGTTGAGCATGCAAGAGCTTTTACTTGTTTTAGAAGTTCTTTTTTAGTCATACGTTTAGTAATAATCTTACCATTAATTTCTAGTACATATTTACCTGGTTTAGCAGTACGCTGTTTTTTAGCGGATAGTTCTGTTAAGAGTTGATCGATTAGTGATGTTGGTTTAGACATGAATGTCTCCTGTATTGATTTATGAGAGGAATCTCTCTACAAAGTAATATTGCTATTACTTTATAGAAGTATTCTTTTTTAGTAGTAGTTTATACTTATTTTGTAATTGTTTAGCATATTTAATCTCTGCATTTGCTTGGTGTACTTTAATATTTGTATTAGTTATTGAAGTAGTTATTTTAGAAGTATAAATTACAGATGTTACACTGCCTCCTATAGCAAAGCCTAGGAGTATAGTAGTGGGTATTAATGTAAGCATGCAGGAAGACATTTCTTTTTTGAGAAGATGCTCATGTTGCTCTATAGTCAGTACATTCATAGTTAAGGTTCTAAACGTAGATAATGCCCAGTATCTTCAACTACTTTGACTCTATTATTTAATGCATCTGTTATATGTGATATATCATTTACCCATGCCATACATTTAGTTGTAATGCATTTATACTTTAAATCTATTTCTTGATAATCCATAATTGCTACAGATGTAATGAATGGACATATTTTAGTTCTTGCTATTGCTTCTTTCATGAATTTCCTTTAGTTGTAGTATATTATCAATGCAACCTACTATATTTTATAGGAGAAAATATGTTAGTGTAGGAGGACTAAATTAGTTTGATTAGTAGGCTGCATTGATAATACAGGTGTTGAAGAGACTTATGCGTGAGCTGCTCTTCTATTTAGTAGTTGTATAGGGGGTTTAATCCCGCATCGTCTTTTGTAAACAATGTAAATCCTTGTTGTGAGGTATTCCCCTCACTAAAGGAGAATTAATATTAAAAATCAGTTGCAGGAATAGGTTCTTTGTCTTCTGTTAGGTCAGTAATTACGCATGATACATAATCATTCCCTAATAAGTCTGGTAGAACTTCTGCTGCTTGTGCTGCTGTTACTTCTGATGCATTTTGTACACCAAATACTTTACGTGCAAAATCGTCTGTGATATGACTCCAACTAACTGTAGCTTGTGTCTTGTTAGATACTAAACGTGCTACAAATTGATTTTTATTTTTGGTTGTTTGTTGACTATTAAATGCCATTAATGCTCCTTATGCCCTATGGGTCTTTTTATTTGTAGAGGAGTAATGCCTCATTGCCTCCAGTTTAAAGACGTTAGTGGTCTTAGATTACTTTTTAAAGCAGAATACTGCTGGAGAAGAATTTTCGTTTGATGATGCCATTACTACTAGGCATTTGTTACCGTTAGTAGTTGTCCATTCATATACTCGTGGATTAAAACCCGGTGTTTCTACTGTGTAAGCTGCTTGAGGTTTAATAGTCTTTGAAGGGCCTGTTGCGACTGACCATAGACCTGCGTGTGCTGTAAATGTTAGCATACACAATGCTGTTAGAGATAGTATTAATTTTTTCATTTAGATTCCTTTTTATTTTATTGGTGCCTTATCATAATGATAAATATCATATGTTGGGGCTCTATAATCGTACATTACGTTAGGAGCGGGTGTTGTTTGAGTAGGGTAATATTTCGGTTGTTTGAGTTGTTGTTCTACTTTGTAAGACTGATAAGTAGTATCCCACGGATTAGTAGAAGGTAGATTATCTTGAAAGTTTGATGCGTAAGTTAAACTCACTAAACTTAATAATAATAGTAATTTATACATTAGGAGCCTTTATAGGAGGATAATAGCTAGCGCCTTTACCTGCCATTTTATGAGTGTATTCGTGGCAATCTCTGCATAGAGTTGTTAAATCCTCTGTATGTTCATTACCTAGATTTTTATAAGTTATATGGTGTACTTCAATAGTATCTGAGTTACCACACATTCTACATTGGTAATGATCAGAATGCAATACATTTTTTCTAGCTTGATTTTCTTTCCATTTAGATGATTTTATATAAGTTTGATAATCTATCATATCTTTAGGTTCTGTGTATATGTATTCTTGTTTATTATTACGTAATTCATACATATACTCTTGGAATTCATTTTTAGTTACTTCGTTAGAAATGTTGGTTGGAGTTGGAGCAGTGCCTATATTATATAGTATGAAAGCTATGAATGCAATTATTGCAATAGTTGTAAACATCAATTTCCTTTAATGGGTTTTGGCATTTTATGTACTCTACGTGTCAAAATGAGTTTTATCTTGTAGAAGAAGCCTTGGCGTCTAGCTGTTCTCCAAGTGAGTTGTCTTAAAGAATATGGCTTTTTTCTATGAGAAGAAGTATAATAATTACCTAGGAATTTAAAGGTAATTGTATATTGGCGTAATTCAAATAATACAATACCTTCTTCGTATGCTTGAAGACGATTAGATTGTCCGTTGATACTAATATTTTTCATGTTTTGCCTTTAATGTTTGTACAAATTCTAATGGAGCAATATTGTCCCAATCTCCTTTTTGTTGTAAATATCTATAATGGTTGTCAAATTCATCCCCAAATGTTTCTTTAAAGCATAAAGCTCCATATCTACCAATGTAGTATTCATTACAATTATTATCCCAAAACACACATAACTCGGTATATTTAGGTTTCCATAATTCAACATTATCTATCCTGTAGTGTTCAGATGTACTAGAATGTACATAAGTAGCATCTATAGCATTTATTTGTATTATTATAGAATAACCTTTTCTTTGTACCCAATCACCGACTTTAAATTCAGGTTCTTCTGGTTTTATACGTATATTTTTGGTATTAAACCAAGTATCTAATTTACGGTAATGCGTAGACCAAGTTTTACCATCATCTTCTGTATATTGTAATTCCTTGCCATCTACTAATGCTTTTCTAAATTCAGCATATTTATCGTTTTGTACATAAAAGTAATCTTTACACCAGTTAGGTGTATTGTCTATATGCCATTCACTGTAGGGAGTCTTTTTTTTCCATACACCTTTAGTTGGATTATCAACAAACCATTTTATAACTTCTTTATGTTTTTCAACTTGTTCTATTGTCATTATTTTTTCCTCATTTTTTAATATTTATTTATAAATTTTAAAAATAATATTATCTATAATATGCCCAGTCATTAATTTCAAATCTAAGTTCTTCTGGTTTTATGCGAATATTTTCAGGAGTATAAAAAGTATTTAATTTATTATAATTAGTAAACCAAGTCTTACCATTATTTATTGTATATTGTAATTCCTTGCCATCTACTAATGCTTTTCTAAATTCAGCATATTTATCGTTTTGTACATAAGTATAATCTTCGTACCAATTAGGTGTGTTATCTATATACCAGTCATTAGTAGGAGTATCTTTTCTCCATACTCCTTTATCAGGATTATCCACGAACCATTTGATTACTGTACCATGTTTTTCTACTTGTTCTTTAGTCATGTAATATCCTTTTAACTTTATCTATATTGTTTTAAAATAGCGAGTATTTTATCTTGATTAGGTAAGATTGGATTGCCTATATGTTTAATATACCATTTTAATGATTTTTCAATTTCATTTAATTGGCTTATGCTAAACCAGCGGTCTAATTCACATAAACCAAATTCATATAATTCAGAGGTTATTTCATAAATATGGTCTATTGGTATGAATAATTCGTCGTTAAAAAATGCTAAAGCTTCTTCGAGTGTTTTCACTTTAACTACTTTACTGTTTTTCATAATTACTTTATAAAATAAAGTATTATTTGCCAAATTTGCTCCTAGTAAAATTTCTTTATTATTTTTCGCAGCAAGTACAGTAGTACAGTTAATTCTGTATTCAACCATATTATTTAATATTTCTTCTCTAGTCATTATTTATCCTTGTTTTAAAATCCATTCACAAGCTTTAAAACAGCTTCTGGTTCTGTATTTTCTACAAATGTATCTACTTTATCTAAAAATATGTTTAAAGCTACATAATCCTTATGATAAATTATCTGAATAGCTTTATTGTGGTGTTGAATAGCCCATTCTTTACACTTATGAACTAATTCATAAAGATTGAAATATCTTAAATGAGTACTTTTTTGATCTTGATATTTAAAATTTAAATAAGTTCCGTCATAGTCACTCGTAATATTTACAACTCTTGTAATTCCTAATTCATTTATAGATTTAGAAATAGGAATGCCTGTAATTACACTTAATAATTTTTTACTTGGTAATACCATTATAACCTCCTTAACAATAGTCACTAAATCTAATAAGACTTTTTACTTTCTTAACGATTATTTGTGCATAGCTAGCTTTTTACATATTCCATTTAAACTTTAGCGCTTTTTGTTTAATAATTTGGCAGCTGTTATATCCCAGTCATAGCTCTGTAATCCTTTAAGGGCTTGTGCAAACTCGCCTACTGATATATCTTCTGATACACTAAGACGATTTAAAGCATATTCCCAATCAGTTCGTAACTTATATTCTATATAAGCATCTTCTTTTGCTTCTTGTTTCATTTCTTCTCTAATTTCTCTAGGTATTATTTTGTTCCCCTTTATATAATTATATATCTATTATTCATTTCTGATAAGCATTAAATCATCGTACATTTCATCAATAAGTTGTTGTGCTAATTCTTCTGTTTTAAGATATTGCCAATTAGGATATTGCCAATTAGGATAACATTTGTTTGCTAGCCACCCTTGAGATACTAGACGAGTATTGTTTAAGTTTAAACTAAATGATCAATTATTCTCATTTAGTTTAAATTCAATAATTTCTCCATTATTTAGTTCCCAAATACGTTTCTTAACTCTGTATTTAGCAGCACGAAGTTTTACTTCTTTTTCTGCTTCTTCCCTAGTTTTAAATACATTTCCTTGTTTAATAGTATCTTTATCCATTTTATAATTCCAATGATTACTTGTATCTATATACCCTGCTATACCTATAAAATAAGCTCTTTTATTATTTTTTGGTTTCCACCATTTTGGTGTTTTTTATATATATTTTCCATTTTGTTTCATCCCATGACTTGTTCATTGGAATATTATATGAAAGAATATCTATAAATCGAAAAGGTTTAGTGTATGTCTCATCGTAATAACAATAGGTTATATTATTATAATTTTTGGGAGTTAATTTTTCTCCATTTATCAGTCTTTGTATTAATTCTTTTTTAGTTAATGTCATTTTTTTCTCCTTGATATAAATCTTCAGGCTTAACAGGTTTAGCGTATTGCCAACTAGCACCTCCTCGTACTACGAAAGGATATTTAGTATCTTTTTCATAGTTTTTAAAAGTTCTTAAAAGCCATTCTCTTTCTTTAAAATCTCTAACCCATACAGGCTTATCTATCATATCAGGGTCTTCATACCATTCTTTAGGTTTAATACGATATCTAGTACAAATATTCCAAGTAGGGGTACATTCTACCCATTTTCTTAAACTTACGTCATACATTTGAAATTGAGTTTCTGGTTTATCTATTTGTAATTTTTTAAGTTTTGCTTGTTTATCATCTACTATATAAATTTCAGTTTCATTCCAAGTTGGTATATTTTTTAAACTCCAAAATTTTTCATGAGGATACCTACACCATACATTGTCTCTTCTTATACTTATCCATCTACTAAATTCTTTTCTAATTTCTTCATTAGTCATTTTATTTTCCTTTATAAATTAAATTTTTTAATTTAGCAAAATCTTGTTTTACTAATCCATAATCACCGTTTGGTTGATATGTATGTATATAGCTATTTATACGAATATTTTGACCTTTACACCCTTTTTTTAATATTACAGATATTTCATCATCTATTACTATGGAATAATCGTAGTTTAATGAAATTAAGTTTACATTTGATATTAGTTTATTTGTATCTCCTTTTAATTTGAAAGGTAGATGTGGCTGAAGTTTTTCTAGTTTCCATGCACTGAATACAAATACATCAATATTATATTTTTTAATTAGTCTAGCTAGTCTTGTTACTTTTTTAGGGTAAGGATTAAAGCAATTGTATTCTTTTTTGAAGTTATTTCTTTTATATTTTTTATACCTTTTAATTCTTTCATGTGCTCGATACTGATTCAATACTCCGTCAACATCTAAAAAAATAGCTGTAGTTTTCATTTCTTTCCTTTATTTATTTATATTCATCAAGGTTTATAGGTCTTATATGGTATTAGAGATATTTATCCATACCATTAATCAGAGCTTACAAAGATTATAAAGATATTTATTCATATTATTTATCAAAACTATACAAGAAAGCCTCCGGCAAGAACTAGCAGTAGCGATTAGATAGTATAAGCATTACTATGGAATCCCATAGGGATGGAATTGGAATGATTCTATTTAGAAAAAAAAAGAAGTAGTACCCAAAGGGTACGTATTAGCAGAGAGCATATGAAGATTTTTCAAGACCTTTTACTAACTTTGTTGTATTTATACTAAAGTCTTTTTCACAAAATTCTTCAAGATAATTGCCTTCAGCTATAACTTTGAGAGCTTCTTTGTAGAGTTCTCGTAATTTAGACATGTTATTAGGATGAGCTTGTAGTTCATCATGTATATGCGATACTTGAAAGTCTGCATTTTCTACTACGTAACGTATTACAAAGGCGTCTAAACTATGCACTACATTAGGAGCTAATGAAGTTTTTACATTTGATGGCATATTCTTTTCATAACGATAAGGTAAGTTAAGGCCTTCTTGTTCGATAATTCCATCTATGTGTTGAGTTACTTTGACATGAGCTACATGTCCATCTGGGAGAGCCCATTCGTGGAACATAGTAGTATTATCCCATCTATCGTTGAGAGCTTTTAGGACATTCATAGCGCCGGGGAATAACTCTTGAAGGGTATCGTAGAAAGCATGAAGTTCTTCAGTATCTTCTCCAAAGGCTTCAAGAGGTTGTAGACGACTATTATACATAGTAGTCATTACAGGCTTTTTACAGAAAGAGCGTACTTGTTTAAATGACATTCCATCGAAGATAGTAGAGTGAGGTATTTTTTCTAACATACGTGTAGCTACTAGACTATAAGGGTCGGCTCTAATAGTTGTTTCGATATAGTTATTTTTATTTGTTTTAATATTACGTATTTCTGCTAAAATTTGTTGTTTAGTGCGTTTCATATTTCCTCCTACGGATTATAAAGAAGCTAATTCTGCTTCTAATTCTTCAAGGCGTAATTGAGCCTCCTCTGTGTACTCACGTATTATTTTAGGGTTTACATTAGAATTTTCAGCTGTAGTTGTACATCCACTTAGTAGAGACATTATTTGGAGCGTTGTATTCAAGTAAGGGCGTTAATCTTACTTCGTTATTAAGTTACCAAATACATAACCACGTAACTCTTTAGGTATTCTACCATCATAAAGGTCTGCGCGTTTATTTATATTTATTTAACTTAATAACTGCTTAATATTTCTATTAAGACTAGACTATATCATCTCCCGTTCTGGGAGTTCCGCACTTCGAATACACTTGTATTCTACGGACTTCATCTACTGTTCTAGTAGGTATGTCCTAGTCGTTGCACCTTCAAAGAGATTCCTCTCTAAGCTTGGCTCATGATTGCCTTCAGCGTTATCTGTTAAGGGTTCCCATGAATTCACGGAATATTTTTAGAATAGCATTCCTGTTAAACTGGGCGATTCACCCGAAGCTGTTGCGTCTAACCCCATATTATGTCCTATTGGATTGCCTTTTATAACACCTTCGTACCATGCGTAGATAGCTTTTATAAGAAGTTGTGGGGTATCTGCTATAGCTATATACTTATTTAAAGCTTCTTCATTAATTTCATTATTTATAAAGATTTCTTTAATGACTTTATTAGCTTCTGTGATACGTTTAAACCATACATCTTTATCATAGCCTAAGCAATTTGCTATATCTATTTTGAGGTATGTCATGCCCTCTGAGGTTAGTAATTCTTTGTCTGAGAAGCTTAACATAGCTTTACGGTATTCATTGCCTTGTATGTTACAGTGATACCCTTGTGAGTACATTCGGCCTCTTTTGTCATATTTCCATCCAAAGTAGAATTTATTGCCATTTTCTAGTAAGTAGTCTATTACGTTGTTTGTTTCTTTGTCACGTAGCTTATAAGACTTTACACGTTCTTTTTCTTCTATAGCTGATAGAGGTTTGCTTGATGGCTTTAATGTATCTGTAAGTAAATGTAGAATATTCTCATTTAATTCCCATGGAATTGCTTGAAGTTTATTGATTGCATTTTTATTTACTCGTTGCCCTACAAAGTTTCCTCTGCCTAATACTAGTGTGTCTTTGTCTTTAGTTAATAAATGAGATACGATACGTTTCATAGAATTCCTTTAAGTATGTGGGGATAAGACTACATTAGTAGTCTAGTGGTTTAATTAACATTGGCGGCAAGTATTGTGTAAATTTGATACGTTTATATAAGTCTATTGAGACATGCATAGTTGGAATTACTACGGCAGAGTCTCCATGTATTTCTGTATGTCCTCCACGGTTTACTGCACGGTCTTCTTCTTTTACTACTCGTACATCAAATATTCCCATATCATGGAATTCTGATAGTATATCAATACCTGTTTGTACTGCGTCTATTTGGTCGTGATGAAGTGCTAGGCCTATTTGAGTTGCTACTGCTTGTAATGGAGCTACACCTGCAAAGGCTACCTCTTTACCTCCACGAATTAAGATATCTGGTTTGATAAGAATTATAGAAGATAGCAGTGTATTTACTATAAGCTGTTTAGCGTCTTCTAAGGTATATAGAAGGCAAAGTTCTTCTATTCTGGCTTTACTGTCTAAGTCACTGCGTTCTTTTGTTAAGAAGAGCTCTGCACGGTCTAAGGCTAAGTCAATAGATGCTTGGTCTATTGATGATATTTCTTCTTGAATCCATTTAGTTATGTTATGTTTACCTTGTACTGCTTCTGTTAGTAGTTGTGTTGAATACATTTAATTTTCCTAATATTTATTTTTTGTGAAAGATACTAGAATTCTGTTGGGTCTACTACTTTTACTTCTTCTGTGAGGTCTGTGATTGCTACTTTTAAGTAGTCGTTACTGTAAAGTTTTGGGAGTACTTCCATTGCTTGTTGAGCAGTTACCATTGATAGTTCGCTACCGAATACGTTACGTGAGAATTCATCTGTAAGGTTAATCCAAGAAGCTGTTTTACCTGATTTTCTTGATACTTGTCTTGCTACGAATTGGTTCTTATTTTTAGATGTGTTTGTTGAATTGAATGCCATGATGTATGTTCCTCCTACGGAATTGATGTTTAGTTAAAAGCCTATATTAGGCAACTTGTATACATAGTTTAAGTAATTGGTAATTATGCTTTAATGTAATTATTATGTTGATTATGCGTTAGTGTAGCTACAAGAGCTTCTAAGGTATGTACACGTTGTTCTAAAGTCTTTTTAGAGTTAGTAGTTGGTTTAATTGGTTCGTAACGTCCTGTGGCTTTATTTAGTACTCTAATTAGTGCCATTGTTATTTCCTTTTTCTTTTGGAGATTTTGTAGTATTCATCTAAGGATTGCATGTGTTCACATAGTTCTGGAATGAATCCTAATTTTTCAGCTTGTTTGTAAGCAACTGAGTCTTCTCTTTGGAAGTCTATTTGTCTTGAGTATTTAGTAGCAATGTCTACTAGTTCTTCTATGGGATATCGTTTGGCCATTAGAGTCCTTATAACTTAGGGAAAGCTTAAATGTAGTATTAGCTTATTGAAGTTAGATTATTGATAATTTTATAGTGAAACTTGAAGTCCCCTATGGAAATGCGGGAAGGAATTAGTAAGGAATTTTACTAATACTCTTCTGCTGGAATTGGTTGTTTATCTTGTTGAATACCTGTGATTTCTATATGCATTTTCTTTAGGTATTCTTCGAAGTTACCATTGTTAATTTGTTCTATGTCTGAGACTGTAACCATGTCTTCTCGTTTACCTATTACTGAGCGAATGAATTGACTTGAAAGGTTTATGAAACCTACTGTATTACCGTTAGGTGACTTGATTGTTATGCTGTATTGTTTTTCTGGTTTATTGTGTTGATTAAACATTTTATCTCCTTTGATATTGTTTCATTTCTCAAGTAGAGGGTACTACTTATTGAAAAGGTTTGTTGGCTGAGGTCTCTGAGCGTATAAAAAGAATTAAAAAAAGTTGTAGGTAAGTTAGTTAGTAAGTATGTTAGTATGTTGTTGTAGGGTACTTTCAGGAGAGTTTAAGAATACTCTATAGAAAGTCTCTTGTTTACGCTGTTAGAAGCTGTACTTATATTTATTATAATTAATCTGTATACTTAACTTTACTCCATTCGTAGATGGTTGGCATAGCTTTTTGCATATTATCAAAGAGTAACCTTTGAAGGTGCTCGTTACTTACTAAGGCATTTAGTCTTGTAGGTAGTGAGGCTCTGTATATAAAAGTAGCTAGTGCTTTAACTCGTAGTTCAGCTCCGCAGTATTTACATCCTAGGATAATGTAACGAAGGTTACGATAAGTAAGGTCTTTGAAGGTTTTACCACGTGTCTTGCTTGCTAGGCTTCTACTGGTTACTTCCTCATTTTGAATGTCTGTATAGATATTTTCTGCTGTTTCGAAGTCCATGTCTTCTAACATTTCAAGGTACATAGCCTCGTCGTCTGAGTCTATAAAGTAGTCTTTAGGCATTTGAGTCCTTTAATTTCCTCTATTGTTACGTTCATACATTACTGCTATAAGTATTTCTATATCATCTTTAAGAGTAGCTTCAATTTTATTGAATTCTACAATAGTAGTACTTATATCAGTATTTTTCATTAGTTTTGCTTTATCTAATATTCTTGAAGAGACTTTAATTAGGTAGTCTATGTATCTTTCGTTGACTGGTTTACCGTGAGGTACTAATGGTATTTCTATTGTTTGCATAAGAGAGTCCTTTTAAGGTGGGTAGAAGGCTTTAAATAATCTTTTAGGAGTATTTGTATACCTTGAGGAGTTTGAAGCCTTGTAGGGCTTTATATAGAGTTTAGTACTATGCTGAAAGTTATAGTAGCTATTCCAAACATTAATATCATTAACGGGAGTGAGTATGATTCCATAGTTAGTCCTTTATTTGTAGTCTTTAAGGATTGCCATACATTCAAGACATAGGAATTTAGAGCCTATTGTGTGTATTGTAGCTCCTTTGGAGATGAAGAAGCTTGTGGTAGCTTCAGGGCGTATTAGTAACTTGTTATTTAATGCAAGTAGTATGAAGGATTGTTCCTGAGGCATAATATTAAGATTCTGATTGCATTTCATTGAATCTATATTCGAAATAGAAGATTTTACAGTAAGATTGAGCCTCTTCAGGAGAGATTTCTTTCCATTTAGTGCCGTTGAAGTAGAACCATACATTTGAAGTAGTTAGTACTAAATGAATGTTTCTATTTGCGTCTAGGCAAGTGTAGGCTTTAGTTGTTGTATGAGCTTTGATACGTTTAGTGAGAGTTTGAGTTTTCATTTGAGTCCTTTGGTGAGTTATCTAGGGTAGTATCCTGTAAGGTTGTATAGGCTCCATTGAGCCATGCTATTAGAAGTAAGTCTTTGATTGCTTTATAGTTTGTCGAAGGTATTGAGGGAGGTATTAGGGATTTACCTTCCTTTTGGAACCATGTATTGAATTGGGTTATTTCTTTTTCTTGCATTAGGTGTCCTTGATTTAGTTTTTGAAGTGTCTTTATTGTTTTAAGTACAGGGAAACCGCATGGTTTACGGGATTATGGATGATAGGGGTGCAGTAAACTAGTGCTTCAGAGGCCCATACAGCGTCTATAAGGGCTAAACTAATTTTCCAGGTACAAAACCATAGATTATTGAAGTCGGAGCTTCTAGGTACCTTAAAATGAGTTATACTAGGATAGTGTATTTTTGAGGAATAAAGCATATCTTACTTCATCTTCGTCAGGGCTTGCTAAGTATGTATTAAGGATAGCATGAATGCTACGTTGGTCTCTAGAGCCAAGTACTTTGTACTTGCTCTTAACTAGTTCTGATATCATTGGACTGGTTAGCCCGCTAGTGCCTTTTATATGGCTTATTATTAGTGCTTTAAGTTCTTTCATGGGAGTCCTTTAAGTTTACTAGAAGGTATCTAAGCCCTTTTGTGGTGTAACTACATTATCATGCTACTTGACCGAAGCTTCTAGTATTGTTAGATACAATAGTATCGCTCCTAAAGTAATAGTAAGTGCGTAAGAGGAGTCCTTGCTTGTAGGGAATACTACCTGCGGTAGTTTCGTCTCTCCTCTAGGACGTCCTTGCTTCTTTAATGTGAGCTAGGAAGTGTACTCGTAACTAGAGGAGCGATAGCGATACGTGAGCTCTTAAAAAAAGAAGAAGTAACTACCCGAAGGTAGCTACTGGAGAAGTTATAAGATTTTGCAAGGTTAGAGGGAGTTGATTGAGCGAATTGCTTTAAGGTAGTAAGCGAAGTCTGATACTGTACCTTTAGGGAAATTAGCAAGGAATTGTTGTAAGTGTTTATTATGTTTCATCTTAGTGTCCTGTGAATACTGCGGTGACTTTAGCACCTGTTGTGATTAGTCCCGCTATGATAGTAGCAGAACGTTTATAAGTTACTCTAGTTCTATAAGTACGATTATTCATTCTATAAATTATTACTACTACCATAGTGGTATCCTTTATGAAGTTTTACGTTTAGGAGTTGGGTTAACTGCTTTGCGTATTAATTTAGCTTCAGCTTGCGCTGTTGCCACTCTAGCGTCTCTTTTAGCGTTGTCCACAATGGAATCGCATTGTAAGTCCGCTAACATATTTTTACTTGGTATTTCAATAGCGTCGAACCCGATGTCTAATAAACTTGCTGTTCTTGTGACAGCGTTGTCTACTACATCTACTAATGTTCCTGCTGTATTGAATACTTTACCTAATGCTTGAAATGGTCCCATGAATGCCTCCTACGGCTTTGATTTATATAGAGTGTGTGATTCCGTCAAGTAGTACAGTATTTAAACCCTGCGATAGTGATGCTATGTTTTAGCTAGTATCCGACTAACACGTCTAGTGACTATATCGAACTGTAAGTGACATCTGTACATTTGTATCTCCTATGTAATTTATCTATTGATATCTCACCACTATAGTAGTAGGTTATGCGTACAGAAATGATATACATTTGGTATGTAGTACTACGGAATTTTTATGGGTCCCTTTTCAAAGTTATTAGGGGGGGGGGTATATTTGGTATGAGTCCCCTTGGGGACCTATACTGCACGCACCTCACAAAATAACAATCCAAACTATAAGCCCCCCTTAAAAAGTAATCCATGTAAACTACTAATACCTATATGTTAATTAGACCTTCGGCCCAATTCCCGGCTTACTAATCCTACAATCTCAAAAAATAAAAAATTAACTATAAAGGCCTAAAGGCTGCCCAGCAATAGATACAAGTATCAGATAACCCTAATACAACGAACAAGTAAGCCAGCTATACGAGCTAGTGAGGGAAGCCGATAGGCTAACCGAATTAGTGAGTAGAGCGAGTGGTAACTAGACGAAGGCTATGTTACATTGTATGGATCATTTTAAGGTACATTGTGCAACTTCTTTCCCAGAGACTAGTGATTTACTCCCTTGGTACCGATAAAGCCTTCAAGAGCTCCAGAGAGTTCTCTAGTAGTATTGAAGTACATGCACTAATTTTTAAGCTAAGACTAAGAAAGCTGTACTATACTGCTATAATTAATATAAAGGAGCTTTAATGGAAACTACAGAAGTAAGTAACCCAGATAAAGATATGGTAGTATATGTAACTAAATGTGTAGATAGTAAAATAGTGGCTGTACAGGAAACTACGTTAGAAGAGGTAGGTATACAGCTATGAGTAAGAAAACAGTTTATTGTAAGATTTGTAAGAAAGATGTAGTACCAATTGTTAAGATATTTAATACTAAGGTATGTCCTAAATGCAATATAATTCTTAGTAGTGATAAAGGTATCGACAAGGCAGGAATATGAGTTACATAGGGTACGGCATTAAAACTCCATGTAGTGTATGTGGCAAGTTCGTCAGTATAGGTGAGCCATGTGACTGTAATGCTAAAAAGACTATCAAATACAGAGTCTTAGGTCCTTCAGTTAGCGAGACACACAATACAGGTACAAGTGCTGTAAATACTTCAGCTACCTCTATGTGCCGTTTAGAAGACTTGTATAATGATCTTGGTACTCTTAAATGGCTTGGTAGTGATGATGGCTGGGATAGAGCTATAGAAGCTGTAAGGGCTGAAATTAAGAAGAGGTTGGAATAAGTAACAATGGCCTTTCTTACTGTTGGTGCCGGAGTGCCTAAAAAGAAACAAAGACTTTACCTTATGGAGATAACCTTACCATCTGGCATGGTAGTTATCAAATGCGGTAAAGCTTCAGGTAGTTCTTCTAAAGAAAGAATGCTGCAGATATGTAGTAGTATCTATGATAAATTTAGAAGAACCCCTATGATTAAGATACAAAGGGACCGAGAAGTAAATGCTGACCTAGTATTCAAGTATGAGACAATTATGCATAGATTCTTTAGTGATTATAGGTATGAGTCTAAGCATAAGTTTGATGGTATTAGTGAATGCTTCGTAGTGCCCTTAGATGATATGGTACAGGCCTATGAAGCTGTAATGGAAGGACTAGAACCTGATGGAGTGTATAAACGTGCTCCTATAGTGTTAGACAAGTATGATCTGCCTTTTTAATGATAAGCTAAGTAAGGTGTAAGTATACTACGTAAATTTAACAAAAGGATGGTAGTGAAAGAAAAAGATACTGATGTAATCAGGACTAGTGATAATACGGTAGAGACAATATAATACCTACAGAATAAACAATAATAAAGGAAGTAATATGGAAGAAATAGAGGATATGGAAGAATTAGCAATGGCTGGTAATAAGATGGAAAAGAAAGCTATGTTGGAAAAGAAGAAGAAGCGTGAGCATATTAGAAAGCTTAAACGACTTGTAGGCCTGGATTCATGGGAGAACCCAGATGAACTAATTGTAAGTGAAGCTGGTGAGAAACTAATTAATTACGTAAAGTTTATTAAAGATCCAATGGTTAAGAAAGAGTTCACTAAAGCCCAGTTCAAGACTGTTAACAACTGTCTAGTGGATATCATTAATGTATTTAGTGAACTTGAGGTGGCTTACGAGGATAACTTACTAAAGAAGGTCTAAAAGAAGTAAGAACTCTTTAAGGAAAAGTTGCCTACAATGGTGACCAAGGACAATCAGAGCTCCTACTTAAGTCTCTGGTAACTATGGGAGGTGCAAATTAAAGCCCTCCAACTACAAGTGCTGTAGCTAGTATATTTTGATAAATTAGCTAAAGTACTTCGTCTTAGGAAGACACTAAACTCACTACCTTTTTGATTTGATGGATAGAACTATCCTTGAGAAGAATTAACTAATCTTCCTTTACAGCACCTCCGTGGCGCTTAAACTTCATATATAATTAAACACACATTACTTTTAAACATAGATTAAGCTTTACATAGTTATTATTGCAATAATTAAATAAAGGATAACTATGCATATAGAGAGATTATCTCCCATAGACTGGCTTACAGCTATGGATAGACTAAGTGTTGGTGCCTTCTACTTACTGAATGTAATATACCGTAAAGATATAGATGTAAGTGATGAGAACCTTATGGACCTTACAGGGTATGGTATTAGCACTCATAGAAAGCAGAAGAAGGAATTACTGGATTGTGATTACCTTAGTATCGAACAGATAGGTAAAGGTGTCTATCAATATACAGTAAAGGATAATAATGTCAAGTAAGTTAATAGATACCCCCCATAAGGACGCTAGAAGAATGGCGCCAGACACACGACAATATGTAACTGTAGAAAAGATAAAGAACTTACTACCTAAGAAAACTAATATAGCAGTTACGGAAGAAGTTGTTGAGCTAATAAATAGAATGGAAGATGATACTGGACTTCCTCAAGAGCTATTGGAAGAAGATGTAATGTCTTATACCCATTTACTGGGCGGAATGAGAGGAGTAGGATTAAAAGACTTAGTGAATGCTGTTAAGTACTGTAACCTACGTAGAAATTATGGCAATAAAGAAGCATGGTCTATAGTATTTCCAGAGAAGTACAACGCTTTAGTAGAAGCTAATAAGCAAATTGATAACCATGTAAGTATGTATACTAGCAGTAAGCTAGTCGTTGCTATGGATAAAGAAATGCTTATTCCTATACACTTACAGTATGCCCCTTACTTCCATGCAGCTGTTAAGAAGCAATTTGATTTAATGAATGGCAATGCCTCTAAAGATACTAAAGGTAATGAGATGAATGTATCTCCTATGGTTCAACATTTAGCTGCTAAAGAATTAGCTAATCTTACCAGACAGCCTGAGGAGCAGAAGCTTGCTGTATCTATTACTCCTAGTGACGCAGCTATGGGATTACAAAGTGATATGAATGACCAGTTGAAGCAGATAGTGGCTAATCAGAAAAGACAGCTTGAGGATGGTGCAGATATTCTAGATGTACAAGTACTTGGCATTGACTTCTCTGATGTTGGGAAAGACAATGAGTAACATTAGAAAGGCACAGAAGAAATTTGACCTAGATAAAGCATTAGATAGTATAGATCTATCGTTCAATGGGTATGTGCCTTCAGAAGATGCTTTGGAGTTCTTTGCATTGATGAGACTAGTGCAAGGAGAGGATTTTGAATTTAGTACTCCACTTTTTCACTATTGGTTAGTTGACCTAATGTTTGGTAATATAACCAGAGATCACTATCCGTATTCTAAGGAAGTTAGAGATACTATTACTATTAACGCTAAGAGGATATGTATTGTGGCATCTCGTGGCGTTGCAAAATCTACTGTAGTCACTGCTTTTTACCCAGTGTATTGTGCTATTAAAGGCAAGACTCCTGATGGGATTAAGTCTGAGTTTCACTTACTAGTTGCTGCTTCACAGCAAGGTGGTGGTAGAGTAATGGCAAAGGCTGTACAGTCTTTATGTGAGGACAGTGTGTTCTGTCAGAATTACTTTGAGTCAATGAGGTTTACTGAAACTGAAAGTGAGTTCATTCGTAAAGGAAATACAAAAGTAAAGAATAGAGTATTTCTTGCTAGGTATATAGGTATTGGTGGAGGCATCCGGGGGGTGCGTTCTAACATAGGGTCAGAGAGACCAGACCATATAATCTTTGATGATGTTATCCTAAATTCAGACACAGCATACTCAGATACTATAATGAATAGTTTAAGAACTACTATAAAAGCAGATGCGATAAATGCGCTTAGAGGCGGTGGACGTGGTAAGATATTCTCTGTTGCAACCCCCTTTCATTTACTTGATCCAGTTATTGAGATGCTAACAGGAGGTGCGTACACTCCAGTGGCTATACCTATATGTGAGAAGATATATGAAGGTATGCCTGAGGAGGAGTTTGTAGGTGTTTGGCCTTCTATGCACCCGTATGAGGCTGTAATAGAACAGTATGAGTCAGCAGTTGCTTCTAATGCTACGAGGGAATTTAATCAGGAAAGAATGCTTAGAATTAGTTCAGATGAAGACAGAATGATAAGTGATAATATGATTGAGTGGTATAGCAGAAAAGATTTGCTAAAGAATATAGGTGCTTATAATATCTACATAACTACAGACTTTACAACAACTTCTGAAGCTAAGTCGGACTTCTCTGCGTTAGCTGCATGGGCTGTTAATAGCAACCGAGACTATTACTTAGTAGACTTATGTGTAAAGAGGCAAGGCATAGCAGAGCAGTATAATGAGTTGTTTAGGATGGTAAATTTCTGGTTAAGTCATGGTAGGTCTGTAGAGGTAGGCATTGAGGTAGATGGCCAGCAGAAGGCTCATTTATTTGCACTAAAGGAGATGATGCTTAAAAGGTCCGAGTGGTTTACCTTTGCTAGACAGAAAGGAACTAAGATAGGTAGTCAGGGAATTCTTAGCAGAAACTCTGGAGGGAATAAGCATGAGAGATTTAGGATGATGCTTCCACAGTTCCAGAACCATAAGATACATTTTCCATATGAATTAGAGAATACACCGGATATGAGAGAAGCACTGACTCAACTTAAGTATACTACTTGGGAAGCTTTTGGAGGGCACGACGATTTCCCGGACACTATCAGTCAATTAGGAATGATAGAGTTGGTATTCCCTATGGTAAGTCCTGGAAGCTATAGTGCTAATAGTAGAAAGGATAGGTCACTATGGGATGATATCGAAGATACAAGTGATAGTTCTGCTTACTCAAGTTACACTTAGTAGTGTTGACAAACTTATCTAATTACACTATTATGCTGTTAATAAATTAAGGAAGGTAAATGACATACTCTATGTTAAAGAATATAACTACTGGTTTACTAACAGGTGATAATGTATTACCATCTGATAGTGATGTATTATCAGGGCTACTGCAGTATGCACTGACTACTGTTGCTATGCAAGCAGACTCACTTCATTTAATGACATTGAGTACTACAGCAGATGTATTAAGGCTAGCACAAGGGGATTACTTAATTAGAACTCCTGCTACTCCTATTTTAGATACAGATCTAGTAGATATTGACGAAGAGTTAATGTTTGCAGTAGCAAGATATCTAGCTAGCTATATTAGTAAGGAGAAAGGCGGGATACACGTTCAAGCAGCTGATAGGATAATTAAGGACTACAATGCTAAGACTTGGGAAATACTTGAACAAATGCAATTAGAAGCTGCTGCAGCTGATGTGGAAGATGTTTGCTATACTGCCTCTTCGACGGAATGGACACTATGATATATTCTTTAAAGGCATATTATGGCAGGTAACAGAGCATTACAAGGAGGCACACTGGCCCCTATCAGTAGAGTAGGTGATCTGGAAAATAGAATATCTATAGGTACTGCAGGTGCATTTTTAGCAAGAGACTTATTTAAAGAAAGTACACCTTACTATAAAGAGTATGATGATACTGGTTTAGTTATTTATATAACTTACCATTTTTTAAGAGAATTAAGGAGACAACTTAGTGGTGATATTGTAGAGGGGACATCTACATTCAGCCCTGAAGAAGCAGTATTTTACAACGAGTACCAAGAATGGGCTGAGGGAGTAGCTAAGGCAGGAGAACTACTACAGGCTATAGAAACTTTAGATACTTGGTTGTTAGATGAGTTGCGAGGTAACACCCATCCTACACTAAACAGAGATTACTCAGTTACGCATCCTTGGCGTAAAACACTCACAAGAGAAATACCATGGCCTTAACCCATATAACTAAACTTACAGGAGGTGTGATATCGCATCAGATTTATTAAAGGTACTTCGTGAAGTACGTGGAACGGGTGCTCCAGAGGCTGCTTATACCGATGGAATATACTGGGAACTTACACAGCAATTACTAAACGGTAATGCAGGTGTTTATGGGGATATAAAAGCAATATATGCTGCATTAGGTAGTGGTGATTTCAAAGCTGACTACTTAGACTTTATTGCTAAGTATGAAGACTTCACACCAAAGTATGATGATTTCGTAATCAAATACGCAGATGTGTTAGTTAAATGGCAAGAGACTGTTGACAATGCAACTGCTACCGCAAGTGATAGAGCAGCTACTCAGGTAGATAAGTGGGAGTCAACTGCTACTAAAATGACTGCTGATAGTTACGCTACTGAGCCGGAAGATGTCTTAGTAAAAGTATGGAGTTCTAATGGGGATGGTACGTTTAGTTCAGTTGATACTACTGAGTACAGTGCATTACATCACAAGTCTAAGGCAGAAACTGCTGAAGCTTTAGTGGCTCCGCACTACACAGCTATAGAAGCAGTTAGTGCTAATGAAGTTAATGTTAATAAAGTAGCTGATGTCACTTCAGATGTTACTACAGTAGCAGCCAGTATTGCTGACGTAAGCACAGTAGCAGCGATAGATGACGCTGTTATTTCTCTAGCAGATATCAAAATTGGATTAGATAGTCTGTATGCTGATAAAACTACACTAGATAGTTTGTATACTGATAAAGCTACTTTAGACAATGTAGCTAGTAATCTCCCAACTATTGTTGCAGTTAATGATAATGAAACTAATATAAATGATGCTGTTAATGTTACAGTGCCATTACTACTAAGTAGAATGAATATAGATAATATGGTCTATACCGATGGAAATCTTACGAAGATAGAGTATGCAGGTACCGATAATTATGAAGATTTTTCATATAATAAAGATGGAAATTTATCTACTATTAAGCATACAAAAGATGGTGTATTAGCTGGTTCTACTGCATTTAATTATGATACTGATGGAAACTTAGTATCTTCAATATTCACAGAAGCATAAGGAGATTAAATGGATGCAGTAAGTTATGCTCATAGTGCTAAACAAGCCAAGAGAATCACAGATTTAATTAGGGTAGGAGAGCTTGAACCTGCTAGTGTTGAGTTAGGTACTGAATGGTATGTACCAACAACAGGTAAAACATATAAACGTATTAATGATGGTTCTAATGATGTTTGGGTAGATATTAATAGTAGTGGAGCTAATGCTGCTATTAAACAAAGTGAAGAATTTATAGTAGGTACTGCAAGTGGTAATTACGATGGCAGCAGTTTAAACACCTTTCCTATACAAGCAGGATATTATCCTGAGTATGTACTAGTAACTCTTAACGGTAGAGTATTAGCTAAAGGGGATTTTACAGCTACTGACGGGTATACAATTGTATTATCTTCAGACGCTGCTAATACAGATATTATAGAAGTTCTTGCATTTGGTACATTTGTTATAGCAGACCACTACAGAAAGGCCGAAACTGATAATTTATTGGGAACTAAAGCAGATAAAAATGGTAGTGTGAGTGATACTTTTAAAGCGGCAATAGCTACTAGTAATGATGAAGTATTGCCTAAGGGACAGTATATATCACTAACTTCAAAATATATAAAGCCGTCTAATAATGTCTTATTTACTAAGACAGCTCCTGCTGAATTCAGCATTCCTGAGGGGTTTAAGGTTACTGTAAATGACACTATTGTAGAGGTAACTGCAGAAGCTACATTAAACTTAAATGATGATTTAGACACTGGCACTAAAACAGCCGGTACAGACTACTATGTTTATGTAAAAGCAGATAGCACCTTTTACATTAGTGCAGACAAAACTATAACAGCTGATAGACTTATTGGTGGTTTTCATTATGGTTTAACCGCTGAAGATGAAGCAAAGACTGGGAATAAAACAGATGATGATATGGTTGCTATTCGTGGTATCAATCAGTATAGTTTTTGGGACTTGAAATTTAGACCAGTAGCAAACCCAGAAGGTATGGTTTTTGTTGGTGGTCATTGGTATGATATTTATCTTTTAAATAGCGAACATATCACAAATGGAACTTCTAAAGCTGGTGCTGTTATAGCTGGTGGTGCTACAGATAACGGTCGTGGAGTTCCAAAAATACCATTGGCTTATGGTGGTGATGGAGATGTTGATTATGGAAAGTTTACTTGGTTTCAAGCTTGTGAAATTGCTAAATCACACGGTAAAGAACTTATAGACTATGCGGAATTTCCTACTATCGCCTATGGTGTTGATGAGGGCAAATCATCTGATGACTATGAAACAACTGCTGGAAAAATTGAACACTACTCTCATCTTACTTCAAAGTTTGGTATTGAACAAGCTACTGGTGCTCAACACATTTGGGGTAAAGATGTGGGAGGTAATAGAGACGAGGATTCTACATCGTGGGGATGGAGAGACAAAGCAGATGCTAGAGGTCAAATATATGCACTTAATGATAAACATATTACAGCGGTGCTTCTGGGTGCGACTCGTGGCAGTGGTGCTCATGCTGGTTCTCGTGCCTCGTATTGGAGCAGTTATGTTTGGAGCTCGAGCTGGAGCATTGGTTCTCGTTTCGCTTGTGAAGGGATATTCGAATGAGTAATATAATATGGACACAAGAAAATGTATTAAAAGAAGCTTTAAAGTACAAATTCAGAGGAGAGTTTTCGAACTTATCCAAAGTTGCGTACGAGAAAGCAAGAGAGTTCGGTATACTAGATTGTGTATGCTCCCATATGCAATCAAAACATATAAAGTATACAAAGAGTATTGTTCTAGATATAGCAAAAGAGTATTCTTCAAAAACAGAGTCTATTAAGGCAGAAAGAAAAGCTTATAGGTATGCACAAAGAAATGGATTTGTAGAAGATGTATTTTCCAATATGAGAGTAGTTAGTACTAATCATATGTTTACTGATTTCAGGTATAAGACAGGCATCTATATGTTACTAGCAAAAGATGAGATAGTGTATATAGGTAAATCACTATCGTCTGTATCTCACCGTCTTTACGCACATTACAACAATACAGATATGTTATTTGATGCTATCACAATACATGAAATAAATAATACAGCAGATATAAATGTGTTGGAAACATATTTAATAGAGAAGTTTAAACCAATTTATAATTCTGATACAAAAAGCGAATGCTCGTGTAATATAAATATAAATAATTGGGCAGTATATGTAGAAAACTCTACCGATATACCATGTCCACTTGGAACTTACATAAAGGAATTATAATGAATGAAATAAATAAAATACCATTAGTGGATATATTAAGTAAAAAATTAAATAAGCAAATAGTAATGAAAGATAATAACTATGTGGAGTTAGGTACTTTAGAGTTAGTTTCTCAAGAAGATATTAATACAGCTTTAGAAGAACAAGGAAACTTATATGTGGAAGAGTTACAGCAAACTTTTAATAAAGCTATACAAAACCACTTAGACACTAAAGCACAAAGTCTTAAATATGATGATATAAATGCTATTGGTAAATATGTAGGTTATGATAATGACTTTAGAGTTGAAGCAGAAGCACTTGGTGCTTGGGCTAGTGCTTGTTGGAAAGTTGCTGGAGAGATTGAAGCAGATGTAAAAGCTGGTAATAGAGATATGCCTACAGTTGAAGGGGTACTTGAAGAATTACCTAAATATGATGATGATGGAGGTGAGTAATGAGTTTTCCAACAAGTCCTAGTACAGGCAACAGGTACACATTAGGCAATACTCAGTATGAGTTTAATGGAGTTGCTTGGGATATAGTAGGAACAGTTAGTGGCAATGCTGTAGAAGAGATAGAAAGTAGAGTTACTGTTAACGAAATCATGATAGAAACAAATAAGAGTGGAGATGCTACTCAAACTTTCAAAGTAGCCAATGCAATTAATGCGGATGAAGCAGTAAATAAAGCTCAAGCAGTAATGAAGAATGGCGACACAATGACAGGGGCTTTAACTAATATTGAGCATACAATACAGCCAATATCAAGTGCTGATAACGGAAGATTGAATTATAAAAGAAGTGATGGCACAAAAGCTTATGATATTGCTTGGAATTATAGTAATGATACATTGATAGTTAGAAAATTTGATACAGATGGTACAACAATATTATCTAATTTTGAATTAGATGGTGGAATAGGCGTAAATCAATCTTGGATAGATGAAACAGCAAATAGAGAGGTTAGTACAACTTACACGAACTCTACAAATAAACCTATTGTGGTAAGTGTTTCAAATAACTATGGTGGTTATTTTTATGTTGATGGAAATAAAGCAGGAAGATATAAGGTATCAAATACAATTATATCTATGACAATAATAGTTCCTAGTGGAAGTACGTATAAATTTGAACAAGACGATACAGGTGGAACTGATACATTCACTTGGTTTGAATTAAAATAAAAGGAATTAAAATATGATTTACTATAAAGACACAAACAATAAACCGTTTGTATTTGAAGATAATGTAACTGATGAAATAATCACTAAAGTAGAAGCTACACATAATACTACTTTGACAAAAATCACTAAAGAAGAGTTTAATGTTATAAAGGCTCCTACATTTGAGCAATTACAATCAAAGAAGTTATCTGAAATTAAGTCTTCATACTTACAAGCTAATCAACAAGATATAGCTTATATGGATACTACATTTCAAGCAGATAGTAAGAGTCAAGCATTGATAGTATCTGTACTTAGTGCAGGAAGTGTGCCAGATGGTTTCTATTGGCTAGATATAGATAACAATCAAGTAAGTATGAGCTATGCAGATTTACAAGGCTTAAGTGGAATTATATTAGAAAGAAGTCAAAGTAACTTTACAAAGTTACAAGACTTAAAGAAACAAGTAAAAGATGCCACTACTCAAGATGACCTTGATAGTATAGTTTGGTAAAGGATAATAAATGAGTTTAATAAGAAATATAATTGAGAATGAAAGACCTGATATACATGGTACAGGTCGGTTATCTACAGTAGCTAGTAATGTGTTGCTTAGTGGTAATTTAGCATTAGAAGATTACGCAGTTACTAAGAACTTTGCTACTGTATTATATACAGGTAATGGAGATACTCAAGATATCACCACAGGTATTAGTTCAGTAGATTTTACAGTAAGTGGTAATGGTAGTGGTTATTGGTTAGATAGAGATACATTTGAAGTAAAGACTGATGCAGGAGATGTTGTAACTAATGGGGAGTGTTTAGTTAATACTAGTAAGGTGCATATTAAGAGTAGGAGTGAAGCTCATAATAATGTCGTATATGACAGTCTTAGAGGTGCAGCTAAAGAGATATACACTAATGATACAACTGCTGAAACTGGCAATACAGATAGTGTAACATCATTTAGTACTACCCAAGTAAGTATAGGTGCTGATGCACTAGTTAATGAAGATGGTACAACTTATGTCCTCTACCAAACTCTATACACTCATCTTAAATGGGGAACTACAAACCAAGATAAGAAATATGTAGAAGCATTTAATCCTGTTACTAGAGAAACTATGGTAATGTACGAGGGGTCAGGTAATGATGAACATGAGATACCACATAGTTTGGGTGTTGAATTAGACTACATGGAAGAAAAGATTTTATCAACAAATGGTAATTGGGTATCTAGAGGTCAGTCATGGCAGCAGTTATACTTGAATACTGATACGGCTAATAACACTGCCAATATACCGGAAGATGGGTGGGGGATATCTTCTACATCCATTACTGCTTATTGTAATGCCCAAGACAGTTCCTACATTCTCTACGGTAAAGCTAAATCAGAAAACTGGACTATTGTACAATATACAGGTACAGGAGCAGCAGGTAACTTTATAGAAACTAAAGATGTTTATGGAGTAGCCAGGAAACCTAGAAGAGTTATACTAAAAGTTACAAGTACTAGTGGCGACTGGATTGTATATGACAGTAAGAGACTAACAAGCTCGGAGAACATAGAATTAAATACTGATAATGCTGAACTTGTGAATAGTGGGTATAATATAACTCTCGATACTTATGGTATAACTATAAATGGTACTACAGGAGCAATAAATGCTTCAGGTGAACAATACATAGCCCTAGTAGAATTCGACACTAACTCAAATGGTGGAGATGGTTACTTCAATATGCCAACAGATGATAGTAACTTAAATCTTACAGACGGTGTATTTAGCTATACAGATGGTAAAGACTCTAATGGTTATGTAAGAAGTACAGAGAGTTTAGCTGGTACAACTACAATAGATTTTGCAGGTGTAAATGATGGTAAGCATTGGGTAGCTAGGGCTAAAGATGGTGATTATGGTTTTTATAAAGGCTTATCAAATGGGCTTTATAATAAAGAATATGCAGATGATAATAGGTTAGTATTTAATCCTGATGATGGTAAAGTATATAGTACAACTGGTGGAGAGTTAGTTACTAATGGTACTTTTGATGTTGATACTAGTGGTTGGACTGCTGTTAATGACGCAAACCTATCTATTGATAATGGTAGATTGGCAGTAAATGCTAATGATACAGATTACCCTTATGCTGTGCAAAATTTTCCTGTTGAGGTAGGAGTCTCATATAAGGTTAAATGTAATATGAGTGGTGCTTCCCCAAAGCTTAGAGTGTACACATCTAACTTTTTAGGAGAACTAGCATCAGGAGGAGAACTAGAAGTAACTGCAACAAATACTAATTTTATTATTAGGTGCTATATGTATGGCACAGGAGATGACGATACAGCATACTTTGACGCCATCTCAGTCTACAAACTAGAAGCAACACTAGACCAACCAATATCTCCAATAAGCTTCTTACCTAATCCTATTATGGTAACAAGTGAAACACCTCAGTATATTGATTATACTGAGGAATTAGCTGCTAATGTTATGGATAGCTTAGAAGTAAGTAATACTATCAAATGTAATAACTACTTAGGTAAAAATGCTTGTACAGCTTGGGTTAATTTTGATGGTACTACAACTCCGCCTACGATACGAGATAGTTTTAATGTTAGCGATGTTGTGAGGATTGCTACAGGGTTATATGAATTATATTTTAATGAAAATATGAATAATGAAAATTACTCAGTAAATGGATCGGCAAATTATATGGGAGTTAATCACCCTAGAGTTATTATGGGTATTAACAACAACTTGGATCATATTTACTTTGCATCTACTAGAATGTATGATGATACAGAGGAATTTTCTAATAATCCAGAGATTTCAATACAAGTATTTGGAGGTAAAGAATAAAAATGAAAGATTACCTTAGAAAATGTAGGATATGTGATAAAAAAGCAACCACTAGTGAAGAGCTAGAATACTTCATTAAGGATAAAGCTTCGAAGCACGGAAGAGCTAACTGCTGTATAGATTGCCGTAGAGAAGAGTATAATAAATACGACAGCGACAATAGAGAAGACAGAAACGAAAAAGCATTAAGCCTATATCACACATCTGGTTGGAAATACAATATGAAAAAGAAGTATGGAATAACTGAAGAAGATTATGACAAAATGTACAATGAGCAGAAAGGTTCTTGCAGGATTTGTGGTGTTCATTCCTCTCATCTTACTGAGAGATTATCGGTAGACCACTGCCATACAACTAAGAAAGTTAGAGGACTACTTTGCAGACATTGTAATCTAATGCTAGGTAATGCTAGTGATAGAATTGAGATACTAGAAAATGGCATTAAATACTTACAAGAAATAAAGGATAAATAATGGCATATGGTAAACTAAATGAACAAGGGCAGTTAATATCTACCAACACACAACTAGATGATAGCTTTCAAGAGCTATCACTATTTGAGATTAAAGATGAAGACGGTAATGGGACTGGTGAATACTATGAGTTCTATAATCAGGATGGTACTCCTGATGTAGACAAATGTAGTGCTAAAGCTCTAGAAGACTTAGTAACAACAGGCGAGCGCTTAGTTAAACAGTATATACAAGATGTAATAGATGCTTATAATAAAGCTTATGGAGTTAAGTTTGAGAGTGTCTATAACTGTACTATGTATAAAGATATAACTGATTATGAACATCAACAGTTTTGTATTGATGCATTAGCTTTTAATGCACTTGTATGGGCAGAGACTAGAACCATACAAAAAGATATCTTAGCAGGAAATATAGAGGTACCTACCGATGAAGAGTTTATAGCAATGTTACCTGCATATGAAGGTGTAGTGTAACATATGTTTAATATACAGCTAAAGCCTACTACTAATGATAAGTTTATATTATTAGAAGATTATTCCTATAGAGAAATAACTATACCTGCTGGGTACGAGACTAATGGCGCTGACGTACCCTGGTTAGCTACTTTAATAATACCTAGATATTTGCCTAGTAATTTGCCTATGGTAGCTATGCATGACTACCTAACAGATAGGGAAGAATATAAGTTAGCAGATGATACGTTTGAGCAAATGTTTATAGAAGCTGGCTATACATTAAGAAGAAAGTTAGCAGTTAAGTCTGTAAGACTTTATCACAAAATTAGATATGGAGTTAAATAAATGAAATACTTAAATTATATGTTTGTACTGTTTACAGTTGTGCTCAGGAGATTGGTATTCCCATTAGTTTTTATTGCTATCCCTTTTAGGAAGTATTTAAGGAATGTAGTCTACAACTACCATCTAAATAATGGTATAGTGCTAAAGAGGTTATATGAACGTAGCCCTGAGCTAAGCGAAGATGGTACAAAGTGGCTACTTAATGGAGGTACACATAGTTCTATTGTAGGCACAGTACAAAAGCGAAATATACCTAAGTTATTATATTGGGGTGTACTGCCTATGTGGTTGTTGTTGGACGATGATTCTAATGAAGATACGTACTGTAAAGGTTTTAATGAAACTATACTAAAAGGTGAACGCAAAACATGGATGCCTAAATTTATTAAGAAGAGTTTACAGAAAGATGTCGATGCTGCTTATGCTTGTGAAAATAGTTGTAATATAAAAGGCAATAGTTTTGATTTAGGCGATGAACGTGCTAAGTGTTCTCTATATGGTTTTTGGTCTGTATTTTGGTGGACATTAAGAAATCCTGCGTATAACTTTAACTATAAGTTTAATCAATTGTGTAGACCTGAACTAGCTTTTAAGGTAGTAATATTTAATAGAGTATTTGGATGGTGTGAGGACGGGGTGCTTAAGGGTGTACAAACTTACTCATGGGAATTCGGAAGATTATACAAGAAGGAGATATAATGGCAGACTTTAATAAAGCCATAGAGAAGACCTTAGTTAATGAAGGTGGGTACGTATGGGACAAAGATGATCGAGGTGGAGAGACTAACTTTGGTATATCTAAGAGAGCTTACCCTAATGTAGATATTAAGAACTTAACCGTGACTGGGGCTAAAGAGATTTACAAGAGAGACTACTGGGATAAAGTTAAAGGAGATTCTATTGAGTCACAAGTAGTGGCTGAAGAGCTGTTTGATACAGCAGTTAATATGGGTGCTAGAACAGCGTCTAAGCTCCTTCAGGGCTGCGCAGGAGTTACACCTGATGGATTCATAGGGGATAAGAGTTTGGAGGCTATAAACGCTATAGATGAAGAGCTGTTGATGCTTAGATTTAAACTAGCTAAGATTGCAAGATATGCCTATTTGGCTAAGAATAGACCTGCTAATAGAAAGTACCTATTAGGCTGGCTAAATAGAACGTTAGGAGCATAGATGGGATTTTTTGATTTTTTAGGTGGTGGTATAGTTGAGAGTGTAGGTAAGGTAGCAGATGCTTTAATCACTAGTGATGAAGAAAGAATGGAGAAGGAGAATGAGAAGCAAAAGACTGATCTAAGTTATAAGGCTGAGATGCGTAAGTCAGATGTAAGAGAAACAGAGGCTTATTTAGAAGATACTCAAAGTGCTAGGAAGATGAATAGTGATTTAGTTGTCTCTAAGGATTGGCTTGTAAGAAATACAGGAAGCTTATTAGCATGGTTTGTAATCTTAGGAACTTTTGCTTTAGATTACATGGTGGCATTCCAAGGACTTAAAGAGGTCGTAGGGGATAAAGAAGTATTGATGTTTATACTAGGTAGTATGAATACGTATACAGCAGGAGTTATAAGTTTTTACTTCGGTAGCTCAAAGACTGAGGCAGACGCTAAGCGCGCGGTAGTTAGTAAGCATTAGTGTTGACTTTACCTAGCCTTCTAGGTATACTTTCGTCACTTTAAAACAGTATAAATAAAATAGAATGGAGAGTTAATGGAAGGTGTACTATTTGGATGGTTAGGAGAAATGATTTATTCTAATGGTCATCTTACGCCTATAGCAGGGTTTATTATAGTGGCAATTGTTATGGGAGCTATTACTAAGTATTTTATCTACCCTACTCACAAGAGACTAGAGCGTATAGAAGAAGAGATGTTTCCAGATGTGATACATAACGTGGAAACTTCTTTTGAGGTTACTCAGGAAATACTCCATAATCAGAGTAAAGTTATATCAGATACTATACTGCATAACAAGACAGTATGTGATATGGATAAAGATGTATCAGATATTAAGTCGGCTGTTGGAAAGATAGAAGCAATGTTTTCAATACTCGGACTAAATACTAATAGAGGTATAAAATAATGATTTTTGATAGCAAAACGTTTCTTCCTAATAATATAGAATTCAGAGAATTATCTAGTCTGTGTATTAGTAAGTACAAAGAAGCTCAGGCATTTGCACTTGGAGAGCTTGTAAATAATCCTACGCATAAGTTTAGTAAGACCGCGAGAGAGATATTGTTGTTAAAGTATGATGTTTGGTTTAGATGGCTAGTTGAGGTAGAAGATATACTTAGACGTAGTGATAGAAACACTAACATTCACGCAGAAGTTATACGTGTAAGTAATGAATTGGAACTAGAGTATGACAAAGTACTAGAGAGTAATTCTGATATATTTGATATAAAGTATGTTGAAATATGGACTAAATCACATAAGTTTATTTATGAGTATTTTAAAGCTAAGGTAGTTAATACACCTACAAATGATATAGGTAAGTTTATGGCTGGCATCACAGATATGCTAGTAACAATTATGGATAACACTTTATTTGAGCTTCACGAGATAGATAGTCTTATAGAGGGTAACAGAGTATTTGTCAGCTTTGATGACATATGTCTTGATTACCCAGAAGTGATGGGAACGCACTCGTGTCTTTTAGCTGATAGGTTGAACGTGTACAAAGAATATTTCCCGAAGATGGGTAAAGAGGTAACTGTTAAAGACTACTCTAGAGGTAACACTTTAAAGCATAGTCTCGAGATGATTAAAGAAATAACAGAGCAGTTCTATAAAATAGGATTAGAGTTGGAAGTTGTTATATAGGGCTTTCATAGTTGTATATAGGTTGACTTTACTAAAGTAGTTGAGTATAATTCAGCAATTAAATATTTAGAGCGTTTATTAAGCTACGTACAAACTAAAGGGATATAAATATGACAGAAGAAACTACTGAAGTAGAAGACTTGCCTAAACGTAAGAAAGTACTGCAGAAAGGATGGAAGAATGCTCCTACACGTTCAGATCTTTACAACGACTATGCCAGTGCAGAGAATAGTCAAGAAGAGTTAAAGACTAAGCTATTAGAGTGGAAAGAAACCAGAGATGGTGGTCCTAAGATTAAAGTACAAGGACTTGGTAAATCTACTGCTAGACCTAAACTAGTTAGAAAACAAAACGAGTGGAAATACCCTGCGTTAGAAGACCCTTTTTTAAGCACATCTAATTTATTTAGAGTAGCTCCTGCTACATCTATGGATACAGACGCTGCTAAGCAAAATGCTAGAGTACTTAACTACCAATGGAATACTAAAGTACAGAAGACTAAGCTAGTTAATGACATTGTAAGAACTGTAGTAGATGAAGGTACAGTTATTGTAAAGACTGGGTGGGAAGCTGAGACAGTGTTCAAAGAGGTAGAAGAAGAAGTCCCTGTATATGCAAGTCCTGAAGAGTCAGTAATGATGATGCAGCAAGCAGTACAATCAGGACAAATGACCCCTGAACAAGCTCAAGCTATGCTAGAAACTGGAGAGCCTATGCAAGTAGGTACAGCTATGGAGATGGTAGAGAAAGAGGTCTTAGTAAAGAATCAACCATCTTACGAAGTGTGTGTTACAGCTAATGTAACTGTAGACCCTACTTGTGATGGAGTAGCAGCTGATGCATTGTTTGTTATACATGAATACGACACTTCATATGCTGAACTTAAGAATGAAGAGTTTGGTGTAGATGAGGATGGAGACGAGTACGGTGTTTATCATAATCTAGATTTTATCAATGATGCTGGTGAAGATACTTACGACGAACATGTGAGTGATGCTTCTAATAATTTTGAGTTTAAGGATAAGGCTAGAAAGAGACTTAGAGCTTATGAGTATTGGGGATATTGGGATATTCAAGGAGATGGTGCACTAGTTGGTATAGTGGCTACTTGGATAGGTAATACTTTGATACGCTTAGAGGAGAATCCATTCCCTCATGGCAGATTACCATTTAGTATAGCTACTTATATGCCAGTGTCTAAGAGTGTTCATGGGGAGCCTGATGCTGAATTGTTAAAAGAGAATCAAGATGCTGTAGGAAAAATGACTAGAGCTATTCATGATATAACAGCTAAGCAAGCAGTTGGACAGGAGTTTATAGATGAGAACTTCTTTCCTAGTCCTAGTCAAAAGAATAGTTATGAGAAAGGTAATACAGTTTATTATAGAACTGGTTTCAATCCTAAGACAGCGATACACAGACAAGATGTACAACAAGTAGGTAATACTCCTTTCGAGATAATTAATTGGCAGTCAGCAGACGCTAGCGAGCTTACAGGTACTAAAGCATTTGCAGGTCCTGGTGGACCTAAGATGGGTGGAGGTACTAGAGAGAGAGACTCTATGGATGCTACAGCTAAAAGAGAGCTATCTATACTAAGAAGACTTAGTGATCTGTTGTTTGTGGATATGGCTAGAATGACTATAGCTATGAATCAGGTGTTTTTATCTGAGGAAGAAGTTGTAAGGATTACTGATAAAGAGTTTGTCACGGTTAAAAGAGACGATCTTCAGGGAGACTTTGACTTAAGAGTTCAAGTGTCTACTCCAGAGAAAGATGAAGACCAAGCTAATAAGATAATGAAGTTGATGCAGACTAATGCAGCTAACATGGATCCTAGTATTGCTAAGATGCATTACGTTAAGATGGCAGAGTTGTGGAAGCTAAATGACTTAGCTGAAGCAGTAGACTCCTTTGAGCCTCAGGCTAACCCTCAACAACAACAGTTGCTGGAGTTGCAGATTGAAGAACAGAAACTTAAGAATGCATTAGCTATGAAACAGTTAGATGATTACGATAGTCGTATAGCAGAACGTGTAAGCAGAGCTACTGAGAATCAATATGATCAGCAGTTAAAATCTTCTAAAGCTGAACAGCAGTTAGCTGTAGCAGAAAAATTAAGAAGTGAAACAGATATTCTCGATGCTTCATTTATGAGGCTGCAGGATGGGACAGATAGATTAGAGAAGGTACAGGATGAAGAGTATAAAGCTAGTGTAGATATGGCTAAGCAACAGTTTCAGAAAGCTGCCTTGAATGTTCCAGCTAAGACAATTAGTGAGATTTAATTTAAATATAAAGGAGGCTTAGATGCCACAAGTTAATATGCCAGTACATCCTGCTAGACAGCAGGGCTTAGGAGCTCCACAAGAGCAAGGGAATCAAAACCCATACTATCGACCGTCTACAGCTTTAGATGGCTACAACGCAAGCTTACAGCAAGCTCAGGCTATGCAAGCACAGGCTCAAGCTGAGAAGGCAGCAGCAGAGACAGCAATCCTAAGAGGTGGCCTTGGTTCTCCAGCACAGATGGCTCCACAAGAAGCTCCTGAAGTATCCCCACAGCAAGTTCAAGCTGAGCAGATAGCTGATGGGATAATTAAGGGGCAAGTAAGTCAAGGGGATATTCAAGGACTTATACATGCTGGGCAAATAGACCCGGCTGTAGCGGATGCTGCAGTAGGTATGGCACATCAGTTTTTACAGGCCGATCAGGCTAGATTGCAACAATCACAGGGTTTAGGCGGGCTTTAATATAACTTTAAGGATTAAGTTATTATAATCCCCTTACTTATTAACACAGGCCAAATATTGACTGCCTCTAAAAGCTACAATAAAAGGAATGACTAATGACTCAATTAGCTGTAAATAAATATAACGGTGTCGCTAAAGGTGAACTAACAATTAAAGATGATAGATCAGAACCTTCTACCGCTACTGCCGCTAAACTTAGCATAGAAAGTGCTACTGGGAATAAAGTAACATTTGATTTTAGTAAGTTCAATGACTTATCTAAAGTAAATACTGTTGCAGTAGCTGATAGTGTTGCTGATGATGTAGCAGGAGTAGTGGCTGATTTAAATCTCTTACTTGCTGCCTTACGCACATCTAAAGTATTAAGTGTTTAAATAACACTTTATAATAAAATATGAGCCAAACTACTGTACGCTCTAAAACTCTGACATACCGGGCAATGTTAAGACATCCCATATTAAAGGATCAAGCAATGGATGGGGCATCATCAAACTTGAAAGAAACACTAGAAGCTATCGACGCTGCTATAGCTAGAAAGAAAGAAGCTATAAAAGCAGGAGAGGCGTTAAATCGTCTTATGAACAACCCAGACTTTAAAACAGTAATCCTTGATGGTTACATTGAAGCTGAAGCAAACAAGTTATTTAAAATCTTGACAGACCCTAGTGGTACTAGTCCGTATACCGATGATCAGGTTAAACTGAAGTTAGCGGCTATTAGTCACTTTAGAGGGTATGTAGGTACTGAGGACTTTCCTGGTACTATAAAGATTGAAGCGGAACAAGCTCCACTAGATATACTTAGTGAAGAGAATTATCGTAAAGAAGTAACAGCAATGTATGCTGAAAGTGGAGAGTAATTATGAGTGATACTATTAATAAAGATGAAGTAGAATTTGATGAAGATGTATTTGAGTCAATGTTACACGGGACGTTCGAGGCAGAGACTTCAGATACCGACGAGGTAGAGGAAGAAGGTGTTGAAGAAGATGCAGATACTGCGGAAGACTTTGACGAAGAAGACAATGAAGACCAAGAGGACACAGACCAAGAAGAGGATTCTGAGGATGATGAGGAACTTGATGAGGCTGACGACGGTGAGCTTGATGAAGACTCTGAAGACGAAGATGATGATGAGGAAGAAGACTCTCTAGTAGAAGATTATGATTCAGATGATGAAGATAGTGATGGCGAAGACGAAGATGATACAGATACTGACGAAGTAGCTGAAGAGTCTGAGGATGGTGACACTGACGAGGAATCAGAAGACGAAGCAGACACAGAAGAGACTAGCGACGGCGAAGCTCAGGACACAGACGGAGTTGATTATAAGGCCTTCTATGACGCTGTAGTGAATACAGAATTTGTTGTTAACGGAAGAAAGACTAAAGGCTTTGCAGATCCTCAGAAGATTATACAGTCACAACAGATGGCTGGTGGTTTCTCTGAGAAAATGGCAGGCTTTAAGCAGTATCGACCATTCATGGCTCCTCTGAAAGAGAGAGGTATGCTTGAAGATCAGACTAAGTTTGACTTAGCAATGAACCTTATCGATGGAGATAAGGAAGCTATCAAGAAGCACTTGCAGTCATTAGAGATTGATCCGTTAGATTTAGATATGGAGAAGATTGAGTATAGTGGTAAACCCACTGTAGCTAGTCAAGAGTCTTTAGTTATCGAAGATGTAATGGAGAGAGCTAAGGCTACAGGTATTGAAGATCGCGTTAGACAAGTAGTTGGCAAAGATTGGGATGCTGAAAGCTTCCAAGAATTTGTTTCTAATGATGCTGTACGTGAAGATTTACTTAACCACATTGAAACCGGAGCATATGATGCTGTACAGGATAAGATGTTAGAGATGAGTAGACTTGACGTAAACGGTTCGTTTGGTGCTATGAATACTATTTCAAAGTATAGAGCAGCTGTAAGAGAGTTACAAGCTGAGCAGCCAGCTGCACAACCAAGTACTCCCGTTGTAGAGCCAAAAGCCACAACTCCTAAGAAGGTTGCTAAGAAGCCTACAGTGAAAGCTGAGAAGGCTAAAATCGAGCAAGCTAGGAAGGAAGAAGAGTATAAGGCTAAAGCAGCTAAACGTGAAGCTAAGTTAACACAGCAACGTAAGAAAGCTGCTTCAATGAGTAGAAAGAAAGCTAAGGCTAAGCCTAAGCCTAAATTCGACCCATTAAAGGTAGAAGGTGAAGAGTTAGATAATCTCATGGATTTTCTTATATCAGGCGGTAGAGGGTAAGACCTCACTCCTAAAACAATAATTTTAAAGGAATTTATTAATGGCTACAAAATCATTATTTAACACAGGCGGACTTACTTCAACAGATATCGATGAGCAGTACAACGACCATTTCTGGTCAAAGGGTGCAATTCGTGAAGCTGCTAAAAAGCGTGTGTTTACACAACTTGGAGATCGTTTAACTCAGCCTAAGCACTATGGTGACGAAATTGTTAAAGAACGTCAGTTCCCAATTTTACATGAACTTAATAAGCTTGATGGTGGTGTTGATGCTACTACTGCTTCTGTTGTTCAAGCTGTATTTTATGCTTATAACACTTCAGGTGTTTTAGTTGGTACATTTGAGACTCGTGATTATGCCGATGCTGCTGCTGCAGAAGCTGATGCAGTTACTGCTGCTGATGGTGGTAAAGTACTTAATGGTACTGGTGCTATCTATGGTGGAGATGCTGACTATTCAGTTGTATCTGGTACTTTTCCTTCGTTGACTGAGGAAGGTGGAAACGTTAATGGCGTTAACACTAAGTCTGTTACTGTTAAAGGTAAAGTTAACGAGTTCGGTATGCACATGAAGTTTACTCAGAAATCTATTGATATGGATTCTAGAGTTGGTGTTCTTGCACAAAAAACTAAAGCGCTTGGTGAAGCTAAGGGCGATATCTATGAAGCTCAAGTACAGTCAGACTTAATTGCTGCTTCTGAGATTAATAGAACTTTCGCTGGTACAGCTGCTTCTTCTTTACTAACTTGTAATAGAGATGCTGTTCTTACTTTCGCTGACTTACGTCTTATGGAACAAGAACTTAAGCGTTTACTAGTGCCTCGTGATACTAAGATCATCACTGGTTCGACTAAGATTGATACTCGTGTTGTTGGTAAGTCTTATTATGCATATGTAGGTCAAGAGCTTACTCCTATGTTAGAAGATATGACACATAATGGTATTAATGTATGGGTTCCAGTTGAAGCTTACGCTGACTCAGGTGTAGTTGCTGATGGAGAGATCGGTAAGATTGGTCGTTTCCGTTTCATCGAAGTTGACAATATGCAAAAGTACCGTGGTGTCGGTGCTAATGACAGTGGTAATGACGATGCTGATGATGTTGCTGGTTACCACTCATCTAATGCAGCTGGCGGTGGTGAAATTTCTTTCGACGTATTCCCAGTATTGTTTGTTGGTTCAGACTCATTCGCAACTGTAGGTTTTGAGGGGGATTCTTCTAAGATTAAAACTGCTATGCCTAAAGCTGATGCACATAATGATCCATTTGGTAAAAATGGTTCTATGAGTATCTCTTGGTATTTCGGTACTTTGATCTATAGAGCTGAGCGTATCCGTCAAGTAGCGTGTACTGCACCAATTAGCTAGACAGGTTAGTTAGTAGCGTAAGCTACTAATTAGTTACTGTTAAGGCTCCTCTAAGGAGTCCTTAACTATAATACAACTTGATTTATGAGAGGTGTAGCAATAGCTAGAACATATGGCAATAGGTTAGTACCTACCCACAATAAAGGAACAATTTAATGAATAAAACATTTGAAGATATGACTAACGCAGAGCTTAAAGAAGCTTGTGGAGATTTTGGTTTAGAAGTAAAAGCTAAGAACCCGGCTAAGCCTAACAAGGCAGAGTACTTAGAAGCTCTTAATACATTTAAAGCTGAGCAAGATAAGATGCACGGTAAGGATGATAATGAGGAAGAAGAAAAGAAAGAGGTTAAAGAAGTAACTGATGGTTCTAAACGAAAACCTCAAAATAAGTTTCAATTGATGAAGTTAGATTTATTTAGAAAAGATAGAGTTATCATACATGATCAGCAAGAGTCTCAAACTAAAGACGAGATGATTTCAGTATCATGGGGTAACAGAGCAATTGGGGGGCAAACTGATTGGGTAGACTTAAGTGGAGAGCCTCAGTATGTTAGACGTGGTGCCTTGAATAACTTAAAGGAAGCTAATATGGTTATTCAAATGCCTAAGCCTAATGGTGGTGTACATTCAGTACATAAGAAGCGTTTCATAGTTGTTGAAGTAGATGGTTTAACTACTGAAGAGTTTGAAGACTTAAAATCTCAACAAAAGATGCGTAACAGCAAACTCGCTTAGTACTTATAGAAGTCTCCTCGGAGGCTTTTATTAATTATTAAAAAGGATTTTTATATGGCTGATATACTATGGAGTGATATAGTTGGTGCTGCTACTGTTTCTGATGGTGGGTACGTAGGAGATTTACTTAAACTTGCTAGAGCTCATATAGATGAAGCTATAAGGAATAATGAGCTCACGCAAGGAGACGCTGGTCAAATTTATACAGCAATGATACCTGCCGCATTTCAGAATGGTATAGGATTTTCTATGCAAGAGGAACTGACAGAGGCTAAGATAGCTAATGAAGAAGATAAACTCCTTACAAGCGAACAGCAACGTGCAGTATTGGTCAAGCAGGAAGCATTGTACCAGAGACAAGCAGCAGCATTTGATGATAAGAAATATCAAAATATTTTAGATACACAGATGAATGCATGGGGTATCACATTCCAAGATACCGATACAACTTTTATACCTTCACAACTCACACAGTCTGAATTCGATACTTCAATGGCAGCTGTTAGAGCAGATTACGATGTTTAATAGAGAAGAAGTACTAGGTTTCATTAATGATGTTATTGAGGACAACCACGGTAATGTTGTTACGGAAGAAACTATAGTTAGAGACAGTGGTATTGATAGCTTTGGCTTTGCAGTACTATTCCTAGAACTTGACGAAGAGTATGAGTGCTTCGATACAGAGTATGTAGATAAAATGTATAAGACACTTAGTAGTGGTGTAACTGTTAAAGAGCTTATAGATAGAGTAGAGCAATGTTCGTAGAAAGTTATACGTATCATACAGCAGACGTTAAAAGCGAACTGTTTATGCGTATAGATGGTATTGCTAGAAATAAATACATGACTTCAGAGTACCTTAAAAAGTTTCCAGATTTACTAGGTGCGGATACTGTAGGGAGTGTAGCTTTTCTATATGCTGGAGGTCCAGCTAGTCACCATAGTGATATAAGAGATATAAATGATTTATCAGATAGTGGTAGAATAGTTATTAAAGGGCAATTAGGATTTAATGCTTTTAACTTGGCTAAAAAGTTTGGGGATGTGCAGCATGTTAGTATAAATGCTAATACTTGTGCTAGTAGTATGTTCAGTCTTCACGAGGCTAAGGCACTACTTAAGGTATATGACAACGTAATAATATATGCTGAGGAACGAGTAGATAATGCTCTATTGCTGCTATTTAACCAACTAGGAGTAGATTTAGTATGTGGAGATGCTGTAGCTATGATGCATTTAACTAGTGCTAAGACTAGTAATACTATAGCTGAAATAACTGATACAGCATGGGGATGGTACCCTGATGACTCCCCTATGGGAGTTAGTAAAGAAGGGTACTTAAGCGTACTTAGTAAGATAGATTGCAGTGATGTGACTATTGTCAAACCTCATGGTACTGGGACACCTAGAAATGATGCAGAAGAAGATAGCGCTATTGCTGAGGTATTTCCTAATGTTGAGGTAGTAAAATTTAAACCTGCTATAGGGCATACACAAGGAGCTAGTGCTTTAGTGGAACTATGCATGCTGTTGGATAAGTATGAGGATAGCTTTACAGGTGTTTGTATGGCGTCAGGACTAGGAGCTATGTATGGTTGTTGTAAAGTCATTAAATGAGTATGCAATAGCATTCGCAGAAAATGTTGACACTGAAGATACGTATAAGATACTGCAGGAAGCTGTAGTAGGAAAAGAGGGTACAGCTAATTCGCGAATGCGAAAGGCCAGAATATTACGTGCAAGGATAGTAAAAGCTATAGCCGAGAATAAGCTTATATGCCTCATGTACCTGAGTAAGCCTATCGCTGCATGTATTGTAGATGATAGAAAAGGTAATATGCTTATTAATATAAATGTATTGAAAGCATACAGGTTATTGCCTAAAACTGGATTGCTTATGCACTACATTGTAAATAATGTATTTAAAGGTGAGGATGTATACTTCATGGACACCACCGGACAATTTGCTAGTGTAGGCGAATTAGTTGATGACAGTATATACAAAGTTAAACCAACTGTTGCTGCCACGTTACAAAAACTATATGGAGAAATATAATGGGAGGGCATACACTAGTAGGTAAAATATTTAATGCTATACTAGACCCTATAGATGCCTTATTAGACAGCATATTCGGTAGTACAGAAACTATGGTCGACGTCCAAATAACTAATTTACTTACTCCTGGGGAAGCAGATAACAGGGCTAGAAGACAAAGTATTAGGAACTCTCATGGAGAACTATCCGTTTACGGATCTCAATATAGAGCATTTCAAAGAAACTACAGACAGAAGTACAGTGCTAAATTTTTAACTAATCTTGGATACCTACCGTCAGATACTGCAACTACAAGGGTTCTAGATCCTGTAGCAGTTAAAGACTATGTAGCTACATATGACGACGCTATTGTCGGCGTATCCCAAACATTTATTAAGTATATGTCCGAGGAAGAAGCTGCATGGGACTGGATGGAAGATAATATAGGATGGAGTAATGCTAATAATATAGCTATTAATGATGATAAGACATGGATAGATCTAGTAGTTACTAATGATTCTACAGATATTACTATGGATTTTACTAGGGAGCCTGAAGAAACTATATATGATAATTTAACTACTAATTATTCATATGATGCAGAAGAACGTACTGTCGAACTGTTTACTGGTCCAAATACTTATGATGTAACAGGCACGACAGATAGTGGTACTACAAATATAAGAGTGACTATTGATGATACTGAATTTTATAATGAAGATATAGACGAACTTACAGATTATGTTATTACTACACCGTTAGAAGAGCCAGGCAGTTACACTATAAAAGTATATGAAACTGCTGACGACACAGAATCTCTTACATCAGAGACTACAATTGATATCATTGCTACTGCAGAACTGTATGATGTACCAGCATTGGATACTACAGATCTAGACGGTTTCTACAGGACTATAGTAGTGTTGCAAAGTGACGATACAACTTCAGTTAATATAGATACTTCTGTAGAGACAGCGTCTTGGGATATACCATCCTCTACTATAGAAAATGAAAAAATGATTGTAATGTATGATAGAGGAGAAACCGAATGGTATTACTACTCGGAAGATTTGAGTACTGTTCCTGATTCTTTGTATACATTAGCTGCTGTAGATATAACCGCAATTATTCCTCTCAAAGAAGATAACCATATTTTTAATGAGAATAGAAAAATGGAACGAATGTTAGATAAATTAAATATAACAAGAGCTTCACTGTTGCCTACATTACATAACGGGGATATAGACTCGGCCTACTTAATGACTGGGATTTATCCTCACACACAAAGTCAGGCAGGGATCAAAGCAATATTTAATATATTTGATTTAATGCTTGAAGGTAGTGGAGATGTTAGTATAGCTATGAGTAAGCTGAGTATGGTATACGCATTTACTATAGGTAAGTCTACCGTAAATGCTAAAGTGTTAAAAACGGGTACTTATAGTAACTCTACATCTAATGGTGTTAAGACTCTGATTTATCAAGCAACTTCTACACAGTATAAAAAAATAGTTATTAGCAACTACTCCCATACTTACACAATTAGTGGGCAAACTATTAGTGCAACTTTCAGTGATGCTAAAGATATCTCTAGAATGGTCTTACCGCTTACTGTATTAAACGGACTAGTGTATAAAGATTTTGTAGCAGTGTATGAGGATAGCTTAAGCTTGTTAGCATACTCTGTTGAGGTAGTAGAGATATCTTGGGAAGAGAGCGCTGCTTTTTCTGTTATATTAAAGATAGCGGCAGTAGTGGTAGCAGTATGGTCATTGGGTACGGCAATACAAGTATCTTATGCTTTATGGACTGCAGGAGCATACCTATCATTGGCTATATATGTAGCAACTACGATAGCAATAGGTATTGTAGTAAGTATAGGCGTTACTTTAGCTATGGATTTTCTTGTCAATACTCTTGGGCTTGATCCTTCTATAGCTGCACTAGTTGCAATGGCAGCTGCCTACGCAGGTGCTAAGTTTGCAAATATATCCTTTGGAAAGGAACAGTGGCTACAATTAGCTAATACTATTGTTGAAGAGGGTTCTGATATAACTAGTGAGCAAACACTAGCAGTACTTAGGGAAAGTGAAGAGTACTCCAAGGAGATGCAAGAAAAGAATGAAAGTATAATGGAGCTACTGCAAGCATTTGATACTGGTGTAGTAGGAATGTTTAATATGAGTCTTACTAAGGAGTACTCTCCCTATCAAATAGCTGAAGTTTATGTTGATAGTAAAGTAAATATTACCGATTTAGAGATGTTGCTAGATGTCAATGGGGTTGTTCGCAGTAAATTAGAATTAGAGTAAAGTATGGTATAATACAAAACTTAAAGAGGTGAAGCATGGGTAAAAGGCTAATTAACATTGACGAGAAAAATGAAGACACATTTACTAAGTACTGTAAAGGACTTGGAGAGCTGTTAGTAACTAAGAAATGTATTGAAAAAGGTAAAAAGTCTAAGAATAAGACTACTAAAAAGAGAGCAGTCTTTGCAGACAACGCTAAGAAGTGGAAACACTAATTAAATTAGAAAGGAAGTAACATGGCAGAAACAAGTAATTTATATATGGGGTACACTCCTGAGCAATGGCAGGCTTTTGGAGCTAGTGGCGGTACTGTGAATGATGGTTACCAGATAACTGGAGGATTAGGCTCTGATATTGGCAAATCATTACAAGGTCAGGGAGGGTTAACTAATGGAGAATTCTCGCTAGGTAATACAGATCCTGGTGGGTTTTCATTAAAAAGTGTTGGAGGAATAAAAGGGCTCACAGGTATAGGTAAGCTAGGCATAGGTCTAGGGCAGTTGTACTTAGGCGGACAACAACTGGGACTAGCTAAAGATCAGTTTGCCTATAATAAGATGGCAAAGGATAGAGAATATGCTGCTAATGTTGCTGAGTATAATAACTCATTAGCTAGAACTGCTGCAGTGGATAAGTTTTACGGAACTCAGTCTGCTGGAACTCCGATAAAGGCTTAATAAATGTCATTAAAAAGTAGAGCTGCTTTTAGTGGCAGTGGAGTTGTAGCACCTAATTTAGCACCTGCTATGCAAGCATTGAATAACGTTGGCAATATGCTAACTGATTACGAAAAGTCTCAAGCGTTAGCTACACAGCAAGCTATAGCGAATAAAAGAGCTGATGCTCTGTTAGGCATTCAGCAAGCACAAGAAGGTAGACAACAGTCAGCTTTTGACGAAACTCAAGCTAAGAAACAAGCTATAGCTGCTGCTGCTGGTTTGCAGACTAATGTGCTTAGTGGGCAACCAGGACAGCAACGCTTTGAAGAAGCTATGACTAGCGCAGTACCTAAGTTCGAGACACCTAAACAGCAGAAGTTTGATTACTACAAGCAATCAGATGCGATAGCTCAGTTGCCTGCAGAGCAAAGGCAGGCTGCTACAGCTAAGTTACAAGCGGACTACGCTGCTCTTGGGGATAAAGACTTGATAACTGCTAGAGATAAGTACTTTGAAGATATGGGTACTAAGTACGCTCACGTAAGTGAGGCTAGTAATTTTGATGGGCTAAAAGTCAATAAGGCTGATGCTGGTTATAAGAATAGAGTTTACAATGAATTAGTTAAGTCAGGTACAATGACACCGGCAGAGGCAATGCAGCAAGCTACTATACAAGCATCGCTGTATGCACCTGCCCCACTTACTAAGGCTCAACAAAAAGATAAAGAAGCTGCTATGAAGAGAGCTGATGAGCAATTGAAGATGGACTTAGATATTGCTAAGACTGCTACTGAGAAGATGAAAGTCACTGGTGGTAAAAGCTCTACAGGTAGTAAGTCAAGATTTGGTAAATATACAATAGAGAAAGCTGCTGATACTTTGAAGCTAGAGGACGGATGGACAGAAGACACAAGACAAAATGCTATAGACGCGGCTGAAAAACTTAGAGTTAAACACGGGCTACCTGAAGGGTTAGTTGCTGACGCGTTATTTCAAGCTGCAGAAAAAAAAGGCTGGATTAATAAAGACAAGAGTGTAGATAAAGATATTCTTGAAACATACGTATTAAATCTACAGAAGATTAAAGAGAAAATGGGGGATAACTTTAGCACAAAACTGTATAGTAAGTACGGCCCAGATTACTTAACTAAGGCCGAAGGAGCACTAGAGAAGCATGCTAAGCAGCTTCAAGCTATCACGGCAGGGTACTCACAAGCAGATGCAGGGGATACTGGACTAGCTACGTTAGAGTCACAATATGGTAGATTAGGACTACCAGTTAAGGATAATCTTAAGAGCACTAAGGAACCTATAAAAAAGACTAAAGTACCTGTAGAAGATATACCTGAAAAAGACGTCACCGTACCTCCTGTGGTTACTCAGGACATATTTAATAAGAAACAAAGCAAAAATGCTATTGATGCTTATAAGAGAAAGAGTTCTTATGATAACATTTCAGAAAGTACAGCTGCCGATGGATCTCCAATCTATACAGCCACGAGTCACGGTAGGAAAGTAGACGTGACAGACGATGTTATAGAAGAAATGCGGACTAATGAGTATAGAAATGCTGCTAAGGCTTTTGCTACTAAAAAAGGTGCAAATGGTTTAAAGAATACAACTGAAGATATGCTACAAGAAATATTAGACGAAGAGTACGGCAGACATCCTGCAGGTACTAAAGGTTCATACGCTATTGAGAAAGAGCTAGAGCGTAGAGAACTTTTAAAAAGAAAATGGCTTAAAGATAATAATAAACTTATACCAACATCTAGTGCTGTTAGAGATATTAGCCCTGCAGAGCAGGAAACTCTTAGAAAATATCTGCTAAATAACTAAAATAACTTATGGTATAATGCCCTTAATAATTTAAAAGGACATTATCCATGCCAAGAACTGATGCATTCGGTAACATAATACCAGAACCGACTATCAATATCTCCGATAGTTGGTCGTTCCTCAATACCCCTACAATACAAGATACAAAACAAGCAAGATTACAGCAACGTACAGCAGAAAAGCAAGCTAAATTATCAATGGCTAAAGATACTTTGCTTGGTATGAATGATGCAGATACAGTAGTTACCAGTAACTTAGGAACAGTACGTACTAGTACTCCAGCTGCAGGTTATAACTATGATGCTATCGAGTCTGACCATATTACTAGGGTACTTGGCCGTGATGGTAAGTACGTAGAAGCTCCAACAGCAGACCCTTTAGAAGAGATACAAGCTAGTAGGTATAAGCAACGAGTTCAGCCAGATGCTGTAGCTAGAGTGCTGGGCAAGCCTGTAAATGAGCTTACTAAGCAAGATTACATAGATGTTGCTAATCAACAACAAATACAAGCTTTAGCTGATATGGCTAATGGCAACAATGATTGGAAAGCCCCATTGATTCATGGTGTAACTAGCACTAATCTTACAGGTAAGTATGTGGATGAGTTTGGTAATAAAGTTGATGCACCTTTAAATGTCCCAATTACTAGTGCAGCCTTTGGTAAAGGTGCGTACGGGCGTACAGTAGCTTCTCTCGGAAGTGCGGATGGAACTAACACTACAGCGTTGGAAGTTAATGATCCAACACAAAATGCTTATACTAATATACCTAGTACTAAATCTAGTGGTCAAATGACTCCCGAGGAATATGCTAAGGCAGTTACAGCCGGTATAAAAGATACCCCAAGGAGTGACTCAAGTTGGTATTCTGATCTTATAAGTGGGATTGTTAAAGGTTTTACGTCTGGAGAGATGGAAACTGCTAATCTAGTAGAGGACTTAGGCAGAGCGGCAGTAGGGGCTAAAGGTGAGGGGCTGCTTACTAATGAGGCTATAGATAAAGCAAGTACAGAGATAGCTAACAAGTTCGGATATGATGAAGCTGCTGTGAGAGCTGATATGATAAAACAGAAAAAGCTAGCCAATGAAGCATTTAAAGACACATATAATCCTGTAGAATGGGATTATGATAAGATACTAGATTTAGTAGGGCATTCGTTTAGCTCATTTTCAATGACAGGTAATTCAGTAGGTGCTATGTTAGCAGCTGTAGCCGGCGGAGGCGGAGTAAAACTAGTTGCTAAAGGTCTCAGTAAAGCAGTACTAAAGAAGACTACACAAGAAGCTATTAAAAAATCTGCAGAGAGTAGAGCAATAATAGAGGCAGCAAAAGCTAAGTTAAAAGATAAAGCAGTTAGCGGTGCCGATAAGTTTGCGCTTAAAAAAGAGATAGTTAAAAACAGAAAGAATTTAGTAGCTACTGAAGCTGCTTTTAAAGCTGCTAAAGAAATGGCTACACCAGTAGCATATGGTATGGCAATTACTGAACAAGATTTAGCAGAGTTAAGAAAGAATGGGGAAGAGATTACTCCTCAAAGAATAATATCGGCTACTATTGCTAATACACTGGCTATAGCAGTTCCAGAACTAGCTGTGGCTAAGTTCCAATTAGGGTTTGCAGTTGATGCGACCGGTAAAGTATTAAAGGGCGATACACTTAAGAAGAGAGCAGCTGACGCGTTTAAAGGAGCAGTAACTGCCTATGGCACTAGTGTAGGGTTTGAAGTGCCTCAGGAAATGTTACAGCAGGGAGTGCAAGCACTAAATCAGAAATGGGGTACAAAAGAGTATGAAGGAAAGTCGCCATTAGATATAGTAAAAGAAGAGGCCAGTAATGTGCTTAGTGCTGGTGTAGCAGCTGTAGGGATGAGTTCACATATGATGGCTCCCGGTGTTGCTATTAAAACAGCTAAGATACCATTTGGTGCTAAATTGAATGATAAGTTTAAACCAAAAGATAAAGATACCCAAGTAGATATAGCTGAAGAGACTATAAAAGCTAACCCTAGTGTGAGTCCAGAAGCTATTAAGAAAGTATCCGAAAAGATGGTTAAGGTTGAAGGAGATTCGCTAGCAACACCTACTGACGCTGACTTGAAGTCTACTCCGATAGCTCCTACTGAGGTTAATAAGGAGGCACATGCAGCTGTGGCTAAGCAATTGCATGATAATGAAGGTGGTGTAGCAACTGTTGAAGAAATAACTCCTGTAAGTAAAGAGAAAGAAGACGCATTGAATGGCTCACTAAAGCAATTTGACAGTGTATATGAAGATGCATTAGGACGCCTTACTAAACCTGTTGCAGATATTACTAAAGCTAATACTATACGAGAGGAAGCTGGACTACCAATTGATGAAGCTAAGAATAAGCAGTATACAGAAGCTGTTGCTAGAGGGTCTAAGGATTTCTTAGGCTATATCATAAAAGCTAAAGATGAGGCTATTAAGCAAGGTGCTGGGCCTAATCAGATAGCAGCTATGGATGCTAAGATAGAGAGACTTGTACCTTTAGCTACAGCGTCTAATGCTAAAGAGCTTCACGCTATATTAACAGATGATAAGGTTACTAATTCAGAGAAAGTAATGAATATACTTGGTAGTTCAGCTGCGTCACTAGAGGATGTAGAGAGTGCTATTAAGCTTGAGGGCATATCTGAGAATGAGAAGAAACTACTTAAGTACAAAGCTAACGCATTAAAGAACTATAAGGAAGTTGCTGGTGAGAAGTTACTAGGAGGTGGTAGTAAACCTGGAGCGTTACAGTGGGCTGCAATGTTAGTAGAGGGTATAAAAGATAAGAAAGCTTTAGAGAATCTAAATGACTTTATTGGAGGGCAGTACGATAAGGTAAAAGCTTTTCAGAATGAAGTATCTAGATGGGATAGAGAGAACAAGATGCCTTGGACTATTGACGGGCATAAAGATGCAAGTAAGTATTCTGAAGACCCTAAGGCTATGAAAGATACTAAAAGACTATATAGGAGTGAGTATCTTAAAGACCATAAGTCAGCAGATGATGCAATAGTCAGATACGGTAATACGACTATAAGAGGTATCGCTAGTATAGACGCATTGCTAGATACCCTTAAAACTGAACATAAGAGTATGCAAGATTTAAGAGAGTTAGCTGATAGTTTTGGTAAGCCAGAAGATGGGTTCCCTGCGGGCAAGACTGAGAAGATTACCGAGGCAGATACTACTGAAAAACCTAGTGATACTAATACACAAGTAGACAGTATTAAAGAGGAAGTTGTTACCGAGACTGCTAAGCCTAAAGAGGTGTCACCAGAAGCACAGAAACCTACGGAGAAGGCAAAGAAAGAAGTTAAAGGTAAAAGTACTAAGGAAGAGCCTAAGAGAGCTCCTAGAGTAGCTAAGGAGGCTGTAGCACCTACTAATGGTGATGGAGTTATACTAGAGAATCTTAAACCTTCTGACCAGAAATGGATTAAGGCTTTTAGAAATAAAATAGCTATATATGCTAATATTACTGAAGCAAGTAAACGAAAGTTTATAAAATTAAAGGAAGAGTCTAAGAAGCCTTATAAGAAGAAGATTAATAGACGAGCAGAGGAAGTGAAAGCAGCATCTGAAATACCTATTGGAGGATCTGAGGATGCAAAAAATACAGCTGTAAAAACTGCAATGAAAAAAGATATTACTAAATCAAAGTATGAAAAATATACTAAAGAAGATATAGCTGAAGAGTCTGAAATATTTGAAAGAGAGTATGCTAGAGTTGTAAAGAAATTAGAAGCTTTTACTACAGAAAAAGAGCTTGCTGGTACTATTAAAGTTTTTAAAGATATAGATGGGCTAGTTGGCGAAGATCTATTAGCAGCATTAGTTGAAGAGCTAGTCAAGTTAGAAAGTAATGAAGTTGTAGTTAATCCTGTAATAGAAAAGACTACATCCGTTAAAATTGATACTATGAAAGCTTTAACTAACAAAAGAGAAGTTATAATAAATAAATTAAAAACAGCACCAGCAGGTATTCGTAAGATAATTATGGATAACCTTAGTAAGTGTAGTGGAGTATAGAATGGCATGTAGTATAAAGAGTATTATAAGAGAACTAGTAAGTAAGCCTACTATTAGTGAAGATAAATACCCAGAGGTGTTCAAAGACCTTAAAGAGCTTCAAGCAGTACAGCAAGAGATGGCTATACTAGCTAAAGCTATGCCTCCTAGGGAGTTGGTCACTTATAGGATAGAGAGTGATAATAGATACCAAGAGCTGCTGCAAGAGCGTGAAGATATTAATAACGCATCTAAAGAGAAGCTTGATAAGATATTCGAGAATCTAAAAGCTAAAGGCGGTAAGAAGTTTGCAGCTAAGCTGGAACTAAATACGAAGAAGCTACTAGGTTGGATTAATAACTACAAAACTGAACTTAAAGAACTTGAAGATGAATTAGATCCAGAACTATATTCTGCTAAAGAGATTACTAATACAAAGAAAGCTATTAAACGAATAACTAGTAAGATAACTGAGTATGAAGTGTTTATAGCTAAAGGTAAGAGAGACGCTACGTCAGCAAAGTCTAGAGACACTAAGGCGTTCAATACTAAAGAGAAAGAGGCATTGAAAAAAGCTGAAGCTTTAGAAGACGTTAATAGACGCATTAGAGAGCTTAAGCAAACTTACAGTGCAGGATTTTTATCTATAAATAATACTCCATCTAAGTTAAAAGCTAGGAAGGATAAGTTACTAAATTACATGAGAGCTAAACCTGTATACAACAACTTAGTAAGATTTAAAGAGGATGTGAATTCATTTACAAAGTTACTAGGAAAGGTTGAAGTAACTGATGAACATATGCCAGAGGCTAAAGAAGTTATGGAATTTCTAGAGAAAGCTATTAACTATACTACAGCAGATAAGATGTATCAAGGTATAGACTTAAGAGATTACAGCATCCCAGACGGAGCTGAAGCTTATCAGAATATATCTAGACTAATGTTTGTGGAAAATGCTGACAGGAAACTAATACTAAGACCTGAGGCAGTTACAGCTTTAGCTGCAGCTTCTACAGATTGGTTAGCTAATTCGGTTGATAGATGGAATGAAAGAACTGACGACGATGTAAACAGATTCTTTGGCATTCCTGCAGGAGCACAAGTTACAGCAGAGCAGCGTAAAAGGCTAGTTGACGTAGACACACTTACTAGTACTGCTGCTAATGCTATAGGGCAAGCTGTAGTTAAGTCTCTTGGTATTAAACCGGATTTAGATAAGTCTGACGTGTCAGAGATATTAGTTGCTAAGCTAAGCACAGAGCTAGGACTGATAGGGCTAGAGTCGATGAAAAGTGGTAAGCTACTAGACATGAATACTAAAAATGACACAGAAGTGTATGGTGAAGCTGGTAAAGGAAACAAGATAGGTATTGCTACCTTGACAAGTATTGACAAACTTAAAGCTAATCAAAGAACTAAGGTATTTGGTTCTAAAGTAAGTTTAGGTTTAGCTACTAAAGCTATTACAAAAATACTAGCTGCTGAAAGTAGCAGTAAAGGCCCTAGGTTTAGCAAAACTAGAGGAGATAAAGAAGTAATAAATCAGTCAGCTCAAGGTAAATACTTTACTACAGCACCAAAAACTCAAGAAGCTCTTAATAAGCACGAGAATGTTGAATGGAATTGGAATGATGATTTCATGACAGATTTTAATAGTATAGTAGCTGACGAAAAAGAAAAGCAGAGACTTAGAGTATTTCTAGGATGGCAAGACCCTGAGAAAGTACATAGTACTAACAGGGAGGGCGTCAACGGCAAGAATTTAGCTATAGAAGCTAACATAGATCACATGATGACTCTAGAGGCTGACATGAAGAGTACTGGTAAGACTAAGATGTTTTTCAATTACTTCTTTGGGAAGAATGGTAGATTTTATATAGACTCTAATACTTTTAACCCACAAGGTACAAAACTACATAGATTTGCTATTAATACTAAGCCTGAGGTAATAGAGACACAAGAAGATAAAGACATGATGTTATTATCTTTAGGTATGGCATTTGGTCTTGACATAGATAAGATGACTAAAGATAGCTCTATCAAAGAATGGGATAATATTAAAAGTCAAATAATTGAAATGGTTAAAGGCCATGAGAGCACATTGGATATAATGGATTTACTGTACAGTAAAGATGTTAAAGACTCTAAAGGTAAAGGTGTCACACCTCACGATCCAGAGCATGCTTTAGCTGGGATAGCCGAGCTTAGAAGATACATAGAGTATATTGAGGCTAACAATGGGGATAGTAAGGGCTTTGAGGCTAAGCTAGTGCTTGAGGTAGATGCAGTAACTTCAGGATATATACTAAAGACATTACAGATGCCACTAATTGACAATCCAGAGTACCACTTAGAAGGTGGTGGAGTATTTGTTGGAGAGATGGTAGATGGCAAACCAGCATTCAAGTACAGCTCATTTGGTGAGCAAGCAGAAGATAAAGGTACTTTAGATGCATATCAGAAGCCTGCTAAAGAGATGGGTGAACGTATGCCTAAAATAGTTAAGAAGTATAAAGGCTCTGAAGCTATAGGAAGAGCTGTAGAGCTAGCACTAGGTAGTGACCTGGGATCAGCTGAAAATATAGCAGAGATATCTAGAAAGTTTATGAAGTCTCCGTTTATGGTATTCAACTATGGTTCAGGTATTAGTAAAATTGTACAAGGGATGATTGATAGATCTATAGAGAATTTCTACGGCCTTATAGAGGATAATTCAAAAGAGGCTGCTAAGAAAGTAGAGGCAGTGATACTGTCAGCTGCTAACGGCTTTAAGTATAACGTAGAAACTAAAGATTGGGTAAATAATAAGAGCAATCTAACAGAGCTAGCTAAGTCTGAAGCACAGAGATATTTAAGTAGTAGTGCTGATGAACGTTTAGAGTTTGTGCTTAATAAGAAATTACAAGATAACTTAGAGAGTAGTATAAAAGCAAGTGTTGGTGTAGCTTTAGATGAGACGTTTAACAAAACATATGCTAAGTATATAGAAGCTGGTAGAACAATAAATGATTCATTTACAGCAATGTTTAGAATATTTAAAGTCAAGCTTGATAAAGCTGTCAAGGCTGAAGAGGAAGTACTTGAAAGACCTCTTAACTCTATAGAAGTAGACGATATAATAACTACACTTAAAGATTCTATGCCAGCTGTTAAGGTAGCTTTAGCAGAAAATGTTGACGATAAATTAATGATATTTAATGAAGAATCAAAGAACTATGAGCCAGTCACTATAGGTAAGCTAAAGGTAACAGGACAAGGCAAGTTTAGAACTAGTGCCGATAAGTTTGATAGTGCCCAGTCTAAGACTAGAGAGCTAGTAGAGTCGTATGCTTCCGGAGCAGTTATACCTATACACTTCTTGGATGGTTCGTTAATGAGTTTGTCGCTATTAGCTACAGATTCATTAGGTGTGCATGATGCTAAGATGGCTACTATAAAAGATGCTGTTACAGACGGTAAAGTATATAATAAGGCAGTTGCAGATCTTACTAATAGCTACAGTCTGACTACTGAGATATTAAGTAGCCTAGTTACAGCTATGGACTCGGCAACAGTTGAAGAGCTGCTAGAGGTAGATGGTAAGTATTTAAAAGAGGCTGAAAGCCCCGATAAGGCTAATACGGTAGCTAAGATTTATAGTGGTATGAAAGACTTGCAAAGCATCTCTGAGGAAGGCAGAGCTAAGATACTTAGCAAGCCTATCAGGTATGAGCACGTAGCTATCGAAGGTGGTCACTATGATTGGAACACTGAGGGTAAGGCATACGAGAAACAAGAAGTAAAAGCTCCTAAGAATAAGTATTGGGAAAATAGCGAAGCTGCTAGTAATGAAGTAATTCTAGGATCTTCACAAGAAGCACTTGACTCTGAAGGCAAACCTGCTATAATTGCAGATAAAATCATTATAGATGGTCTTGATAACAAATTTATAGCAGCAAACATCTCTAAAGCTGCTAATCAGATTAAAAAGTGTAACTAAAGGAACCAGATGGCATGTAAAGCAAGAGAAGCTATGGTAAAAGATATAGCTAAGAGCGTTACTAAAGAGTTGATTAAAACTAGTAAGGATGCTGACGTACGTTTAACAGGACCTCAAATTAAAGCTAAGGCTAGAGAGGCTGCTGAGAAGATAGTAGACAAAGCTAATGCTTTGGCAAGACAGACTCCAGCTATGGCTATGACAGAAGCTGTGAGAGCTAATGCAAGCACTGAAGTACCTTTATCAAAGGATAAGCAAGCTACTGTAACTATGAGCAAAGAAGTACAGTTGCTACAGGACGAATTCAATAAGAACTTTAGTAATGAGGCTTATGCTAAATTGCTTAATGCTGAGATAGCTCATGGGTATCGTAATGCTAAAGGTGAAAGCTTAGTAAAGCTAAGACCTTTGAAGCCTGTGTTAGGTAGTAAAGATATCAAAGATGAGATGACGAATGATGAAGTAGAAGAATACTTCTATGACACTGACGGTACCATGAGAAATAGTTACAATGTTAACGAAACATTGAAGCAGCTAGATAAAGCTAACTTAGGGGATAATTTCGATGAAGCGCAGAGTGCTAGATTGGATAATGTATTACAACGTATCACAACAGTAGTAGAAGAGCTACAGAATACTAATACTAAAATAAAATGGGATACACTTACAGGTAAAGAAGCTCAAGGGCAGTACAATACAGTTACAGGCGAGATACAAGTAGAAGTTGATACAGATGGTCCAGGTGCTGATTTTAGGAATAAGTTTACTATGACAAATCAAGAAGTGTATGTACATGAGTTAGTGCATGCTGCTATGGATTTTATGTTTGATGATAGTAATAGAGTAGTATCTAAAGATACAGAAACTATAGCATTAGTCGGAGCATTAAAGAAGCTATACAAAGTAGCTAGAGAACACTCTACATGGGAGTCGCTATTACCTGGCTACTCGGATGGAAGCAAGCAGTACTCCTCGTTGGAAATAGAGCAAGCTAAAGCTAAATGGAAGTATATATTTGAGAATACAGACAGACATGGTAATCCTACAGCTAATGGACTACATGAGTTCATGGCTGGTATACTGACTAATGAGATGTTCAATGAAGCTATGCAGAATATTAGTGCGTTGAGTAAAATTGATGCAGAAGCTGGTGAAAAGATACTAGACATGATACATAGACTGTTTTTAAATCTAATGGCTAAGATAGCAGGGTTTGCAACAGGTGTAAAAGATGAGTCAATATCAGATGCTGGAGCTAATTTAATATTTGATATTATGCGAGCTAATAGACATGCAGCGGATAAAACTTCAGAGAATCAAGCAGTAAAGATGTTTGATGCTACAGCGGATATTACGGCTAAAGCTTTTGACAAGGCTGATGAACATATTAAGAAGATTACAGATCCTATATTAGGTGTATTCGATAGTGCTGAGAAAATAGAAGGGCTTAGTGATAAAGAACGTGCTGAGGAAATGATAGCTTTAAGAAAGGAAGTTAAGAAGATCATAGGAGATGTATCTCCAGGCAGTAACTACTTTACTAAGATAATAAATATAATTACAATTTCTTATAAGATGACTAGAGTGTTGCCTAAGATTAATAGGGCTAAAGGATTAATAGGGCATACGGAAGAAGCTAAGAAAATAGCTGCACAGTATGCTAAAATGTATAATGATTTATTGACAGGTGTAGGATTAGCTGAGGATGGGTTTATAAGATCTGCTATAGGAGACTTTTTAGATAAGCCAGGACTGTACACTCAGTTGACTGACGCTATATTGAAGTTAACACAATCAGTAGATAATGTAAGAGAGAAGGCATATGAGAATGTACTAGGACAGGCTACAGAATTCTTTGGAGATGTTTTAATTAATAACGATAGGCTCAATGTACGTAACAATGAGGCACTTACAGACGTAGTTCTAAGAACTGATATACAATCACTAGGGTTAGATTCAAAGTCCCTTCAGGAGCTTCTACGTGATCCTAGTAAGGTAGATAATAAGATAAAAGAATTGTCTAAAGGACTAAGTGACAATGTATTAAGAGATACTAAGTCTTTAGCTAATTACATGGTAACAGGTAAAGGGTTAATAACTAATGCAAAGAATATAGTATTAGAGTTTGGTCAAGAAAGAAAGCAAGGCACTATATACAAGAAAGAAGATATCAAACAAGTAGATCAGTTAGCTAGTTATATAGCACTTAAAGAAACTAGTGACAGTGCTAAGAGTGATATGTTAGATTTTCTTAGTGGTAAAGGATATGATAATTATAAGGATACTTTAGAGAAGAAATTGCTAAGTAAGGTAAAGTTGACTAAGAAGTCAGTAATGACTAAGAAAGAGTATGTAGCACAAGTACAGGAAGGTGTTGATAAGTTTATACTATTAGCGCACGGGCTTCAGGTAGCATCTGCTAAGGAGCTTGAGGGTAACCCACATAATATTATTAAGGGATACATTAAAGAGACTTACAATAATGATATCTCTTTAGAGTTCTTTCCACTACGAGATAGAAAACAGAAAGAAAATGAAGGGTATACATTTATCAGGGAGACTGGCAAGATACCAGGTAGTACTACTAAATATGGAATGTTCCTTATAAAAAATACAAATGTAAATAGAGCTAATGGAGCGTTTGGACTGCAGGATAAGAAGTCTAGAGGTTATACACTATTAGATATTATAAATGCAGAGTCAGATGGAGTTGATGCGCTAGAGCAGCTAGATAGTATTCAGAAGGCTAAGAAGTTTAAAAAAGTATTAGCAGAGACTACCGCGCTGTATAAAGCAGATAGACTTGAAGTTAATATGCATCCTATGTACGATCAGTATGGTGATATTATAAACTTTAGAGTAACTATGGATCATGCAGAAAAGAAGAAATATTTGGAGATGGAAACTAGAGGCACACAAAATCTAGCTAGATCTTACAGTACTATGGGTACAGCAGCTGCTACAGATAGACATAATAAATCTGTAATGAATATGTTGTTTGAAGACTATGAGGCTAACTACGAGTTAAATAAAGAAGCGTATGTAGAGATTAGACCATCTGAGTTAAGTGCTGAAGCATTTGGGCTAGAGCTTAAGAATGCTGGAGAGATGGGTGTTACTAAGTATGAACAAATGTGGGCTAGACTCCCTAGAGGAACTAAAGAGTACGCTAAAGAAAAGTTTGGAAAAGGTAAAGATAGGGTTATAATTATTAAGAAAGAAATGCTTGAAGCTGCATTTGGAGATGATGATTTAACTGCTGCTAACTCTGTACTTGCTGATAAGATGTCTGTTAAGACTAGAGCTAAATTTAGAGTAATAGAAAAGTTATGGCAGGATTTAATGCAGATAGCTAAAGGAAATATAGTTATTAAGACTCCTGAGGTACTATTTGGTAACTTGGTATCTAATGCAAAGTTACTCGCATACTCGGGGGTTCATCCCATTGTAGGATTTAAGTTGTTAGTGCTAGGTGCTAAAGAATTAAAAAGGTATGAGGCTGATAAGAAAGAATTAGGTATTTTATTAAGAAACGAGCAGGCTGGTATGAAGATTAATAAATCTAGAGTAATGGAACTTACGGAGGATATTAAGAGTAATACTGTAGCACCATTAATTGATGCAGGGTTGTACCAATCTATAGTTGAGGATGTTAGTACTATACAAGATAATAATAGAGTTGCTAATTGGGCTAATGAAAAGACAGATAAGTATATAACTAATGAGACAGCTAATACTGTTATACAATATTTATTTATGACTCAGAAGACTAAGCCATTTCAACAGATGTTAAAAGCTACTCAAGTATCTGACTTTTATTTTAGATATGCACAGTATTACAATGCCATAGAGAATAAGGGACAAAGTAAAAAGCAAGCTCTTAGAGAAGCTATAGATAACTACATTAACTACGAAGCTCCTCTTAATAAATATATTAGATATGGGGATAAGATGGGACCATTTTTCTTTATTAGATATTTTACTAGAATTCAAAGAGTAGTTAAAAGAATCGTAAAGGATAACCCATCTAGAGTTGGTGCAGATGTTGCATTACAGACATTTGTTACTGGAGATACGTCAGACGTATTAGATGGTAGTATACTTGATAAAGGTATTAGTTCTTATAATCCATTCAAGATATTTGAAAGAGTGTGGGAAGTTGTAAGTCCATCAGGTGTTGAGATGGTAGCCAAGGTATTATAGTTATTATATAGTTATTCACATGTGATTGTGAATAGCTTGAGAATATGTGAATATCATGTGAATAACTTTTCATTACTACAAGAATTGTAGAAAGATGTGAATAACTTTGGGTAAGATTTATACCAGTAAATAATACTGAATTAAGATTAGTATATTAAATGAGTAGTAACAGAGTATGTTTAATAGTCTAATACACCTACCATGGGCATTTAAAGCAATTTAAGGTTAGAGAGAGATTTATTCGATATACTCTTCGTAAACTGAGTTTACTCAGGTAGAGCTGTAAGTACCTAATACAGGGACTCGTAGCTATTAAGAAACTAGTAATTATATCGAGAGTACAGTTTAACATATATCTTACGTATAAACAATACTATATGCCTAGGCTATACTTTGTATCTGTTCGAAGTGTTTGAGGCTTGTAGGTACCTTAAAATTACTCTCAGCAGTATACTAATTACTTAGTATATCGTCACAATGTATAAGATGTTCGTAAGTTAATAGTAAATAGTTCTTCTTCATTTGCTAGTATTATATATAGTATACGTAAATAGTGTATTTAAATATAACTATGATAGTTATTCACGTACATTTAGTATCTTATTCACATTTTGTTTGTAATTATTCACATAGTCTTTTAAGTAAGTACTTTGGGAAAACAGGTAGCATTAGTTAATTCAATCATAGCTCTACTACAAGCTACATAGTATAGGCGTAGCTCTTCTTCTAATTTATTTAATTGTATGTTTCTTTGTGCAGCATTTTCTATTTTTATAAGTTTAAGTTCATAAAGAGCTTTACTAGTAGATTCATTAAGGTCAGGAGCTATTTCTACTGCTGAGAATTCTAAACCTTTTGAGGAATGCGCAGTAGTTAGTGTGAGGTTACATTCGGATTTAGCACATTCTCTAGCGTATTTAGCAAGAGCATTAAGTTCCCTAGGGCTATGTATTAGTACAGTATTAAAAGCTGATTGCAACTCTGCATCTTCTTTATTCATTTTTCTTACATATGTTCCTACAGACATAAATTTCTTTTTTAATACAGGACTCTTTTCATATTCTTTTCTAAGTTTTTCAATATGTTTATATTTGAAATCTTCTATAGGTTTACCATTTCCTAGATTAGCTAATACTAAAGGAAGCTCTAAAATTGTATCAATTCTACGAGTAGTATGAAACCTAGTTAATTCTGTTTTTAGTCTAAACATTTCTTCAAGAAGTCCTGAATTATTCCTCGCTATATACCCTCTAGTTATTATAGGAGTATCTTTCGGGTACTCTCTTCCTTTAAATAAAAAGCTAGGATCTATATAAGCTCTTACGAAGTTTTCTATATCTTTAGCGATAGGAGCAGATACTCTAAAGGATTCAGTAAGATTTGCAGATATCCCTGCAGCTTCTAAGGCATTAAATGCATTTATAGTTTTGTTAAAACTATAAATATTTTGTAGAGGGTCTCCTACTGCTATTTTCTTAGGGGCTTTAATTCTTTTAAATATATCAAGTGTTAACTCTGAAATATCTCCGAATTCATCTGCCATTAATACGTCTACGCTTGGTACTGGTATAGCATTGTTTGATATAAGGATATGATAAAGTTTTAAGTAGAAACTATGCCCACAATGGATCTCTCCATTAGCCATTCTGTTTAAATTATCAAGACATAATAGCTTAACATCTGAACTTGCATCAGTATTGTTTAAATATTGTTGAATATCAATATGAGATGATAAGAAAAAATCTTCTAAGGTGTCTACTACTTCACGTCTAATGAGGTAAGGAGCGATACTAGGAACTACATTTCGTACTCCAAAGAAGCCTACTTTTAAACCTTGTTGCCGTACTACTGCGTTGTAGGCTAAGGAGTGAATTGTGGAACACTGCATATTAGTGCCTTTAAACTTCTGTGTGGCTTCCTCAGCGATTGCTTTATTGTATGCTAAGTATAAGCCTTTAGTCGGCTGCAGCTCTTTAGCTAATTCTACTAATGTGAATGTTTTTCCAGCACCAGCTACTGCTTTTACTTTTACTAGCGATACATCTTCTCTTTTTACAGTATCTATTACATGCTGTTGTTGAACTGTTCTACTCATTAGGTTTCCTTATAGTTACTATTAGTTTATCTTATATATAATAAGGACTCCCTAAGGAGTGCCTATATACCTAACGATATTTTTTTAGATTGAGATTATTAAATACCCAATTAACGAAGTGTCCTTTTAGGGCTACCTCGTTATCATGCATTTGTTTTCTAATTTTAGCATTAGCTATTAATCTATACGCTCTAGCAATCTCTGCTTTTGTAGGCTCAGCAGTGTCACTTGTTAGATTATTATCTAGTGTAGAGTCTTTATGTTTTTCAGTCATGCTGATCCTTAAAATGTTGTAGGCTGTTCAATGCCTCGTATGAGGCCCATGAAGCCTTTTTGTAAATCTATGGCACCAATAGATACCCAACGTTGGTTCGGGCCTTCTAGGGCCTTTAACTTGTTGATTAAGGTACTACATGAATCAGCTAATGTTTTAGCTTCATTCAGTAGTACTACTTCTTCTTTTGAAAGGTCTCTGTAACATTTTATCTGTTTATCCATCCTGGGGCTTCTCCTCAGGAGTAGTTGCAAGTCTTTCATCTAAGATTTTCTGTAACTCTGGTTCAGGACCAGTCCAGCCTTCAGGCTTTAATTGTTTACCAAGTTTGTCTTTAGGAGCTCCGAGTTTACTCATATTGCAATCACTTACTACTTTGAAAGCTTCTTTTATTTGAGCTACAGATAGTCCCATTTTGGCCATTTTACCGATGTTGAAAACAACACCGTCAATTGCTTTGTCTAACTCGTCCACTTCTGAGGGCATAGGCAAGTTTCTATTTTCTTTAGCCTCTTTAACTTGATTGAGGAAGCCTAGGGCCCAGTCTCGTGCTGTTACTGTAGGAGCATCTGGATCGTCAGGCATATTAAATACATCTTCATAACCTTCTACAGCTTCTTCAAGGATATAGGCAGTTTCTACGAAACTATCCATACCTTTTCCTAGTAATCCTGCTTTGTCGTTGAAGTCATAAATATCTTGTACTAAGTCATTCATTAGTCATTCCAACTTGAACATACATTAACTGCTTCTAGTAGTGTAAGAAGTTCTTGAGCATGTACTACTTCGATATCTTTAGATAATAAGTCATCAAGAATGTTATGTACTACTTTATTTGCTTTTTCTTTAAGGGTTAATGCGTTATCTGTTTCTGAAGGTACTTCAGTATCTTGTGCATGTTTAACTGCCTCTAAGTGTTCATCCCATGGTGTTACTTCCGCAAGATCAATAACACCAAGGAAAGAGCCTAAAAAATCTCTTAAACTTTCAATATCTTGAGCAGTGCTATCATTTTCTTTAAATGCCATTGCATTTCCTTTTGATTTAATCGAACAAACTATCAAATTTTTCAGCCATTGTGGCATATTTGTCTTGTTCTTTATTAGTGCAGGTACTATCTGCATCTTTTTTTTGTTCAAATACTTTGATTGGAAACCATATTAAGTAGAGACTTATTAAGGTCGAACCAGCAGTCGCTGATACAACTCCAAGTATTGAACCACCAAATATACTGTTCAGTAAAATTAACATTAATATGTCAACTCCTACGTCAGCGTATTTCCCTTTATTCCATTTTATACGTAGTATTATGAAGTTAAATAGAACGGCTAGCCCTAAGGCTATTACCATTGCTCCCATTACACCTCCTTTGAGAATAGCTTTTCAGCGTACTCCGCAAAGTTAGATCGTACAACTCGTTGAAGAGGTACTACGTGTTTGTTCACACCATTGCCTAGTATCGTAGCACAATCATTAAGTATTACACTAAGTCCATTTGTGAATTTAGTCATATTAGGATTATCTATTTGGTTGTTAGAGCCTACTAGTATTATCTTACAGTTCTTACCGAATCTGGTTAATACTTTTTGTAGGGAACTCTTAGACATCCCTTGGACTTCATCTATAATAACTACAGTGTCTGTAAATGTTCTACCGCGCATGCCGAGACCTGTAAGGGCCTCGATGTTACAGTCTTGTACTATTTTTTCCATCTGTGTTTCTACTTTTTCTTCTAGTTCTCTACCTTTCGCTTTACCGCCTTTTAGGCGATTACGAACAATAAAGTCTAAAGAATCGTAGAGGGGGTGGAAATAGATTAAGTTCTTTTCATCTGCAGAGTTATGGGTAGGTATGTAATTATCTGTCAAGTATAAGTGGTCAGAAGAGTCTAGTGTAATACACTTAACAGCTTCTACCCCGATATGCTCAATAGCGGCAATACTTAGTCTACTGTTTTCAATGTACCTGTGATTAGCTGCTTTACGCGGTATTGATGCTAAATTAAATTCACATCTCTTAATACGTACTTCGTAAGAGATATGGTTACAATTAGTTTCAATTCCTTTAATTTTAAGAGCTCCCATACGATCTCTTGTGGATACTGTAGTATACGCACCTAAAGACTTAGATACCTCCACTACATCCATAGCCAACTGGTGTGAGGATGTATAAAACATTACTTCACCAGAAGGTCTTATAGAGCCATCAGTGTCAATCAGTCCTTGTAGAAGTGCTACTCGTTGTGCAATAGATCTAAATTTAAAATCGTTAGGGATATACTTCTCATAAGATCTCTTACCTTTTAAGCCTATGCTTTCAAGTTCGTTAAGGCCTGACTTTTTAGAGTCTAGTTCGTCAATTACTGTTTCTGCTATACACACTATAGTGTCTTTTTCTTGCCTTAGCGCAATTATGTGATTAGCGTCAAGTAATGGTATATTAGTGTCTATACATAAGTATTTCATTACTTATTCTTTCTACTTTCAGCAATATCCTCTATAGCAGCAGCATCACATTCTTTTCTAGCAGTCCAGCGAGCTTTAAGTTCTTCTTTTCCCATCCAGATGTCTTTACCAGCTATTACTAATTCCATCTCATGAGGTGTTAGGAATCCTCCATAGATTTCAGTAAATGCGGAGTTGAGTTCTTTGTCTGTGAAGTCTACCTGTGCTTTAACTTCGTGTCCTTTTCCACTTGCACCGCCTGAATAGTTATGTACCATAAATTGTATATAATTTGCAATTTCTATTTCAGCACAGGATAAAGTTATTATAGTGGATACAGATGCTACAGTTCCAGATAGTTTGGCTGTGACTGTTGCTTTGCTATTTGTAATAGCTTCAATAATCATGAAACCAGAATCTACGTATCCTCCACCATTATTAATATGTAGCGTAACAGTATCTCCTGCGTAGGAATGATTAAGAATATGACATACTCTATTGTATTCAGACGGCTCTTCTATTTGGCCTGTAAGGTATATATCAGTATGTCTTCCATTTTGTAAAATAGGTACGTAATCATCCCATATTGATGTCTTTGCGGCTGGTTGTTGTAAGAATAATTCTTCCATTATTGTCTCTTTATTTTAAATTTTTTAGTATATCGTTCGCGGTAGTAGTACTTACTCTTATTTTAATAAAAGGAATTGCATTATCTATTAGTAGCTGTTCTATAACTTTATCTTTATTTTCTGCTTCTTCCAATGAATGCGCTCTTCCATATTCTTGGTAAGGGTGTTTTTCAGTGTCTCTAATTAACAGGATATTAAGATTATTATACTTATGAAATAGTTCTAATGTTAAAGTTTTAAAAGCCTTAGTCGGTATGATACTAGTGTCGTCTAAGTAGGCTAGTCCCATTATAAATGGACTATCGTGTATTACGTAGTCTACACTATCTTGTAGTCTAAATAAACGATGATGTTGTTCTCCTAGTATGTGTAGTTGATCAGATAGCCTTACAGTGTCTTTGCCATAAGTTAAGTCTTTAGCGTACTCTTGTAGTAATTCTACTTTGTATTGGTTAGACTTCATCTTACTGAATAATTCAGCAGCTGTAGTACTTTTACCTGTACCAGGACCGCCAAATAAGTTTATATTTATCATTGTGAATCCCTTGCTGTTATTACTAGCTTATGGAACCATAGAGGTCTACATTGTATTCTACAGATATTAAGTAAATTACTAGATAAAATAAAACACATTCCTTTTATAGCATTTATAGTGTTAGAGGTTATAACATAGTCATTAGAAGGCCTATTACATTTTATAGTAATAAAATCAGGTCTATTACCATCTTTATTTTTCATACCTCTAAACATTAATAAGTCCGTATCTACTACATCAGTGTAGTCTTCGTACTCAAAGGTAATTGTGAAATGTTTATTCTGTTGGCTGACCATTGGCATCACATCCTCTAAACATAATACCTACAGGTTTTAACGGTATCCCATTCTTGCTATAAGTTTCAAATTCAATCTTTAACCACTTACCGATATAGTTGTCAGCTTCCGCTGCCATTGCTAATCGTTCTTCGTTAGTGCCTTTTAGTTTTACTTTGAACATTTTACCTTCTTCAGGACTACCTACAAAAGCTTCAAAAACTGGATGATTGTTCTTGTCAATGCTATAAGCATGTACCAGGAATTCAGCATCTTTAGTTTTCTTGTATTTAAATTGAGATGTACTTCTAACATTATGCTCGTATAATCCATTAAAGTTTTTTATTACAGTACCTTCAAGACCAGCAGCCATGCATTGGTTATAGTGATTTTCTATGTCAGTCATATCATCACACTCTATGCCTGTAAGGAAGAATACATAATTATTAAACTCTGTAGCTAATTCAACATCAATCATCTTGTTATGCCTATATTCAAATTCTTCAGCTATGAGTGGGATATCGAAGATATTAAATGTAAGTTTCTTGGATAATTCTTTAGGTTTTTTAACAGCAGATGTAATATCCTGTAAGTGTTCTCCATGGATGTATAATTCTCCATTTAATTCAGTTGTGGATAGACGTTCCATAATGTCCCGTACTTCATCCTCTAAATGAGGAATAGGAGGATATACTTCACCTCCACGGCTAGTTAGGAGTAACTCATTATCTATTAACCTATATGTGGCATTTACACCATTTAGTTTAGGAGTTGAGACACATGGAAATATAACATTATTTAGCTGATCTTGAAATACTTTTACTTTCATAGGTAAGGCTACTGTTGTAGGTGCTTCCAATGAGGTAGAGTATCCAGCTTTTTGTTTCTTAGCCCAGACTGATTGAGCTTCTAAGATTGCTTGTTCTTCAGGAGAGGTTTCGTTTGCACGTCCTATGTTTTTACCTTTTGCAATAGTGGATTTAGATTGTTGTTTACCATCTAATTGTCCCCATGTGCGTGTATAGGTGTTACCTGTTATTTCCATATCGATGATCTGTGTTGCACCAGTTTTAGAAGTTTTATAAAGTCTTTCTAATTGCATAATTTGTACTCTCCACTTATTAGTTTATTTCGTGTGTCAGCGGTTGTTTCATTTAAGAATTGATTTCTAAACTTTGAAGTAGTTCTTGAGTAGTCCCAAGCATCTGTAAGAGTAACAGTACCGTCAGTATACTTAGATGCTACCGCAGTGTTATAGCTGAACAGTACTTCTCTTTCAGTTGTTTTAACCACAACATGGTTAGCATTTAAAATATCAACGGTCATGTTATTCCTTTATTTAGTAATCTAACTAGTTTTTAAAAATCTAGCTAAATCGTTTTTAATAGTACCTTTTTGGTACTGGTTAGATTTCATTTCTTGCTGGGCTACTACCTGATTACTAATATCTCTATAGTGATTAAACCAAGTTATAGTATCATTAGGTTTTATAGCTAGTGTATCTATCCCTACATCACGTAATGCTTTGTTTGCTTGGTAGTCAATAAACGCTTCACCTATTGATTTGTTATACCCAGGTATAGACCCATCTTTTAGTAGGTAATTATTCCAAGAGTACTCATCCTTAACTATTTTAGTTACTTCATTAGCAATAAATTCATAAGCAAAATCTTTATCCACTAATCCAGTACGTATCATGTCTTTAATAACATTGGCGTTAGTCGGGTAGTGGATTTCCATTTCATCTTCAGCAATTTTCTTTAACAGCATACTAAAGCCATTAATAGCATTATTGTATGCGTTGTTAATGCGAAATGTAACAAAAAAACTGAATGGAAATTTTATATGTTCTAAGAGATATGCGGCTACGACTACTTTGAAGATAGACAGCATGTTATTGCGGTCTAGCTTGTCTGCATAATCTACTTCAGATGTTAACCTGGTTTTAATTACAGGATCTGTATATACAATATCAATTACTTCAGTAGCCTTATCTCCAAACATCTCAACAAGTCCTGTAGAGTAGCTTAGTGCATGAATAGACTCATTTTGAGCAATATACTGATACAGCATTGCAAGCTCAGGGTTAGTGGTACACATAGTTAGATCATTATATATGTTAACAACTCCTGAGTCCATTAGAGATTGATACCCGTTGTTTAGTTTAAACATGCGTTGGGCTACAGCAGGTAATGATTTAAATCCTAGCGAATCCCCAGAGAAGTCAATCATCTTATCTGTCCAGAATTTACCAAATGCAGCTTCATATAAGTTTTTGTAAATAGGAAATTGCACATTATCTGAGCGTAGAAATACTCCACCCTCTTGACCACCGAATAGTGGATTAGATGCTGGCTTAGTTTCTATATTTAGTATATTACTCATGATGCACAACTTTCACATATTTCAACTTCTGAGTTCTGAGACTGTAAGTAGTAAAGTGATTTAAGGCCTTGCTCTTCTGCATAAATTATATCCTTGAAAATTTCATATGCACTATTAGTGTTAGTGATATATGTATTGATTGACTGACCTTGGTCTAATAGATATTTCTGTCGTACAGCTGCAAGGTCGTATAAAGCTTTAGTAGGAATGTCAAAGGCCAGTTCATATTTTGAACGAAGCTTTGCTAATTGTGGTACTAGCTGTTTATTAGAGTATGTCCCAGTTTTTTCAGCTATAAGCTTTAGTACTGGCTCTATTCCCTCAGTGGCTCCTATTATAATGCTAGATGTAGCAGTAGGGGCTATAGCAAATAATGTTGAAAATCTAGAAGGCCTTGTAAGATTAGTTCTATTGTAGAATGGAAAGCTACCACGTTCTACGGCTAATTTTTCTGATTCAGATGTGAATACTTTTTTTATGGATATACTGAGATCAGCCATAACTGTCAAGGCTTTTTTATCTGAGAACTTAATGTTATTGTTAGCGAAGTGGTAGGCTAGGTTGTTCATTCCTATACCTATTGCCCTGTAATTTCGATTAAACATTTCGCCGTCTTTAACTGGGTAGTATTGCCAGTCTATGAGGTTATCAGAAGCACGTAGTAAGCAATAAGCTGATTTGCTTTTCTCTTCTTCAGACATGCTGTCCCATTTAGCAACATTAATACTGGATAGATTACATAAAGCTAAAAGCCCTGCCTCATACGTAGTATTTGTAGTGTACTGTTGGGTACTTAGGTCCATTGATAGTATGTCTTCTGTATGTGCTGCTGCTTTAGTAGGCAAGTGTATTTCTTGACAAAGATTAGATTGGTGAATCTTAGCATTAAATGGAGATTGTTCATTTGAATTCTCGTCAAAGAAGACATAGAGGTTGCCCGTTTCTGCTCTAATTTTAGCTACTATGTATGCTAAATCACTAGCAGGTACAGTAGTTTCACCTTTTCCTTCTTTTTCTAATCGTTCGTACTCTTTGTCGAATTCTACACCATAGAGATTTAATAGGGAAGAGGCTTCTTTTGGATCAAATAAAGTTATATCTTTTCCTTCTTGAATTCTACGTAAGAATATTCTATTAATCTTAATAGAGTATTGTAGTTTACGTGCTCGTTTAGATTCGTTACCTCCTTCGTCTTTTAATTCTAGTAGCTCGAATACGTCTGCGTGCCACCATTGAAATGTTACTACGCAGGCACCAGGTCTAGCACCTAGTTGATTGTATAGAGTTATAGCACTTTCAACGAATTGGATAGTAGGAGTAGGTCCAGAGGACTTACCGGCTTTACCGACTTGAGATGCTCGCATTCGTAGAGAGGATACGTCTACTGCGTTGCCTCCTCCATGTCTAGAATATTGCCCAATATCACTAACTACTTTATTAATAGATTCAGTGTTATCTGCCATTTGATGCAAACAGCATGATGCCATTTGTGCATCATTAGTTAAGCTGTTGAGCCATTTGGACGTAGCCTCTGTGTACACAAATGTAAACAAGTCGTTATACCTTTGCAGGATGTAGTCTACTCTAACTGCTTTATCTTCGTATAGAAATCCTTGGATAGCTAATCTCATGAAGCCATGTTGTAATAGTTCTACTGGTTGACTATTAATTTTAAAGCTATACTTATCGAAGAATAAGTTTAAACCTAGGTAAGTAGAATCAAGATCTCTCTCTGGTACTATAGCGTTACCCAGTATATGTATTTCATCTTCAGACAGTATATCAAATATATTAATAATCTTATTATTACTTATCAGCGTTTGTAGTACATCTTTATAGTTTGGGTACTGATTTCTACGCATATTATACATATCTTTATACATTTTTTGCAAATACAGCCTTTTAGCCACATCATCGTACTGAGGAGTTATCTGTGAAGTCATATTAGATACTGTATCTATAACTTCATCTACTAATACAGAAATTGGCATTCTGTTATAGATTTTTATTGTTAATGCATCAGAGATAGCATCTGCAAGGATAGAGTTATTCTCGCAGGCCCATAATAGCACATTGTACATTTTCATGTAGTCGTAAGGCTCAGCAGTCCCATCACGCTTTATAATTAGATGGCTTTTATTGTCTACGAGTTCTACCATTATTATCCTTTTTAATATTATTTTTTTATTGTTATCCGGCTGTAGCAGCTAAAGCACTTACATAGTTGATTAACGCATCTAGTAGGTCTATTCCACTTTGACCATTCAATGTCATTAAAATTAGTAACGGTATCCCACCTATTAGGCGAGATCCACTAACATTAATGTTTTCCATTATGCTTTGTCTGCTTCTAGTAGTTCAGCACGCACACTTGTTACATTCTTTTTAATCTCTCCTAAAGTTTTACGAATACGTGCTGATTCAGCTTTAGTTGGTTTATTTTCATATTTTTCGATTTGCCCTAAGACAGTAATTAGTAATTCTTTAGTTTGATTTAATTTGTTCATTTAGATTCCTTGTTATTTGTTTAATTTAAAAGACCATAACTACACGTTGTAATAACTTGTAGTAGAGGGCCAGGGTTTAACTAGTATTAAGGCTATTTGCCATAATGATACTAGAGTCCAGGTGTGACCTGGTGTATAGTAGTAGTATAGACCAAAAACTAAACTGGAGTTACGGTTGTTGCTTGATGCAGCATCTATTACTGCCCCAGGCTTTACGTCCTAGACGTACTCCGATGGTTTTATAATGACCTATTTAGTGTCTGTGTCAAGACCTAGTACCCATTACTGACGCATTAGTCCTCGTCTGTAGTCTGATTTGCTACGCTGGTTCAGTACTAACAAGACCTTATGACACTTGGCACTAGACTAGACTTACAGCTTTCTTCTTAGTGCATGCTAGTACTTAGCTAGGCTCCAGGGAAGCCTGATTTAGCTTTAGTTGCACCAGGAAAACCTGACTTAGCAGCAGTAGTAGGATTAGCTGCAGGAGTAGCTCCACCACCACTACCAGATTGTTGAGCTTTTTTCCAAGCTGCTACGGCGTCTTCAGTTACACCATCTTCGTATTTAATTTCAGATGCAAATGCCTCGTCTTTAGCGAGACGTTCTCCGATATTTTCTCCTGTAAGGACTTCTGAGCCAGATGCTCCGTCGGATACTCTGTAGAAGCGACGTACAGATACGTTTTCTTGAATAGCACCTTTGTACATTCTGTAAGAGATTTGAATCCAAGCTTTTACGGCTACATCATTTAATTCTGGAATACAATTAAGTTCTTTAGCACCTTTTTTAAAAGTTACTGTAGTTGGTTCTGGATCTGATAGTTCTTCTTCACCGATTACAGCTGCTAATGCTTCTAAGATCTTATAGCCGAATGTAGGCTGTCCGTTGATACCTAAGATATTGTTACCGTAAGACATACATTTATCGAAGAAGTAGTTTACTTGTACTGCTCCATTAGTAGTATTAACTACCTCTGCATGTTTTAATGTTAAGTCATAAATACCTGATTTAGTAATATAACCACTGCCGCCTTCTTGTTGTACTGATTCTTGCTTGACCGTTAAAAATGCCATTATTATTCCTTGTTTGTTTTATTTTGTTATTTATTGTTAGAGTTGAAACTCTTGTGCTTCTACTTTTGAAGCTGTTAATTTAGCGATATGCTCGTTAATGTCATATTGCTCGCTGTCTAATGAATCTTCCAAATCAGATAGAGTTGTTCTGCATGGGAATTTCATAGACTTTTGATGAATGATAAATTTACCAGTTTTCTTTTCAATGAAAATGGCCTCATTAGTACGTTATATTCAGTAAGAGTCGTTACATCTTACCCGCGGCATTACCCGCAGCTATATATCACTATATAGACTAGACTATATCTTATACTATTGTAGGTATATTTCCTACTATAAGTCCTTTATACTTGCCTTTTGTTATAGGCCTTATTGTCATTTACTACATATAGAACTTAATTTAGTATTTTCCTGTTTCCACCCACTTGAGTGTACTCCGATGTCTCGGATAGTCGTTGAACCCGTACCTACACGGTACTCGGCTGCTGATTGTCTTATAAGTATAAATTGTTAAACATTCATACACTGCTTTCGCGTGTGTTGTAGTTTTATACCCTTCAAGAGATTCCAGCAATTAAGGAAATTATCGTAGTGGTAACTACGCAGCTATTTTATTAACCGACATCCATGACCCAGCTTTACCGAATTGTCCAGTTGCCGGAATAATATGACGAGCTGTATCTGCATCAAATACTGTGTGAGCTACAATTATTACATTTACACCATTGGCTATTAGAACATCTTCGATGTATGCATTTAGATTTAGAGTGTCTCTATTATTATTCTTATGAATATCAAAACCTTTAAAGGCGTTGTCATTAAATGCTTGCATTGTGCTATAAAATTGAGTTACAGTGTCTAAAACAACAGTATCGGGTAATTTACCAAAGCGTTCTTTGTATGCTCCAAGTTTCTCATTAATAGTATCAATTAAAGCATCAATACCGTGGTACTCTGTAATGTTTACATGAGGTACAGAAAACCCGTATTCTTTTCTATCAAAGTTTATTACTAGTGCATTGTGAATTTTAGCAGCTAAGGTAGACTTACCTGTATTCTCAAAACCACTGATTAATAGTTTTATTGCCATATTGGCTCCTTTAATCGGTAACTAGCCGATTTAATTGTTTGATTTGATGAGAGTTTAAAGACATCCTCGTGGTCATAGTTTATATATCTTTATACAGTTACCTGCTACAGGCTGTATCAATACGCTGATACCAAATTCAAGTGTTATCACTTTTGTATCATTACCCTCTATAGACTCGTATACTGTAAGTCTGTCACGTCTAGAATCACCAAATTGTATTGTAGCAGGCTCTTTTCGTATATCTCTAATTTTTTGCTCTAGCGTATAAATACGTGCTGTCAGTTCAGTAATATGTGTTTCTAGCTCTGCTTTAGTTGCCATAGTATTAATCCTAAATATTTTTAATTAAGCTGGCATCTTGAGATACAGCTACTAGATTAGTTATTTCTGCTAGATTAAAATTGCTAGATGATTGTGTGGTTTTAATATCAAGTGTTGTTAGATGTTTAATGACCTCTTTTAATTGATGTTCTACAGATTTGTTTTGTATAGATTTTTCTATTGTGTCTAGTCTGTTTATTATTGTCTTACCTTCAGAGCGTTGTTCTAAAGGTACAAAGTTGGTAGGCAATATTAGTGTAGAGACAGCTCCTCCTATTACAACACTTACTAAGTAAGCTACTCCATCATGTACTAAGTAGACACCGTCTCCATCAGGATAGCTGGTGTTTACATTTATAACCGAGGGGTCAATAGTAAGAATTTCTTTATTTGTGCATTCGATAAACATTATTCTGGTACCGGTATATTGTTCTTTTTGAGCCTGTAATCACATGCCAAAAGATATTGGATATCAGGATAGTTATTAAAGCACTGTACAGAATCTGCTATTAAATGTAAGATGCCTTCTATGAAGTTATAAGCTTGGTCATCAAACGGTGCTGTAAAGTTTTTAGTGCGTACTGGTAATGTCTTAGTAGGCTGCACTACATAGCATAGCTCTACTTGAGATACTTTGATACCTTGTTGGTGCAAGATATAAGCATAAGTATAGGCTTGCAGTTTATAGGCGTAGGAGAATGTTGACGGCATTTTAGATGCTGTCTTGTAGTCTCTTACTGTTAATTGTCCTACTGGATTATTAATATCATCATTTGGAGCTGTGGACGTGATAGCATCGTAAGTTCCCCCGACAAATATGCCAGGGAGTAGCTCATGGTAAATAAAGTTCTCAGTAGCTATAGTATTAGCACTTAGTACAAAATCTTTGATTAGCATTTCTGCCATATTATGCCATAAGCCTCTAATCTTAGAAGTGTCGTAGTCTTCATTGCCTTTATAAACATTTATGAAGGCTTCTACTGCTTCTGCCAATTCTTGACTATTGTGAGGTGTTTTGGCAATGAGTGCATTTGCTACTACTTCGGCACAGGCATGTACGCATGTCCCTAGTACTGTTGAAGTACTACCAGTGAACTTTTTAGGTGCTCCTAAGAGGTTCTCACGGTACCATGTAGTCTTGTCACTAAAGAATTTATCTACGCCTGATGGGCTTATTTTAAATGCTTCTTTAGGTATGTGGTCTGCACCGTCATAATATTTAAATAACTCTTTATAATTTATTGTAGTCATTACCATGTCTCCTTCCATTATCTGCAAATATGTAATGTAATATAGTTGTTATTTTATATATAACAAAATTATACCATAATGCTAAGTTCATTTCGTTTCCTTTTTTGGTAGTTTTTCTTGAACTGCTCTCACGTATAGTTCTACTCTAGGATTATCTTTATCGTAGTCACCTACGTAGTAAGCTTCCTTTTTGCAGAACTTTACGTTGTCATTTTGTATAAGCCCATATTTTTCAAATGCATCATTAGCATGTTTACTAGCAAGACCACACACATTTCCTAGGTCAGATACTTTGCTTTTATAGTGATATATAATTGCAAGTTCATACGGACCTGTTATAGTCTCGGCTTTTTGAGCTTTAAGGTCGGTTAAGATGTAGTCTGTGAACCATTTCTTTACCTCGTTTTTAATGAAGGGATGAGCATTTCTATACCAGTTCATACCTACTAGGAATGTTTTGTCTGCTTTAGTCTTAAAGCATTGTGTGTAGTACACAGGCATTACTATATGTATGAAAGTGTCTTTATCTACTGCTTTAGGCTTTGGCTTAGTGCAGGACATAGGCTACCTTAGCGCTAGTGTAACACATGGTACAATCATTACAAGATTTTCTGTTAGGCTGTACTCCTACAGGACAGACATGTATACCTTGTCGTTTAGCTTCAAAGATATCTTCTTGGTTAATTACATAGGAGTTTACTCCAGGACGCTCTCTATTATTGAGGCCTATATTATCTGCTGATATGCGTAGGGCAACATTAGGTAATGACGATAAGCTATGGCAGTAGGCAGTACGCGTAGTAGCTACTATCGCAGCATTTATGGCAGGTATCTTATCAGACCTAGTTGGTAACCAAAAAATAGTATTGGGACATAGCCTGCATACTTCAGCTATTTTAGTAGCCAGCTCAGGAGTTTCTATATCTCCGGAGTCAAACCATCTGAAGTAATCGCATTTGGATACTTCCTTTACCATGTCATCTACCCAATTGTTGCGATGGTAGTCTAGTTTGTTATGTTCTCGTAGATTTTTTACGGAAGGAAAGTGATACATTCCTTTTTTAGCATAACAGCTTTTACATATCTCTGCATCGGATGAACCTGGGCAGGAACTGCCTGCAGGTAGTGACCAGCTTTTAACACGTTTACCTGTTATCTTCATTTTAGATGTACTGCTTAGTTTAATCATTAAGATCCTTTATATGTGGATTAGCGTTCATTTAACGTACCTCTACGACGTAAACGTTGTAGTAGTAGTAAAAGTGTTGCTGTGATATTAAAAAGGCCTCATAGAGGCTCTTAGCGTTAATAGTGGCTATAACTACATTAGTAAAATCTAGGATATTATATTGGTACATTATAGTGCCAGTACTGCAAAGCCTGTAGGAAGCTCTGCTATTAGCTCTAAGCCTTTCACGATTGAAAGTACAGGTGTAGATAATTCTGATAGTGTAAATTCATCATACTCATCAGTTATTGTTACTACTACTAATTCGTCGTCGTTGTGTTTATTAAGTAAATCTTTTAGTTCTTTTACTGTCATATATGCTCCTTTGTGTAGTTTAAATTGCTGAGAACAATGATGCTTTTACGATATCTCTAGATTTAGGTACGTCAAGAAAATCATTGATGTCATACATTAAATCCATTATATACTCTCTTGATGCACCTAGTTGTTTGGCTTTCTCTATTGCTGCCATTGATGTTTTCCATCTATCTCCTTCTTGTGCATCATACGCAAACTGGAAGGTAGCGTAGGGGGATGCTAATGCTGCTTTAGCTAAAGCAGGAGTAGTACTAGTCAATGCATATTCTTCTTGCTGTTTAGCTACTGCTACTCTTGCTATTTGTAAGGCATTGTCAGTATTTAATTTAGTACCATTAGTTACTGATAGTACTTGCCTACCTTTGTAGCCAAATATTACTTGACTCATAGCTAGTCTATCTATCTTGCCCATTCCTAAAGAAGTAGCTACTGCTTGTAAGTAGAATTTCCATTCATCTCTTGTTATTAGCATTTCTTTGTCTAGCTCTACTAATACTCTATATTTATATTGCTTTGAAGGGTCTGATGTCCTACCTATATGATGATTTATGTTAGATAGTATGCTGTGCATTTCAGTGTCTGAGATGGTTGTCACATCTACGTCAAACCATAACCATGTACATCCGCCTACTATGTTATTTACTCCACGAACTCTGCCTGTTGCATTAGGATGCTTTTCTTTATTGTACGTAGCATTAAATGCTTCTTTAAATTGAAAGTTGCTAAATCCTACATCGTTACTCAGTAGGTTAGCCAAGTCTTTAAATGGTACTTTATGGTATTCAAATCCTGTAACGCAGTTAAAGGCTACATTAGCTTTAAGACGTGTAATCATATCTGGGTTAGCTTTAGATGCTATTGCTTCTTGTAGTGCGTCATTGTTTACATGTATTAAGCTTACTCCATGTTGCATTTAGTTTCCTTAGGTTAGGCTAATTCATCTACTTCTATATCTTGTACGGCTGATTCATAAAAATGTATATACCCTTCTGAGTATTCGTATTTATTGATATCATCGTATGACTTTGCTAAATCTATTAGTTCTAGCATTTTATTTTTAGCTAAGCCATTCCCTTTTACAAATCCCATTTTACGAAGTTTGTGAATTGATATGTTTGCATAGCCATTTTCTGCAATAGATGCCATGTAGTCTGCAAATAGCTCATAAGGTTCTTTTGCAAGCTCTGTCTCGAATAACTCTAAGTCCATAGAGAATATTTCTGTGAAGTTTACTGCATCTACATAATGACGTAATTCTATAGTAGTATCGTTCTCTAAAATTGCTAAAGCACCTGCAAGTTTTAATGCTTTCCACTGCATGTGTTGGCGGTGTAGTATAGACATTGGGTGTTGTTTAGACATGGTATCGGCTAATAGTTCATTGTACCCTTTATATACTTCGAACAAATCTTCTACTTCTGAAGTTACTTTAAGGGGAGAATTGCTTGTAGCATCTACTAGACCTGTTAGCCAAGGTTCTAGGCTTTCCATAGCTTTAAAAGAAGCCTCTTTAGCTTGGCGTTTAGCTTCTTGAAATTCTTCTATTGAATTATATTTAATTCTTTCAGGTGTTTCTTGTGAAAAACTGAAATAAGATCTTCTTGATAATTTAGTAGAGAATTCCTCTTTGAATTTATTTTTAACAACTTCATCGAAGATGATGTTATCAGGAGATCCAAACATTAACCCTGAGAAGGGTAAGTTCATTATAGGTGCTACTTGTTGTGTATCGTCTTTTACTGTTTTGGCAGGTATATAACCAGAGTCATAGCCTATCGCTAGTGCTACAATATTTTCTGCTATATCTTTATTGCTTTGCAGCTCTGAGCCTAGTTCAGATACTTGGATATATCCAGCTCCTAGCGTACCTTCTTCTAAGGAGGCTAGGTGTTTCATTTGACCTGGTAAAGTACCAATACCTGAGAATAAGTCTCTGGGTTTAGAGTAGTATTTACGCCAGTCACTAGGTTTTTTACCATCTGCTTCAGCATCTTCTACGGCTTTTACTTTGGCATAGTCTTCACGATATTTGTTTATTTTTTTATATCCTGGTTCAAGGGCTTTACGAATCATCTGCATAGATGAGTCTTTGCCTATACCAGAACCGGCTATAATAAATGATATTGTATTTACAGGTATATTAGATTTTTCCCATGAAATAGGTTTACGTAAGTTACTAGCAAATACCATAAGCTCTGTCATAATCATTAATGCTTTCATTTTAGTTGGAGCATTAGTGGCTACTGTATCCATGCCTACTTTAAGGATGGCAGGATATTCGTCTTTAAAGCAGCCAGCTTCTAAGAGTCTTTTTTCAAACATTTCTACCATTTTAATTCCTTATTTATTCTCTATTAAGATTCCCAGAATAGCTATCTCTAAGATAGCATCTGCATCTCCCTTTCCTGCTTGGTTTGTTAACATTACTATTTTTTCCATTAAAGTTTTTTCTGATGATTCAGATACTACTTTAAGACTTTTATCTATGATAGGATTTAGTTTAGTTAATATTTCTTTTTTTGTCATGTTGCGCAATCCTCTAGGTGGGCTCTAATTAAAGATTGAGATACTGTATTGCGTGATACTTCTCCATAATTTTTATGAAGAGTAATAGACTTCATGGATTGGTTGCTGCGATAGCCTTGACCTGCATGCCATGCATCTTTAGCGGTCAATGTGTTGAATGTCTCTACTATACAGTTAGTAAATTCTTTTACTGATTGATGGTGGACATGTCCTGTATCAATTATGTTATCGTTAGGCTTTTTATCCTAACTTCTATTAGTTGTTTGATTTTGTAAAGCTAACCAATATAAAAGTTGTTTATTACCTTTGCTTTGATTACAATAAGAACAAGAGATTGTGAGATTATCGAGTTCATGCTTACCACCTTTTGAGAGAGGTTCGATATGATCTATATGATAAGACTCTTCGCACATAGCACCACAATAGGTATACTGCTTTAACTGTGCTTTAGTCCATTTCGATAATTCTGAAGGAGTTAATTTAGAAGTCTGTAGTAATTCACGTCTCTTATGTTTAGCATTTTTAGCATACATATTCACTTTATCCCTGTTATTTTCATTCCAGAGCTTATCAATAAATTTACCGCCATTATGATAACGTTCTCGTTTCTTAGCATTAATTTCTTCACGCTTAGCTTCTCTACGAGCTTTATCATATGCTTTCTTTTCTTCTTTATGTTTATTGTTATATTCTTTATTACGTATATATACTTTATTTTTATTTTTAGATAAGTATTCTTTTTCGTATTTAGATTTGCAAAATTTACATTGGCTATTATATCCAGTTTTCTTTTGCTTATCTTTTGAAAATAACTTTAACTCTTTCTCTTCTTTACATTTAGTACAAGTTTTTATTTAGCATCCTTTAACTTTAAATAGTATTGTAGGATGAATATGCCTAAACTTTACTTAATCTTTCTAATAGTTCGGCGTACGTTTTCACCTCTGACAATGTCAGTAAGGTGCTGAGGACTCTTGGTAGGATTATATTCTGTGAACAGTTTCACCTACTACGCTCTGCCCCTGACTAAATTGTTACACTTAGCCTTCGGTTCAAGTAGACATTTCAGTCGTCCTTGCTTAATTCCTCAGTAATAATAAAGTGCATTTCTACACTACACGGCATAATCTACCAATAACGGTTATCAGAATCTGACCATAGGTCTTTACAATCTACAGACATGATTTCACCTAGTTTTTCAGCTTTAGCTGTATGACCATGGGTAATGCCTATTAGGTTTTTACCAAACTTATGGTACATGAACATTGAGGGAGTGTCGTGTACAATAACTCGTGGGTCGTTACGAAACCAAGCTTTAATGAAACTAGTTACGTAAAGACTTGTATGAGTATTGTGATTACCTATTGCAGATCTCCAATGGACTACATTATGTTTAGTTAGAGCTTTTTCAATTAAAGAAATAGTGATATCTAAACCTGCTTGAATTATTTTAGCAAATCTACTGTCTACGTCTACACGTGTACCTGCAGTTGTTGTATTGTTTTGAGAATCCATATGATAAAAGTCTCCTACATCAATAATAAAAGCTTCTTCAGAAGGATGTGCTTGATCAACTAATAAGTTAATTGCTGCTAGTAAATCTGCTACACATTTATCAGTATCGTAATCCTCACCTGCCTCTTTTCCCCAACTTAGCATACCGATGTGTGCATCTCCTATAGAGTAAATACTCATAGTGTCGGCATCTATTTTGACAGGGCTATTAATAATCTTAGAAGCTAATACTCTATCAGATGACACAAAGTCTTCTATAGCATTTTTAAAGGCTTCTAATTCAGCTGCTTTTGATTTATCTTCTTGTACCCATTGAGACTTTACGTTACCGTCTGGGTCGTAATGTGTTGATACTTTTTTAATGGCCATAGTAGCATGTTGAGGGACTGCGTTTAGTGAAGTTTTAGTTTTATTTAGTCTAGCACTAAGTGTTTGTCTAGATACATTAAATGTGGCAGCTATTGATGATATAGCTTCTCCTGATCTATGCAATACTAGAATCTCTTCCCAGTTTTCGTTTAAGATTTTTTTAGTATTTTTGTTTTTACTCATTGTGTTCCTTTAGTTTGGTATGGAGGTACTACGTAATTAGCCATAAAACTAAAAGTTGTAGTATATCGTAATTTGTGTTTACTTTATAATTAAGTCTAAGTATTTACTAGGAGTAGCTTCTTTTACTGCTTGAGCAAGCCAGCGCATTTGAAAGTAAGCTGCCCCTGAATCTCGTAGTGTGAGGTAATTTTTAAGAGAACGTAAGTTCATATTAAATACTAAATCTACTTTCCAATTATCAGTAACAATCCATTTGAAACTGTCTCCTGCGTTGCGCTTGTCTTTGCCGTTTGCTAAGGTTTCAAATATAGCAGCAGTATCGCTATTATCTTGTAAACTAGTAATAAACAAAGTATTGCTTTTAGATAGAGATAGTTCATAGAATCTTTTAGGAGTTATGGTTTGTATTTGGTAGAATAGTTTATTCCATAATTGTTTAATTTCAAGAGTAGCTGCTACATTAGTTATTACTAAAAAGTTTAGTTGTAATAATTTATCTTCAAACCATTTATAATTATTTGATAATGATGCAGCTATAAAAGCATTTAGTATTGGAGTCATTGTGTAACGAGTGGATTGTACAGTTAATGATTGAATACGATGTCTTGCATGTTCTTGTAATACTCCTCTAGGAGCTCCTTTTATTAGAAATGTTAGATTGATTAACTCTAGTACTGAATGATGGTGGTGTACCCAAGCCAGAGAATTTAGCAAGTCTGCTGAAGGTATTTCTTTTAAGAGTGTTTGTAGAACTTCATTTGGTAACTCTGAAATTGTTTCTTGATTTTTAATAATATCATTTTCACTTTTATCGAAGCTGTTATATGCTGTACGCCCAGCAAGTTCTGCTGAGCCTAGTCCTGTTTCTTGAAGTAGATATACTTTTGGTTTTTGGTATGTAATACCTGCTATTGTCTCTGTATGCATTGTTATTCCTGTATTAAGTTTAATGGCACCCATACCATGAATTATCAATAGTGTATGTATTACCTTTTTTATCTCTAGCTTTGGAGTAACCTCCTATGAGGACTTCTCCAGTATACTCACATTTCATTCCTAGATGGTCTGATACTTTTTTATAAGTAGTTTGCAGGATGTCTGCTATCTCATGTATTTTGTCATTGCGTACTATGAGGTCTACTTCATCGTAGATGCAGGCTTCTTGTTTAAAGTGTATACCATTTACTAATCCTCTACGTTTAGTTTCCTCATGGAAGAATACGAGGTAGTGCTTCATAGCTTCTGCACCCATTCCTTGTAGTTGAGAGTTAAGGGTAGCATGAGCGTGACGTATAGGTACTCTACGGCCACCAAGCATAGTTACATAGCCATCTTGTTGAGCTTGAGCTGTAAGGTCTGCTATGAGCTCTTTAAGGCCTATTGTAGAGGCAATTAGGTCTCTTTGTACTTTAGCTCCAAAGAGAGCTTGTACTACAAGATGTTTGTTGAATGGTACTAATGCGTCTTTTTTAATTGGATAGAACTCTTTACCATCTACTTCAATTATTCTACGTTTTAATTTTTTCTCCATAGCTTTAAATTCTTTGTCGGTGTAATCTGCAAAGAAGCCATGTTTAAGTAGTGTGTACCCTGTAAGGGTAGGTGAAGATCCGTATAAAACATTATCTTCGTATAGGTGTGTTAGACCTATACCGTTCTCTTATGAACTGCTATATGTTTCCATATAGATGAGACTATATCATATACCTGTTAAGGTATCGAACTGCTTCGGGCTACTTAGCCCTACTCTACTAACTCAGCTTCCTGGTTTTCGATAGTCGTTGCACTTTCTTTAATATTTAAGTAGGCTTTATGCGCCTTTTTGGCTTGTTGGGTTTTTAATTCAATAATGTCTTACTATAATTAAAGCTTAGCTCAGGATTGTCTACAACATTACTTGTTTAGAGTTTCCCTGAATTCAATTCGTTTTACTTGGGCTTTTAAAGTCTCAATATGTAATTTTACTAATATATCATTTTTATATTTTCATCTATTAGCAGTGTTACATTTTGCAACTATGGAAAGTTAACCCAAACCATAAGGGTTTTGCGTCGTTGCGGCTTATATTACAGGCTTTAGCATTTAAAGAATGCAGGTCAGTACCTTTGTCTTTATCGCCAGAGGCGATAATACTAGCTAAGCGTCCGTTGTCGTAGGGGTATAGCATTTCAGCTAAGTTTACATTCTCCTGACCAGAAAAATCTGTTTAAGTTCCAACAAAGGACCAGGATTCTTTTCTGGCTTTGTTGGATAACTCCTTTATAAGACGTTCTGGTACTGTAGGATTAGTTAAAATATTACGATACTGTTGGTCTGTTATTTTCATGAAATTCCTTTACAGTGTTACACATTAGTTGTGAGCAATTAATTGTACGTAGTTCAGTATTTCCGCCGTGTGTAAGGATATTTTTTCCCATGTACTTATGCTCTTTTGTATGTAGAAGTAATAGTTTTTCTATATCATAAGCATCTTCACCGTTAATGAACCAATGCTCTTGTAGTATCTCAACTATATTTCCATCTTTTATGTCTTTACAATATCGTGCCTCTACTCCTATTTTAGTTATACCTATTTTGTATACGCACTTATTGACTTTTACTAAATATAAAGCCGCAGGGGCATTTTTATATAATGACCTATTCCAGCCTCTTTTAATAGAGGCACATTCAGGGCAGCCTTTACCTTGGAGATGATTATTAGGAGTAATAGCGAAATTACCATGGTACTTACAGGTTACATTTAATTTTTTATTAGCTCGTTCGTAGCTGCTATCATTATAAATATAAGTACCCTTATGCATAATTTCTGCTTTTTTAATAAATTCTGAGGTAGTAGTAGTTTTTCCTTTAGTTACCTTTTTAAACCCCCTGCATGTTCTGCATAATGGGTTCTCTATTAACTTACTGTCTATCCTCATTTCTTCTTCTAAATTGCATTTAGTACACCTGCCCAATACAAAATGGCGGTTACGCGTACCTACTTTTTTTAATCCCAAATCTTTTACTATTTCCATTTATAATCCTTTTGTAATGTAGTGGCAGTATACTGTTTTATACTTAAAGTAATATTATGCGGATTTTTATGGGCAATTACTTGCACTAGTAAGCCCTTGAAAGTGGCTAATACATGGTATTTTTAAAAAACAGCAAAGAGAACTCTCTATGAGTTAGGCATACTTAGTAAGCTCCGCATATAGCTCATCACTAATATGGTAGTAAGTAGGAGCTCTAAATAGTTCTCTAAATTCTCTCTGAGAGGGAATTTGAGCTAGATTAGGACTTGAGCTAGTGAACCTACCTGTAACTGTTCCACAGGTATCCACTCTACCGTGGATACAATTAGTAGTTTCATTGTAATGATTTATTAGGGAACCATCTGCTCCACCGACTTGTGATTGATCTTTGGCTACTTTTAAGTAACGCTTTAAGAGTTTTCCTGCTGGATGTTCCATATGTTCTAATGAATCTACATCAACCTTCACGCCTCCTTTAGGAGTGTAGTAAGGGAATCTATAACCATAATCTTCTTCCATCCACTTACGTATGTGATTACGAGAACCAGGGTTGAAAGGTGTGAACTTAATTGGTTGATAGTCTCCGTAGCGAGTTACTATTATAGTACGCATAGGTTTGTCGAACCATTTATAAGTTTTAGCTGATTTCATTTTAAACTTACCATTTTTTAGGTATTTACTGTTAGGTATTTTATAAGGGCTTAAGGGCATATATATCCTTTATAGTAATTTTGTAAAGTAGAATATAATTATACCAAAATTATTAATTAACTTTGCTTGCCATTGTAGCAGTTATTTCTACTAGGTTTGCTGAGATTTCTTGTGCTTTAGTTATATTTTCTAATATATTGACGTCTATTGTTGCTATAATCTCATACGATTCTTTTAAAATATTTTCTATTACTGTATATTTTTTATTTTTAGGTAATGTTGATTTTATATGTTCTACGTATAGTGTACCTGAAGTTACATCTCCATCATAAATAGTAGTTGAAATATTTCTCCTGGAAGATAATAATGTATTATATATACGAGGTATTGTAATATTATATTTAACATAAAAAGGCAATTTATTATTACCTATTATTTTTATAAAAGGTTCTAATATAGTGTTAAAACGGTGAAACTCTATAGTACTTGAGTACTGAAATATGTCTACAATAGTAGTAAACGAAGGTAAAGGCTGCGTAGTACAGTAATAATATAATAATTTTTTTTGAGTATTATACATTTTATTAAAAATAAATGCAGGTAACGACTTACTTCCATTATATAATTTCAATACTTTTGTAAGGCATTTATATGTGAATTCTATAGGGATGATATGTTCAGCAGTAATATCACCATATTCGCATATAGTGTCTAAGGTACTTGTAAGTTCTCTAGCTAGAAATTCTTTAGCTTTGAGGGTCTTAGCATTATCTATTTCTTGCATCTTTATTGTGTATTGAAAGTAATCCATTATAGTCCTTTATACCATTGTTATATTAGTGCCTGGGGAGCGTACTGGATTATTCTCTGTACAGATCCAGTATTTAGTTACATGCCTCATTACAGGATAGTCGTTAAATACATCATCTATATCTGAATAGTTATCACTAAATGACATATAGATAACTTTTGATAAATCTTTTATTTTAGCATTTTGGATATGCTTAAAAACACAGGTATGGCTAGTTCCACCAGAGGTGTACCTAGTTGCGAGTGCCTTAGTAAATTCAGGTGAACTAGCAATATCGTAATCATCTTCGATATCAAACTCATGTGCTATTTCGGTATCATGTATAAGTACTTTTAAATATGAGATACGTTTTGATTCAGACTCTATTAGGTAAAGTAGTTTTTGTAGATCTTGAGTACTCATAGAACCACTATGGTCCACTGATAGTATGATAGCTATCTTATCGTCGATGAATTGTTTTTTAGGGGCTTTATAGATCTTTCTATAGGTGTTGTTTAAGTTAGCCCATGAAGTAGAGTAGTCATGTGTTTTATAGTAGACTTGACGTTTGAATGCTGCTTTTATCTTTTTGAACCAACCCGTTTCTACTTTAATTGAATCAAATAGCTTTTCGAAGAGCTCCCCAGCTTTAGTACCTTTAGTGTTAGTTGTAATAATGTCTTGTAGGGATTCTGATAAGTCTGATAAAGCATTATCCATGTCGTCTGCTGCTGTGCTGCATTTACCTTCTTTAGAGCTACCACTTTTTTGTGTACCAGAGGATGCTTCATATGGCTCAGTTGGCTGAATAGACTCTTTACCGTCCATTGATATTTTTGATAACATGTCTGATAGTTGTTCTTTAGTTATAGGGTTATTTTTCTTTAGTAAGTCTTTTAAAATATCTATATCTGATAATTGATTTTTATGATAATCTTTATTATACATACCAATAGCTTCGATTACAGTCCATTGGGATTTTAATGAAGACGCTAGAAATAAATCTTTAAGACTATAATTAATTGCATGATCTTCTGCAATATTAATTAAGTCGTGAGAAAATGCTATGTCTCCTGCTATACGTTCCATCATAGTATTGTAGGAATGAGTTATATGTTTTCTTAAAATGTGTTGTACTTCGTGTAAATACACAAACGCATAGAATACATTATGTCTATCTAAATGACGTTCAATGGCCTTTAAGTCTTTTTCATTATGGTATATAAATGTGAAGTATACTTTAGTAGTATTTCCTATTTTAGTATAAGCTGAAAAATATTGCATGAATGACGTTAATTCTTTAGTCAAAGTTGGTAAAGGTTTATAGGATTTTTCTAAGGATACCTCTATAGGTAGCTTTAAAAAGAGCCCAGTACTTAATGAAGCTGTTTTGTTTTTACCTACTAGGAGGTTAGTATTTTTAGCCACTTCTTTGTAGATGTGATTTTCAGCTAATGTGATAAATTCTTGTTCAGTCATTTGATTGCCTTTAGTAGTTGTTAAGTATGGTCTTTAATGTATGCTTGAATGTATAGGTCTTTATGAGGACCTAGATAATTTGCGTGAGTTTGCTCCACTTTCGCTAAGTTTTGTTTAATAGTAAATAGCATTTGGATTCCTGTAGAATCTTCAGCAAGTCGCATGACTCGCTGATAATAGATATCCCAAGGCCCAGGTTCAATCGGTACTGCCGTTAATGTTGTTGTTTCTACACTCATTTTATAGTCCTTATAATAAGTATTACTAGTTATTTGAAAGGTCACACCAGCCATACTTCGTTGTAAGCGCTTTAAATTTTAAGTTATTCTTGTGTTTAAGTTTACGACATTTTTTTATAATCAGTTTTTTAATATATAGGTATTCCTTAGCGGGAAGATTACTATATCTGCATTGTATTGCCATACTAAATAATGTGGCTATATCTATCGGTTTATCAGTTTCTAATACTGCAAGCATTACTGTATAGTTAAATTTATTCATATTGTAATTTCCTAGTTCATGTTGTTCATAAATATTGTAGTAGAACAATTTCTCACTAGATTAGATTTAGCTATTTTGTAGTACAACCTTTTAGCTAGTTTAGAATTTTTTAATTGGTTGGGAGATTTAAGTAATTCGATACTAAATTGTTCAAATTGTTGTGCCGATAAATTGCTATCTGGGTTGTTAATTAATTCTCGCATTACAATTAGTTGAAATTCATCCATTGTATACCTTTGAGTATTTAATGAATAAATTCACTAGCTAATTGAAATAGTCTGTCATGTTCTTTGAATGATAATGTTTCTAGTAATTCTATATCTTTTTTAGAAATATTTTTATAAGATGATATATCAAAGTCTGCTTTTAAAAGTTTTTCAATAATAGCTACTAAGCCATTAGATAATGTATTGCCTTCTTCTTTTATTAAGAACTTATTGTAGAGTTCTCCTACTATGAATCCTATAAAGTTAGATGAACCAATGTTTGAATCTATTAGTTGCATTACATATTCAGCATCTTCTATAGTGTCTACGTAATTGATAATGTAGGCATACAGGATTTGATCAATAGGTTTTAGTTGTTCTATATTAACAGGTTGTTTAGCTTGAATTTTAGATGTGAAGTCAATGGCTTCTACATATGCAATATGTTTAGATAATTCATTAGCTGCTGCTAAGGATACTTTTTGTTTAGCTAGAAATATTGTATTTTCTTTAATGAAGTCTAAGTCGTATAGAGAGAATTCATTTGCTAAGTGTGTCCAAGATCTTGGAGTAGCGAATTGTTCTATCATTGTAGATTCAGCTTCTTGCGCATATGTTGGATGTACTTTTAAAAAAGAACTAATGTAAAAATGTAGTTTATTGCCAAAAGTTTCAAACCAATAGTCAAAATCAAATGGTACCGGTAAGATGCCTAGGCGGTCTTTAATTGGAGAGTCGATACCTGAGAAGCCTGCTTCGTCAGAGTCGTTCATAGCTCCCATGATGGCTACTTTAGGATCTAGTTTGTATGATCCTAACTTACGTTCTCCTAGTAGACCGTAGAGGTATGGAGCTACTGCCATGTTTACACGATGTAAGTCATCTATAAATAAGATACAGCCATTTTTGTCTTGAGCAGAAGCTAAACGGTTTACTGTCTCAATGATCTGGGGTACAGACCATTTAGTAGCTTGAGAATTTTTTGTGTTAGTAGTTGAATAAGTATCCATATGATTAGCATCAATGAAGTCTGGAATCGCGTATATTCAGTACAAGGCGTTAACTTGTACCCGCAGCATTACCTGCAGCTAGTACTCTCGTACTAGGCTAGACTATATCTTCAGCTTTGTTTTTTAACTTTCTAGAGTTTGAAAATTTCTGTGTTTACCATTGTACTTCCTTAAATTAGATAAGTAAGTATACTGATAAACCTGTTAAAGTTAATTTAAAGCTGTCCCCCATTTCCACTCACTTGAGTGTACGAGCTTGTGCTCTAGTCGTTGAACCTTCTCCTGTACGGAGCTTGGCTGCTGATTGTCTCTATCATTTATTTGTCAAACCTTCAGTATCTGCTTTCGTGATACTTGTGGTATAAATGCTTATCAAGAGTTCCCAGCAATTAAAGGGATTTGCGTATACACATTACTGTGTATAGGGGCTATAACTAGTTAAGGTTTGTCTGTACTATTTAAAACTATCGTTTGTTTATTATCATCATAATAAATAGTAGTGTGTATGCCTTAGTAGTAGTTAACCCGATAATTCTTCCGTACTGATTTCAGGAATTGAAATTTGTAACAAGTTCATATTAAGATCTTTAGCAATGGCATACATACTTTGAGTCTTACCAATTCCTGGAGCACCTGCAATACAGATACCTCCTCCGATATCCGCTCCTGTAAGTTGGCCTTTAATGTTTGTTTCAAGTATTTTAGTTGTTACGTCATTCATATTTTTCCTTTAGTTTAATGTGTTAAGTGTATTTTGTATTTCTTTTACGCTATTTGCTTTTGATATTATTAAATCATGCATTGAGGCAGGAATACTTTTAAGCATTTTATCTGCAAGTATTTTATAGTTAATATTATTTGTAAGAGTATAAGCTGTCATAAGTGCAGAAGCATCAGTAAGTCTTCTTTGATTTACTCTATTATTTTCTATTAGATGTGCATGAGAACAATTAGGGATGTCTGAAGAGTAAGTTTCTATAGAATCTGGAGTCGTAATTGCAGCTAAAATTTGAGAAGATCCACGGGATATACAAATTGCTTCATCTGCATGTAAGTCGTAAGTAACCATGTCTTCAGTAGTTATATGAGTTGGCATAAGTAGTGTTAGCATAGCTTTAGTATGTACTGGTGTATTATCTAAAATAATAGCATAAAATTTATTTCTAATATGCACATCTTCAGTAGTATGAGTTGTTTTAAGAAATGCTTCATTTACTTTTTGTACTAGTACTTTAGCTTCTGTACGTAGAAAAGGTTTTGTTATATTATTTTTAAATACTGATAATGAGAAAGTATCCATATTAACTTTGTACTTATTAAATTTATTATTAGAGACTGAATTAGCTTTACGCCATATATTTTTGTAATAATTACTGAAAAAGATAAGATCTTCTTTAGGTAATTTTGTTATATTAAGCAATGCTATTGTTGGTATTTTTTTCATAGCATAAGATATAGGGCAGGCATGGTAAGTTGTATTATAATATTTACCACTACCCCCTTTAAAGCGCATAGCTTTAAGTAATGTTAATTGAGAAACTGTAAGATTGTTTAAATCATTATCAGTGAGACTGGTTAAGAATTTTCCTAATCCCCCATATGCTGTACTTTCGTCATCTGCTTTTTTAAGTACTTCTAAGTAATATGTGTAATTTTCGGTTTTTATTATAGTTAGTAATTCTTCTGAATTCATTTTAATCCTTTATTAGTATAAGTAAACATCCATTAATATAGGTATTTAAGTATATTAATTACCGTACACCAATGTACGGTAATAGCTTACTTGCAAGTAGCAAATGATTAGGTAAGCGTACTGCTATTTATAAACGGCCTAATACCGCAACCTACTGGTTATTTATATATTCTTCCTTGGTAAAGAATAGTATTATCAGATTGAACTGTAGGAGTGTTATAAGCCTTTTGGCGAGCAATTGTAGCTATTCTAGCATGTATTGATGCTGTAAGGTTTGGATTTGTATTGCGTTGTAAGCCTGCAGCTGATACCCATTTTGCTAGTACTCCTGTAGATATGTTAAATTCTTTAGCTATTTTAGAACCACTTTTATTAGTATTTCTCCAAGTGCTTAGTGCTGCGTTTTTTAAGGCTAGTGGGTAAGCCACTCCGTTTCTAATTCTTTTCATAGTATTCCTTTAATTTTCTTTTGGTGTAAATTTACATGTGACATCTTCTGAGTAGTACCCGTTTGATTCTCCATACCATCTCCAGTCTAGATATCCTTTTGATGTCTTAAGAGTGTAGAAGGTAGCTGTTAGGCTACTGCAGTACTCTGGCAGGTCTACTTCACCCATATCGTCCTTACAGATTACTTTTTCAATTAAGTCTATAGCTGTAGCTCCGATATGCTTTTGCACGTTTCCGTCTACTTGTTCTATTTCTACTGTTTCGCAGCAGTCTTGATCATGATATTGTTCTAGTTTAGTGCCATCTGTAAAGTATATAGTAATTTCTTCTGAACCTTTCTCAAGGCCCTTTATATCTTTTATTCTTCTCATAAAGAGTACAGGATTAGATGTTGTCATTATAGCTCTAATAGTATAGGTTTGTTTTTTAGAGTGTAGTGCTCGTCTAAGACTGATGCACATACATTAGTAAGGTTATTCGCGGTGGAGATGTTATAAGCTTCGTGTATGTGTCCACTTATATGGCATTTTAAGGTACCTACAAGCTCTTGTTTTCTTTTAGTGAGTGATTGACTCCCTACATGAGGATCACGGTTGTAGAAGCGGTTAATGAGGTCGTGACAGCCATAGGCTGGCCCATGTGTTATTAAGACGTTAGTTGTATCTGGAATATTGTCCCAAATTTTTGATAGTTCTAGTTCATCTTCCATGAATGCCCAATTACAAAATTCATTTGAGTAGTTACTGCCATAAAATTCTACATTGTTTATTGTGATAGTTTTATGATGCAAGTAAATGACATTAGGGTACATTAATAGTAGCTCTTGTAATTGTTCTGGATTTTGTTCTAGCTGAAGTTCATGGTTGCCTGCTATGAATAATAAGTTAGCATAAGGTTGTTCAGAGAACCAAGCTAGAAAGTCTTGAGTTTCAGATAGACCTAGGTCTTTTCCTTTGGTAAAATCCCCTGCATGTATTAGTACATCTGCTGGGTATTTGGATAAATCTAATTCTCTATGTTTTCCATGGGTATCGCTTATTGCGCAAATTGTTAATGACATTATAGGCCTTTTTTAGTAAAGATGCTTTTAATTCTAATAGAATATCTTTAGTAGAACGATTTGTTAACCATCCATATTTTATTAAATTAGCTTCGTATATTTTAATTCTTGCTATTTTTGATCGTTGTTTTCTGCCTGTGGCAAGTTCAGTTTTAGTTGTAGTAACTGCTTTGGCTACTATATCAAGATCTCTCTTGTCATGTAATAATAATATATCTAATTTTTCAAGTCTTACAATAGTGCAGTCCCCTTTAGGACATACGCTCATATAAGATCGAATATCTTTAATGTCTGTTCCATACACACTTTTAGGAAACATATTGTAGTAATTAGATTCTAATATAGCTATATCATGGTCTGAGTCTTCATTGTAGTATCCAGTAGCTCTGCTGCCAAATTCTATACCGCCTGCAAATAGTAATTGTGACATTGTAGGGGATGCTTGTGGAAGAAAAAAATCAGTAGTATCTCCAAAGTCTAAGTCTGGATTAAATGGCATTACTATCCTTTAATGTTTAGTATAGGGATTACTCTATCTATTATTTCTACTAAATTTGATTGCAGTTTCATTACTTCGAAAATATTTTTATAAGCTTTAGGAGCTTCGTCTAACATAGCATCCGTGTGGTTAGTAATTAATTTATAGAGATTTTAGTATATATAATAAAGAATAATACTCGTTAATACGTCCATACAACTATACTAGTATAATTCTATAGATGTATTTATTAAGGTATTCCCACACTTACATCA